TAAACTCAGGTTTGACATTCAATGCCACTAGTGGTAACTTAACTTCGCCTGCAGGTCTAGTAAGCACAACTCATTGGGGAGCATTAGCAGCTACTACTGCAAATGTAAGCTCAGGCGCAGCCAGTACCAGCACAACAACTGGTGCACTGGTAGTCACAGGTGGTGTAGGTATAGCTGGAAATTTATGGGCAGAAAATTCATTTGGTAACTTAATGGTGTCACGCCGATTTATTAAATCGCCATACCCAATAGTAGCACCCACTCCAATTATCAATAAAGGAACAGGGCTTCTTACTTCAATAGGAGCAAGTATTTCTTTAGGAATTACTCTTTATCATATCGCAGTTGACCCTACTGGTAGATTTCTTTATGCACCTATTGCAGGAGGCACTACTGTCGGTCAATATAGCATCGATCAATCCACTGGCGCATTAACCAGTATTGCTGCTGCTGTAGCAGCCGGGAATAGCCCTCGTGGTGTAACAGTAGATCCTACTGGTAGATTTGCATATGTCGGCAATTACACTGATGGTACGGTAAGTCAATTCAGTATTAATCAATCTACTGGTGAATTAACCAGTATTACTACAGCTATTGCAACAGGAACTTCTCCGCAGAGTTTAGCAACTGATCCTACTGGTAGATTTGTTTATGTATGCGCTGGCGCCGGTGTTTACCAATATAGCATTAATCAATCAACTGGTGAATTAACTCTCATCGGATCAGTTTCATCAAGTTTGGCTTTTTCAATAGCAGCTGATCCTACTGGTAGATTTGTTTATGTTGTACGAAGTGCAGGCACAGGAGCAATAGAAGTATACAGTATTAATCAGTCTACCGGCGCATTAACAATTGTAGGATCTGCTACATCTATTGCTAATGGTCCGAGTGGTGTAGCAATAGACCCCAGTGGTAGATTTGTTTATGTTATTAGTCAGACTGGAAACGTAGTAAATGAATATAGCATTGATCAAAATACGGGAGCTGTTACTCTTATTGGCACAGTAGCGACTGGAAATTCGCCGCAAAGAATTGCAATCAGCCCCAACGGTCTATATGCCTATGTTACTAATAATAATGATTCTAACATACAGCAATATAGTATTAATCAAAGCACCGGTGTATTAACTAGCTTAGGAACAGTTACAGTTGCATCGTATGTGTCAAGCGTTGCAACAGATCCTACAGGTAGATTTGTTTACGCCTCCACTATCTCAAGCTTATATTCATTTTTAGTAAACAATTTATCTGCTGGTGGTGCGACTATTGCCGGCACATTAACGTTAGGCGCTTCAAGTATATCAGCAAACGGATATTCTAGATTGCCGAATGGTCTTTTAATGCAGTGGGGTAATTTCCTCGCAAATTCAACCACAGCTTCCGTAAATTTTCCAACAACCTTTACGGCGCTGTATAGTGCGCAAGCATCTGCTGTAAATAGCACATACAGTTCAACACATACTGCGCAGATTACAGCGATTAACACTAGCGCTATTACAGTTAGAACAGGTAACGTTGCAAATAGCACAGTGTATTGGTCAGCAATAGGGATATAAAATTCGACGGAAAATCAATTGCAGTTACAAACAGTAGATCTAGCTTTATTGAGAAATGCAGAATGAAAAACTTTTTTAGAATGGCTTGAAACACATTATAGAAGAGTAAAGCCTATTTGGAGAAATTGGTATCACTCTGCTGGATTAATAGTAACGCAATAGATGACATATCTAACTGAAAATCAGTTTAGATGGACGATGGTCTTTCAAAAAAACACATAAATACTGATATACATGAGGATTTTATGTGAGCTATCCTATCTGGATTACATCTGCTGGCGACTTGGGCACTGTGCGAGAAGCAGAATTCTATGAGCTAGTGCTGGAAGCATATAATGAAAATGATGGATATGGCGCAGTTGCAGTCGTAGAATCAACTGCCGACTATCTGCCGTATAATAAAGAAACTGTCGGTGTCATAACTAATGTCAGACTTGTTAAGAATGGATCAGGTTATTCTTCAGATTTTGTAAATGTATATGCTGACGGAGGTTCAGAATTTGCTGGACAAGGCGTAGTAAACGGAGGAGTAATTACACAAGTAAACATAATTAACGGTGGCTATGGTCATTCGACATTTCAATCAACTTTAATATTTGATCGTGGACTAGAATTTTCGCACCTTAGCGGAACATTACCCCCTGGCTTATATGTAACTAAGTTAGGTACTCTGCGTGGAACGCCAATTATAACAAATCCTGATCAAAAAACTTTTGAATTTGCTATTCGAGCCAAGAATCCCATCACAAAAAAAGTAGCAGATAGAACATTTACTATGTCGGTTGGTACTATTGTTCCACCTACTATCGTGCAAAATCAATCGTATCTAGGTAACTATTTTGATGGCACGTATTTTCATTTTCAACTACATTCATTGGAAGTAAATCCTGAGGCTAAATTAGAATGGTCTATATCAGATGGCGAATTGCCTACTGGATTAACTCTGAGTAATGATGGAATTATATCTGGCTATATTATGCCGTTAATTGATGAGGGACTTTCCAACAACATAAATTACAGCGTGGCTCCTTATGACAATATTGGATACGATACTATAGGTCAGTATCGCAACGGTCAATATACTTTCACTGTGCGAGTTAATGACGGCATATCTTCAGCTACCCAACAGTATAGCATGCGAATTACTGCTAAAGGAAAATGGTCAGCAGATACCAACCTAGACTTGGTGAATAATAGCATAATCAATATATATGATCTTGAAGGAACTGAATTATCATCAGATGCAAGCAATGTCTACATACCTATTGTTACTACGCCACCGCAATCTTTGCCTACTATACGCAGCGGCAGTGATTATGCATTCAAATTCGATGCATATGATCCAGAAGATCAAGTGCTAAATTATGAAATTAGTAGTTTTGTAACATCTGGCTATGATCAAGACGGCACAGAAGAATACAGTGAAACTGTCGCCTATGACATTCTAAGTTTTCCATCGACGATGAACAATGCGTTGACGCAAGTCACTGTGCAAGGCAAGACTTATAGCACGGCAAGCAATGACAAAGCAAATATAATAATAAACACTACGACATATTATCCAGGTGTTGTTACAATAAGTTCAGTGTATTATGTCAATAACAAACTGTTAACTTTTCTGACATTAAATAACAGCGTGACTGTGGTTAAAGGAGACATAATCACTCAGCCTAACACTGGCGCCAATGGAGTTGTTTACCTCGGAGGTACAGGTACTGTACTAACACTAGTAGATTCTTATGGTAGCTTTGCAGCGAATAGCAGTGGAAATTCATTCGTCGCGACTGTTGGAAACACATATGTTTTTAATAACGGAGCTAATCTAGCCGCAGGTACTTCGCAGGCTAATAATACATATATAACTTATCCAACTGTTACCACGTACACACCAACTAGTAACATCTCGGTGTGGGCCAACACGATTATTATGAGTGGACGTATTAGTGCCAATATATCGGTAGTACAGCCAGCAAATCCAACTATCACCGGTACACCCTTTGATATGGTTAAGTTTGATCAGACTGGTTCTGTATTTCCAGCTGATCTCGCAATGGATCAGTACACAGGTTGGTTATCAGGACATATACTACCTCAGGTAGAAATAAGCAAAACCTATACCTTCCAAGTTTCTGCGTACCGCGAAAATGATGTTAATATAATTAGTAAACCTGTTGAATATAATCTCACAGTTTTAGGTGATATTAACAATAGCGTCACTTGGATCACGCCAGCAGACCTCGGAAAGATAGACAATGGTGTCGCCAGTCAATTATCTATACAAGCTACTGCGTTAGTTGCTGGCGTTGCAACACCAGTCACATATTCATTTTCAACATCTGGTTCTTCTTTACCCAATGGGTTGAAACTGTTAAACAATGGGTTAATAGTTGGTAGAACTAGCTTTGAATATTTTTCTATTGATACCGGCACCACTACAATAGATCGTAACCGTACTACATTTGATGACACATATTCATTCACAGTGAAAGTGACATCTATTGATGGTAAAGTTTCAGATACAAAGAAATTTACACTAACGATAAACAACTACAATAGATTACCTTATGAAAATTTATATATCAAAGCTCTGCCTTCCCTTGAACAGAGAAAGTTATTTTTGTCTATCGTTAATAACTCAGAAATATTTCCAGAAAATTTGATATACAGAGCCAAAGATCGTTATTTTGGTAGGGCAAGAGATATACGTAGTTTGTTTTTATCTGGACTAGCTGCAAGTGAGGTAAGTCAATATGCTGAATCAATAGCTACCAATCATTTCACTAAACGAATTACATTTGGAGATGTAAAAACAGCCAGGGCATTAGATGTTAATTTTAATGTAAAATATGAGGTAGTGTATTTAGATCTGTTGGATCCCACGATTGATGAAGGTCGTAGTCCAGCCAATTCAATGACATTGACAAATATAACTAATCAATGGTATGCACAGGATGGCACTGCAGGCGGAAACGTCTATTACCCAAACAGTTTTACAAATATGAGATCGATAGTATCAAATAATATAGGATTTAATCATCAGGGTAGTTTGCCTGAATGGATGACAAGCCCACAGGAAGATGGCAGAGTAATAGGATTCAAACCTGCAGTCGTTCTAGCCTATACAATTCCAGGCGCAAGTAAACTGATGGCTTATCGATTGCAAACTGCTGGCTTAGAATTTAATCAGATAGATTTTGTAATCGACAGATATGATCTGGATAATGCACTAAGCAAAAATTTTGATACAGCAATAAACAAATTCAATGGTGGCAGAGAAACTACGTTTGATCGCATAGTCAGAGTTAGTCAACCTGACTATAGTATAAGCTTTGCTGTAAGGAACTTGACCTTTGATTCTGTACATAATCGAACTGTGGAATACGTAAGGAGTATAGGGGGCTTTGATAGTACAACCTCTTTCTTTAACAATGATTTAATCGTTTTCGCTCAGCAAGAACAATATGCAGGATATACCGGTGATAATGATGGCTGGAATATTATAACTGATTTAGGTAGCTCACCAGTTCCAGGTCATCTAGACAGAATTGCCAATACGGTTTATAGTAGTCTATTGATTGACGCCCATGCAGGTGATAATTATATCGTTGTGGATGATCCAACAGGAATTCAACTTGGTTATACTGTAGAAGTTGGTATTAGTATTTCACCAGCAGTAACAGTTAAGAAGATAGTAGGCAATACCATTTATCTTGAAAGCAGATATAACAAAAAGATTCTAAGATATATAGTATCTGATATATTCAGTGGCACTACTGTATCTTTCGCGCCAATAGATGCTAGATCATCAATATGGCAGGTTAAAATCGTAGATCTTCCAAATACTGCTGCATTTACTCCTATATACATCAGTGATTTTGGCAGCGATTCAGTAGGATTTGATAGTAAGAAATTTGATCCTCTACTTGGATGGGGTAACGCACCTCCTCAGCCTACCCAAATAGTACAACTAGACCTGTATTGTCCAGTGAGGACAGAAGAAAAAATACAGGTAAATCACGGTGCTTCATTAGGCCAAACTATCATTTATTATGATCCTATAATAAAAACAGGTTTAAGTGTGCCAGAATATTCTAGTCTCGGCAGTACTCTTAACACTGCACTTGGCACTACAAGATTTGATGCATATAAGACTAAATTCATCAATAACCGAGATAGATATCTAGAGCCAGAAGAACAGGATAAATATATAAAATTCCCAAAAATTGGAGTGTTTAAGTAATGGCATCAAATATCAACCCATTTAATATCGACGGCGCTTTTCCGGTAGCTGGTCAGGATAATGATTCTCAAGGATTTAGAGACAATTTCACTAATATACGCAATAATCTAGCTTCTGCTAAATCAGAATTAGAAGATCTGCAGAGCAAAGCACTATTAAAGTCTGCGCTTACTGGTACTAATTTGAACAATAATCTTGCAGGCGGTGTTCTTACTGCACCAGCATTACAAGGTTTCTCAGAAACTATTGTAGACCATGCAAGTTTGTCGGGTACGGTATCTTTAGATTTTTCCAGCGCAAATGTACATAAAATTACCTCAACTGGTTCAATAACTCTTTCTTTTGCCAGCACATGGCCAGCCACTGGTTCTTTTGGCAGAATGATTTTATGGTTAACTTTAGCATCAACTAGTCATACATTAACACTGCCATCATCAGTAACCTTGGGTTACAACAATATCAGTGGTCTAGTAGTATCAGGTGCTAATGGCGTGATTACTTTTGATAACACCGGTACTTATATTTTTGCCTTCAGTACTCTTGATGGCGGCAATAGCGTTCACATTGAAGATATGACTCGCAACTATCAGTATTTTCAAGATCCAACTTTTTATTACAATGATTCATTAAACTCTACGTTTTTGATTGGATATGGTACTAATTTAGCCTATGCAACAACCACAGTGGAAGCTCTTGGCAACTCTATGGTTAGTTCTTATGGTGCAATTAATTCAGTATCCGTAGGAAATTTACAGTTAGCAAATCTGACTTATAAACAATTAGATACTGGTAAATTAGCTGGATATACTGTTACTTCTGCTCGAGGCAACCTTGCAGCCAGTACTATTACAGGCGTAAAGAGCAATGATCTTCTCGGTGTATACAATGCAACAGCATATAGTGGCATAGATAACGTTGGCAACACGTTTCAACAAACAGCAAGTATAAACTTTTATGCTACTGGTTCCAACGTTCTATATGGTCTAGGTGGTAATATCTCGTTTTTTACTGCAGATGATGGCGCAAACAACGGCAACAGGCCAAGTACTGTATTTCAAGCAGTAGGAGTAGAAAATGACCGAAGCACTCGCATATTTGGTAATTTAATATTGGCAGCCATCGGTGGAACATCATCATCATTTGTTCCATCAGGCCCAAATGATACTGCTGGTTCTGTAGGTCAGCTTGCTTGGAACGCAACTGGTATCTATGTTAAATTAAACACCAATGGTACCAATTCGTGGGGCAAGGCAACTTTGTCCACAGGCTGGTAATATACCATCTTTGTTGACTCCTAGTAGAAATCAATATATATTTGTCTCTACTAGGAGTCAATATGAAAATCGATTTAAATAAATATTCTGATTTTGTCAAGGCAGTCACCAGTCTAGCATCAAATGACCTAACCGAGTTTATGAATCGCTTAGATAAAATTGATGCAAATTACGAACCATACGGTGAAAATGGCACAATGGAACACGGACCTGATGTTAATGTTCCGTTGTTGCTAACTGCTGCACTAGGCTTATCTGCTGAAACTGGAGAGTTTTGTGAAATTCCTAAAAAGATCTATTTCCAAGGAAAGAATCTTAGTGAGGATGCACATTTCCACATGAAACGAGAACTTGGAGATATTTTTTGGTATTGGATCAACGCTTGTCGTGCATTAAATCTAGATCCCAATGATGTTATCGCAGAAAATGTTCGTAAGTTAGAATCTCGCTATCCAGGTGGAACTTTTGACCCATATTATAGCGAAAATAGGCAAGAAGGAGACTTATAATGCATCCACTGGCGCCTGAATTATCATCACTGAGTGATGATGAAGTTCAAAAGAAATTATCAGATTTACAAAAACGCTTTCAACAAGCGTATCGGTTTGGCCCTCAGACGTTGGTTCCTCAGATACAGATGATGATTGAACACTATCAGGCAGAAGTCCAGCGCAGAAATCGTAAACAAATGGAAGACTTTCTGAAAAAAGCTGAAGGAAAAGGTTTTAAGAATATCATTGATATCCAATGAAATACGATTCGCATGGCGTACCTTATGTCAACCAAGAAGAATTGTTCTGGTTATTATACAAGAATCCAGAGTCTGATATATCGAGATTCTTAGTTTCAGATCCAGATCAATTTAATGATTCAGTTACTAATCTATATGCTGATATTTCTAAGCTACATAGCTATATAGCCAATGACACAGACATCGAGACTTTTGACTCGGAACAACAATCTATTTGGCATATGCCAGACTCTTATAAAAGCCTAGATATTGCCCAGTGGGTTATCAATGAATGTGAGAATCAAGAACAACTTCAACGTGTAGGCCAGGAACTATTATTGTTTCAAGAACGAAACTTGTTTGATCTTTTGCGGTATCTAAAATACTTTGTAGATATTATGCGGTCAAATAACGTCCTGTGGGGATTAGGCAGAGGTTCAAGTGTTTCTAGTTATGTATTGTATCTGATCGGTGTTCATAAGATAGATAGTTTATATTATGATTTAGACATCAAAGAATTCTTGAAATGACATTCTTTACTGATAAATATTCCTATATAACTGGAGTAAATTTATGAGCAGAATGTACCGTACAGCGCAGGGAAAACCTATTGACATGGATAGTATTCGTCTATCTAACGAAAATACCATAGCTGTTGGCAATATGAAAGTCAATGCACGGGGAGATCAACTTGGTGAAGGTGGTAGTGTGATTATGAACCGAAATCAAGCGATGGATCAGCATTATAAGATGCATACGCCAATGGCTTCAAATAATTCACAGAATATAATGCAACAACATGCACAAGCAGGCGCTACACCAGCACAAGGTGTTGCTAGGGCTGCTAGCCCGATTCCTCCGCTGCATGATGTAGATCCTTCAGGAGTTCCATTTGATCCAGAACCGGAAGATTCAGTTGCTCCACTGCGTGGAAGTCTCGCTGGTAGTATTGCTAATCGAAACCAATAATTAGAGAAAAAAGCTATGACAGAGATATTCAAGATCCAAGATCTCAAGACAATTCATGATTATATCGTAGTACAGGAAATGAATTTTGATATGCGTACTTTGAGCAGTGGAATTGTGCTGCTCAAGGATGATCGATCAACTGCAGGTATTCGTCCGCGATGGGCTCGTGTATGTCTCACCGGGCCAGAACAATCTGAAATCCGTGTCGGGCAATGGATTTTAGTAGAACATGGTCGATGGACTCGTGGCGTAGAAATAGATGGTGATGAAGGAAAAATTACCATTCGTAGAGTAGATCCTGATTGCGTCCTAGCAATCAGCGATGACGAGCCAGTAGATGATTCAATCAGTACTGCAGTGCAGGCTGGCAATAAGAGTCTTTATTAACCCAATCTACCCTTATGTGTTGCATACGGGTAGATTTTTCTGTACTATTCACTTTATAAAATAAGTTAGGCGGTATATTACATGAAAGATTTATGGACTGAGCGTTATCGGCCCAAGACTGTCAGCGACTATGTATTCACTGATGACAGTCAGAGAAAGCAGGTAGAGCATTGGATCAAGGAAGGATTCATTCCTCATATCTTGCTTAGCGGAAGCCCAGGCACAGGTAAGACCACATTAGCCAAAGTATTGATTAATGAGCTAGAAATCGAAGACTACGACGTTCTACAAATCAATGCTAGTCGCGACAATGGTGTTGATTTCATCAAGACCAAAGTCGAAGGATTTGTGAGCACTATGCCGTTTGGACGATTTAAAGTCGTTTTGCTTGACGAAGCCGATTATCTCAGTCCCAACGCACAAGCGATCATGCGTGGTCTATTAGAGACTTATGCAGATCAGGCTCGATTTATTTTTACTTGTAATATGCCGCACAAAATCATGGACGCCTTACACAGTCGGTGCCAAGGCTTTCATATTGACAAGACCGATATCACTGAGTTTACTGCTCGTGTTGCTACCATTCTAGTCACAGAAAACGTAGAATTTGATTTAGATACATTGGATTCTTATGTCAAGTCTACCTATCCAGATCTACGTAAATGCTTGAATCTATTGCAGGCAAATTCAACTAGTGGTGTTCTAGATAAACCCAGCGAAAATGACAAGAGTGTACGTGAATGGCGATTGGATGTGGTAGAGTTATTCAAGAAAGGCAAGATTCGCGAAGCAAGGACAGCAATTTGCAATCAAGCATCTGTGGAAGATATTAATGAAATTTTCCGATGGTGTTATAATAATCTAACACTCTGGAGTTCTACGCCTGAAGGCCAAGATGAGGCTATCCTTGCGATTCGCAAGGGTATGGTGTGGCATACTCAGTGCGCTGATCCTGAAATCAACTTGAGCGCCTGTTTAGTAGAATTAACTAACATTGAAAAATAAGGAAAATCAAATGAAGCAAGATATTCATCTAGTGGCTTATTATTTTATGAAGCCAAAGGAACACGTTCATACTCAGATCAAGGGTTGGGCTAATGATCCAGATAATTTTAAATATGACGAAAAAATGGAAATCTTTCGGGGACTAAGGAACAGTGCGATTACGAACGCCAAGGTTATTCTTAATCTTAGTCAGACTAAGGTAGTTAAAAACAGCTGGAACAGCGGGGCCAGTTTTGAAGAAATTTTTTCATATTTCTACAAGAATTACAGTGATTACGTAACTAGAACATTAGCTGAATTAGATCCAGATAGCTTTAAGACTGCACTAGATAAAGCAGAACCTGCTGAAACAGCTAGCACTGTCGAATCATAAATAATTCATGAGCGGTATTTTCAAAAGCATGCGTGAAAAAAAGAAACGAGCAGTGAATCCTGATATTCCACGCCCCAATTTGTTCACACATGAAAAAAGCATCAAAGAAGCTAAAGTCACTATCGAATCGTTAACCGAAACAGTGGCTAGACTTACTGCTAAAGTTGAAGAATTGGAGCGAAAATTAATCGTGCAAAATCAACAACTTAACGCAGTCATTCAGAACCAAAATATTTTCAGAAAAGGTTGACAAGCGCTGTCTAAGTTGCTATAATATCTTCATACTGAACAAGCAGGTGCTGAGCATGCGTAATCTCAAGACTTTCCCCACCCTTGAAGCCCTTTCTGCTGCTGTCTGTGCTTTTGAGACTGCTGGCGAGCGTATTATTCGCTATGGTGAAGGCTCTGTATGGAGCAATTCATGGGGTAATAAAGAAGCCGTACAGGACCTCCTGCAAGGAGGTACCATGATGACGATCACTGCTGAGCATCGTGCAAAAGCTGAAGAGATTCAGACTTGGCTAGTTCAAAAGATGACAATGGATCTCCTCAAAGGTTCTCAGCTAAGTGGCTTCTTCACTGATGTCTGTCAGATTCTGAGGCAAGAATCTGTGGCGCTTAACAAGATTGGTTTGTTAGTGTGGGCGCCTAAGTTATATAAAGACCTGACTGCTCGTGATGAACGTACTGATGATATTCGTACATCATGCGGTTCTAGCAAATTCATTGGTCAACTTGGTAAATCTATCCAGGTTCAGATTAAGATAATGGATCGACATTATTTGCGTGACTACAATAAATGGCGTTATACTGCTACTGATACCGATGGTAACTTGGTACAGTTCTACTTGTCTACTGAGGTAGGCGAATCTTTACAAGTAAAAGGTCGAGTCAAGCGTCATAGCTATAATTCACATTGCTCTAATCTGGCTACAACTCAGCTTAACTATGTAAAAGTACTTTGATGAGTGAATGGAAAGACCTCCCCAATGCTAAACATATAGACCGAGTATTGGCATCAGTGAAGACACATCCTGAAGTTTGGGGAGCATTTCGTGTTGTATCACATGAACTAAGCACAATTTTCGACTCAGTGCGTGATAAAGCTTGGCATGCGATTCGGGCCAAAGAATGGAGTGCTGCATGGAATGCTGTACAGAATACAGTACTTGACGCTACAAGAGAACAATCAAACTTTCTGTTGAGTCATGCACGAGTTTCAGCTTGGTTCGTATTGACTGCACTGGTAGCCTATGATGATTGCGAATGGATGTTAGGCATAAGCAGTGAAAAACTTAGGGTTTGGAGCGAACTAACACAAAATCCAGCAGCTATATTGCTTTTACCTGCAGTAGTTGTATTTGAAGAGATTGAAGAAAAAGAAAATATATGAAAGATAAGATTATATTAGTGGACTGTGATGGTGTGATTCTCGAATGGGAACCTGCATTCACCCGCTGGATGCTGGAAATAGGATTTCAAGAACTACCAGATGCAAAGTTTAACTACAAAATTCACAAGAGATTTAACATTGGCAAAAAATCTCGCAGCTGGGATCTTGTTAAAGAATTCAATGAAAGTGAAGCTATTGGAACACTGCCTCCATTGCGAGACGCAGTTGAGTATGTGCGTAAACTGCACGACGAGTACGGTTATAAATTTCATTGTATCACTAGCCTGAGCACGAATCCTACTTCGCAAAAATATCGTCAGCAGAACCTAGATCGGGTATTTGGAGAAGGCATTTTTACACGGCTAGTATGCTTATCCACTGGAGCTGATAAAAACCATGTGCTAGATGAATACAGGAACACCGGTTTTTACTGGGTCGAAGACAAATATCAAAATGCCTTAGCGGGAGTGGATGCAGGTCTGCAGTCCTTGTTGATTCGTCATCCTCATAATGAAGTTTTCGACCATCCTGATATTAGAATGGTCGAAAACTGGTGTGATATCTATAAAATAGTTATTGGTGATTAATCTTCTCCATATAATTTGAGAACTTCTGCTACTGCTTTGCTTCTTTGTATATCTTTACGTATAAAGTCAATGTGTCCAAAGATTGCTGAGTCGCTAGCAGACATTCTTTCTATAAAATCATGCAGACCGTTGTTGTTAAAAAACTGCTTGTCTGTTTGATTCAAGTCTCCTGTTATAACAGCTTTAGAATTATCACCGAGGCGTGTTAATATCATTTTCATTTGATTTATAGTCATATTCTGGGACTCATCAACGATGACCCATGAATTACGAAATGTACGTCCTCTTTGGAATGCTAGTGGAGCTAGCTCAATTATTTTTTCGTCTATCATTCTAGTGATTTCTGGTTGCTTGTAATATGCTGAAAAGATATCAAGCACTGGTCTAGCCCAAGGCTCCATTTTTTGATTTATATCGCCTGGCAAAAATCCATGCGACTCATTTTCAACACCTACTGCAGGTCTGGTAATTACAATCTTCTTGCATTCGCCATCACGATATGCTTTGATTGCAGCCAACACTGCCAACATTGTTTTGCCTGTGCCAGCTGGTCCAGTGGCGAATATTATTAATTTCTTGGGATCTGTGAGTAAATCTATGTATGTCTCCTGGTTGAGGCTTTTTGGTATCAGCTCTATAGGTTTAGATCTGTATTGTGATGGTGATTGTTCTGTTACTAGTGTCAGTTCTACCCTCTGTTGTTTATTGCGCTTGTTAGTATGAAAAGTATTGGTGTTTTCGATTTCTCGATGATTACGCCTTTTTGACAAGTTAGCCTCCTTAAGGTCTGATTCGGTGAGTTCGTCATCAACCACGTTATTTGAATGTCCAGTTGACTATGCTCACAGAAATATTTAAGTAAGGAACAGGTTCTTTTCTAATACCGTATTTGAGTTAGACGCCGAGGAATAAGTAAGTTCTCTACGAACTGTGATAATGTCTTGTTCGACTTTTACTAGTCCACTCAGCATATATACGCTGTCTATTATCCCAGTCCATATGAACAACTTCATATCCAAATAACTCTGACAATCTCATGTGTTCATCAAATGACCATGGATAGATATCTTGTTTGCCAATATAATCTTGCACTCCGGGATTGCAACGCCAATAGATTCGTGAATCATGTTGTCTGAGAACACTTACTAACACTGTAATCTGATTCTCAATAACTTCTCGTGATCCAAAGTTTATGTACTCTAAGCAGAAAGCTACATTAAACTTAAATGCTTTGTTAGCTGCGACAAAATGTTCTAGATCTTCAACACTCACAAAATTAGGTATTTGATTTAAAAACAGATTGTTATCGTAGCCTATGTGTAGTACACGTTCGCCAGGAAATAATTTTCCTATTAGATTAGTACCGCTTTGATCGTATAATTCTTGCATTGCTATCTATTTAAAGGCTATCTAGACTAAATAAGAAAAAGACCCTGAGATTATGGCAACCAACATAAAAGACATTATTGAAAACACAAAAACTGTTTATATGACAGATAGCAGTATTGCTACGCTGTTGGATTTTGAGCGTGTACTTGACGAACTAGACGTTTATGCTTTTGAAAATTGGAAGTATGGTGAAGTAGTCGCAGGTCCGTTATATGAGAAATATTTTGTCACTTGTACATTTATGTGGCCTTATAAAAAGATGCCAGATCCTCGAGGCGGAGAACGTTTGTTAGAATATGGCTGCGAAATACGTTATAAGAAAGATCTATTAAAATATCCAGTTAAGATAAAATCCTACACAGATTTTACACCCGGCACAAAAATGCCTAAAATGGCTGAAACTGCTATTTGGTTAGTAGAAGTAATCATACCTAAAAAACTTATGACTGACATTCGTAAAGGCAGTCTTGAATTAGCCAGTGAAAACATAGATGCAGAAGATATCGAACAGGCTTATGAAACTGGCTTGGATGATAAAATGTATAAGACTAGTAACCCAAGCGAAATATCACCGACTGCTTTACCAGGAATTTAATATGTTAAAAGAAGGACTAGAAAAAAAAGATCTATATCGTCTCATCCATCCCGAGCTTCACGTTGACGAATTCAAGAGCAAACTAGGACGCGACGAAGATGTTTGCGTACTCAGCTTCAAGTTAGCTAGCAAGGAAGCAGGCATTGATTTAGTCAATTTTATTGAAAAAGGATATAGCTGGGTAATCGATGCTGATGTAAGCTCGGGTGAAATGGACGACGGAGATTATATCGTATTCGTAGAATGCGAACGAGATCGTGAGCTACCAGATCATGTCACGGAACTGATGGATGATTTGATGAATTTAACAGATCAAAAATTAACTGATTGGCGTGTTCGTTATCATACTAGCACCAAAGATCATAAATTAGATATAGATTCACTATCAGATCTAATACCGCTGAACTCCAAAGAATACGAAAAACAATACGGGCACGAAGATCTAGATAAATTACGTGCAGTTAGTGGCATTGCTGTCAAAACTAAAGCACCTAAAAATGAACTAACTGAATCCCTAAGAATAGCTGCTGGCATACGATAACTTGTCACAATATTTTAATTGTCTGTTTGATAAATACACACAGACAGTAGTAGGAGATTTCAATGTCGTTTGATTTCGATTTCACTGTAGCTAAGCTACAGAAAATTCTTCCACGCAATCCATATATTGATCACTGGCATGAGGCCTTATCACTTGTATTGCCTGACTATGATATTAATACTATTCCGCGTGTATCAGCGTTTCTAGCACAAACTATTCATGAAAGTGCTGGTTTTACTGCATTAAAAGAAAATCTTAATTATAAAGCACAAAGTTTAGTTAAAGTTTGGCCACGGTTGTTTCCAGATTTAGAAACAGCAAATCGTTATGCACATAATCAACAAGCTATTGCTAATCGTGCTTATGCAAATCGCATGGGTAACGGCGATGAAGCCTCGGGTGATGGATACAAATTTTGTGGAAGAGGATTAATTCAACTCACAGGACACGACAATTATCAAGCATTTGCAGATAGTCTTGAAATAAGCATCGACGAAGTGCCAGAATATCTCGGAACATTTGAAGGTGCAATACAGAGTGCTTGCTGGTTTTGGGAAAGTAACAATCTTAACGCTCTTGCAGATAACGGTGACATGGTTACACTTACTAAAAAAATTAATGGTGGAACTTTAGGTCTTGAAGATCGTATGAAACACTATCATCATGCACTTCAGATTTTACAAGGATAAATTATGTGGCTATACATGATCCAGAACATCTTGGGAGAGATACCAATGATCATATGGCCTTTGATTGCTGTCGCTGCCTCAGTGGTAGTTGTATTCTTCAAAGTCCTAGGGAAACTACCACAGTTCAAGATGTTTGCTTATCTGATGAAACCAGTGGCGATTGTGTCGTTTGTGGTCGCACTGTTTCTATGGGGTGGTGCAGGTGTGAATGCCATATATATGGCACAGATTCAAGAAATGAAGCAGAAAATTGCGGCTGCTGAGGCTGAAAGCGACGAACTGAATCAAGCACTCGAAACTAAAACTGCTGAGAAAGCTAAAGTTATTCACGAAGTTCATACTATATTCAAGACAAAGGTAAAAGAGATAGCCACCAAGATTGACGTAGAATGCAAAGTAAATCGAGATGCTATAGATGTTTTGAATAACCTAGCAGTTGGAGGCAAAAAATGAGATTATTGTTATGTATGCCAATGTTATTATTAGCTGGCTGCTTTGCACCCACTGCAGTAGTGCTAGATACTAAATGGCCTGATGTTCCTGCTGATTTGAAAACAACATGCCCCGATCTAAAGCTATTAGATAACAAAGATGACAAACTCAGCAGTCTAATAAACACTGTTGGTGATAACTACACTGAATATAGACTGTGTAAAAATCGAGTTGATGCTTGGATAGAATGGTACGACGGTCAAAAACAAATCAAGGAAAGCGTGAAATGATCAAAAGAATACTGGGAATAATCATAATCGCATCATCTCTAGGTGGCTGTATGGTGCTAGATGCTTTTTTAATGACACACTATGACAGTAATGAGTTTGCAGCTATAGCAGACATTCGTGCTCGTGCCAATGTATACAAAACACAGTGCACAGATCCAGTAATGTCAAAAATTAATGCCCAAGATATTGTTGAACGTACTCAATATTTTCAGTATTTTGAAGAACATGTTCCGCGTAATAAAGAAGGATATAATTCCAGTAAGACTTTGAATACCATGGCGCAGGAACTTAACTCTAGGTATCAAAAAAGCAATAAAGTCAGCAAGATGTATTGCGAACTTAAATTTGGCGCTATCGAAAACAGTAGTAATTTAATACAACACGTATTAGCAGGGAGACCAAGATGAATAGCATTGAAGAAATTACACATTATCTAAATCAAATCGCTGAATCAGGCGATGAAAACTTTGCTGCTGCAGCACAGTATGTGCTTCAGGTAGTTCAGCAAGTTCAATCAGGACAAATGAGCAATGATGAAGTAGCTGATGTACTCGCAGATATTCAACATCAAGTTGATATCATGCAGGACATGAGCCAGATGAGCTTGAAAGAAACATTAAACATGGCAATAAATGCGCTGATTGCAATAGCAAAAATGGCTGCTTGATGAATATACTTTTTATTCTGAGGATTTTCAATGAAACCAAAAATTCAATTCATTCTAAAACGTCGAGACGACTATAATCCTGTCGAACATAGCCCGTTAGGCATGAGTACAGGTCTTTTTAACTCGGCCAGCTTTATGCGAGATATGATGCAAGAATCGGGATATGAAGTAGATCTTCAAGTAGCTATTGACAATAACTGCATCGACAGATTAGTCACTGAGTTTAAACCAAACTACGTTATAATCGAAGCATTATGGGTTGTTCCTACCAAGTTTAATATTTTAACTGCACTACATCCGACTGTGAATTGGGTAATACGTCTCCACAGTGAACTGCCTTTTATAGCCGGCGAAGGTATGGCAATGGACTGGCTTGCTGAATACATTAAATTTCCGCAAATTAGCATAGGAGTGAATGCACCTCGAATGCTAGATGAAGCTAGAACTTATTTGGTAACAGCCTGTGGTTTAAGTGAAAAGGAAGTCGAAGAGCGAATAATATATCTCCCTAATTATTATCCGAAAGATTACAAAAAGAAACTTGTTAAAGAAAAAAATCGTTACCTAAGTGAAAAATATTGGATAGATGTTGCTTGTTTTGGCGCAGTCAGACCGTTAAAGAATCACGTAGTTCAAGCAATAGCAGCAATCAAATATTGCAATCACCATGGTAAGCAACTGAGATTTCATATAAACTCTGGTAGAATCGAAGGCAAAGGCGAGCCAGTTATGAATAATCTACGCCAAATGTTTGAGCATATGACTGATTATGGCCATAAGCTAGTAATCCATGAATGGACACCGCGTGAGCAGTTTTTAGAAATATGTTCGCAGATGGATATTGGTCTGCAATGTAGTTTTTCTGAGACTTTTAACATAGTATGTGCAGATCTGGTAAGTCAAGGAGTTCCAATTGTTTGTTCACCAGAGGTTCCTTGGGGATCTAAATTTTTCAACGCTAAACCAGGAGACAGTGATGAGATTTTTCACGCGATTTCTCGCGCTATTGAATTTAGTAAAATCAACGTATGGCGTAATCAAACGAATCTCACTAAATATACTAAACAAACTAGAAATACATGGATCAAATATTTCAAGGATAATAGGTAATATGAAGAGACACTCGCATGTGCGAATTCATCGTTGGGGAGAAAATGGACATACAGCAGAAGATCATTATTTCAATAGCCTTGATCAAGCATTAATCTTCGCACGAAATTTACAAGAACCATATATAAAAGTATATAACGAACACGGAATATTAATTTATGATTCTAGTTCGATAGAAAATGAGACCTACGCATAAGGAAAATAATAATATGAGTATGATAGACAATGTATTAAGAATGGTATCTCGCCAAGAAAAAAATACTACTGATAGCTCAGGAAAAGCACTTACTAGATCAGAAAAAGAATCTCGAATAAAAGACAAAGCTGGTATGGTGATCAACGTATTTGCAGCACTGTTGGCATTCAATACTTATATCAGCGGTAGTCTGAGCAGCACAGTGATGAACAACACAATCAAAGCCAATGATTTGTGGAATTTTTATCAAGCTAAGAGCATGAAGCAGACTATGTATGAACTAGCTGCAGTTGAAACTAAGGATGCAGAACTAAAATCTAAATTTTTAAATAAAGCCGAACGATACGAAAGTGATCCAGCAACAAATGAAGGCAAAGTAGAATTAATGGCAGCTGCGAAAAAACTAGAAGCTGACCGCGATCATGCTAAAAAACGCAGTCCTTGGATTAGTTATGCGGGTACAGCTTATCAACTTAGTATTGTAATTCTTAGTGCTAGTATTCTAGCAGTTAACATGGGACTATTTTGGATGAGCTTTGGAGTAGCAGGATTAGGTATACTATTAATGAGCCAAGGCTTGTGGCTCTGGTTCTAAAAAGGAGATTAAAATGGCAAACAATGACGAAGTTGATAGTAAAAAAGAAGATTGGGTAAACTCTAAATGGAGACCTTGCTTAGGCTGGCTATATCTTGCAGTCTGTGGATTTGATTTCATTGTGGCGCCCGTTCTTTGGAGTGTATTAAACATGTTCACCAAAGGATCGACAGCGCAATGGGCTCCATTGACCTTGCAAGGCGCAGGTTTATTTCATATTTCCATGGGCGCTGTGCTAGGTATTGCTGCTTATGGCAGAACTCAGGAAAAACTTAGCGGCGCAAACAATGGAGGCCTCAGTATACCTAGTATGCCAGGAATGCCTACTACACCATCACCAACAACCAGCGGTGGATTTGGTGTGCCGGCTTCGGGAGGCTTCGGTTCACCTGCAGCAACAAGTTCAGGTTTCAGTGCACCTGCAGCACCAGCAAGTTCAGGTTTCAGTGCACCTGCCACTAGCAGTTTTTCTGCACCAGCTGCAACACCAGAACCTTCAACCACGGCACCACCAAGCACTGGGTTTTCAGCTACAATAGATACTCCAGTGGCTTCGGTAACAGTGAACGCCGGTGGTAAAAAGATAGTTCCAATAACATCTGACCCTGTAATATAAAGGAAAAAAAATGAATAATGTAAATGTAATGATATTTTTAGGATTACTGACTATTGCCTCATCATCACAAGCTGAAAACGATCAAACTGTTCACGAAACCAAGACAGTTTGTCATGATACGCTTGGAAAAAATGGTAAACCTGTCACTGATAAAAATGGCAAAGTGAAACAAAACTGCAAGAAAGTTAAGATTCATAAGAAATTTGAAGGAACAGTAGTTCCGGATAAAAAAGCCGGTAAATAATCATTGACAACATATAATAGATGCGATATGATTTTGCATCTATTATAGCGTGTGAACAATGAGTGATTACTATTCAATTCTAGGCATAGACAAAAACTCTTCGCAAGAAGATATAAAGAAGGCTTACCGCAGTCTAGCAATGAAGCATCATCCTGATCGTACAGGCGGCGATGATACTATGTTTAAAGAAATACAAACTGCATATAGTATATTGGGTGATCCACAAAAAAAATCTCAATACGATGCTATGCAATCAGGCAGTGGTCAAAATTTCAGATTCAACATCAATGGCCAAGATATGCCACCTGGATTTGCTGGCTTTGGAAATATCGATGATATTTTCAGAAATTTTAATGTTCACTTTGGCGGAGACCCTTTTGGTGACTTTAGACAGCCAAGAAGAAATAAAGATCTACGCATACAATTAAGTGTTTCGTTGCTCAGTACATTATCTGAGCAGACTAAAACTATCAGTGTACAAACTACCAATGGTCATCGAGAAACAATTGAAGTAAAAATTCCTGTTGGTATATCGAATAATTCTACGATTAAATATCCCGGACTCGGTGATAACTTTTTTGATACTTTGGGACGTGGTGATCTGTATGTGCAGGTCGTTGTTGAACCTAATCCAAACTTTCAAGTTCAAGATATTGATTTATTCACTGAACTGAATATTGATTGTTTAACCGCTATCACAGGTAGCACTGAAGTAATCACTGGCTTAGATGGAAAACAATTTAGTTTATCTATTCCTGCTGGCACACAAACAGGCGCAGGATTTAGGCTAAATGATCAGGGATTATATGCTCTTAATAGTTCGACAAGAGGAAGTTTGATTGTTAGAATAAATGTTATAGTTCCAACTGATCTAAACGCGGACCATTTAGAATTAATAAAACAGATTAGAGATAGCAGAACAACACATAAATACTCATGAGGGGTAACCTTGGACAAAGATATGATACAACCGAATCCCGAAATTGAAGTCATCATTGAAAATGCAGCAAAATTAGCAAAACAGTTCAACCATGAATATGTTACGCTTGAGCATTTACTCGCAGCTCTTGTGAAATATGAGCCGTTTGGTAATTTGTTGAATGACTTTGGCGGTGATGTTAATAGTCTCGTAGAAGATCTAGAAGCGCATTTAGCGAATCAAACATTCTTAGTCAGTAAGACTAGTAATGTAGTTCCTAAAAAAACTCATGCTCTAGAACGTGTTTTCAATCGTGCATTTACACAGGTACTGTTCAGTGGTCGAAGCCATATGCAGGTAATTGATCTGTTTGTTAGTGTCTATGTTGAATCTAACTCTCATGCATCGTACTTTTTATTGAAGTATGGTTTAGATCGTAATCAAGTTGTTGAGTTTTACAATAAAAACTATAAACAAAGCCATGGTAGAAGCACTGCAAGTTCTCAACGAGCAGATCAAATTTTAGATGAATATTGTACCAATCTTAACCAATCAGCTCGTGAAGGTAAAATTGATCCAGTTATTGGACGAGACCACGAACTGGAAGAAATTACACAAGTTCTAGCTAAACGCAATAAGAGTAATATCTTAATGGTTGGTGATCCTGGTGTAGGAAAGACAGCGATTGCTGAAGGTTTAGCTCTCCGAATCACTGATAATGAAGTGCCCAATTATCTACGTGAATTCACAGTATACAATCTAGATATTGGCAGTCTGTTAGCTGGTAGCAAATATCGCGGTGAATTCGAAGAAAAGCTCAAGGATGTTATCTCAGCATTAACCGCCAAAGGTAAAACTATTCTGTTCATCGACGAAGCGCATCAGATGAAAGGCGCGGGCGCAGGCAGTAACAGTTCAGTAGACTTTGCTAATATGATCAAGCCTGCACTGAGTAAAAGTAATATCAAAGTCATTGCCAGCACTACATGGGAAGAGTACACTCAAAGTTTTGAGAAAGATCGTGCTCTGATGCGAAGATTCTATCGCATGACCGTGGAAGAACCTACACCATCTGTTGCAAAAGATATTCTTTATGGTTTACGAAAATATTTTGAAGAATTTCACAATGGAATTATTGATGACAGTGCTATTGAGGCAGCAGTGGACCTAAGTGTGCGTTATCAGACAGACAAGCGTTTGCCCGACAAAGCTATCGATCTAATTGATACAGCAGCAGCAAAGATCAAACTTAAGCAAGATGATTGGATTTTAACTCGCACACAAATTGTAGATACTGTTGCTAAATTTACAAAGATTCCAGCAGATCAAATTGGTTCTGAATCTGCCAAGAGTCTTGAGAATTTAGAAAGTAATATCAAGAGTCGCTTATACAGCCAAGATAGCATCGTGGATCAGTTATTAGAAAAGATTTATGTAAGTAAAGCTGGTCTGAAAACTATCAACAAACCTATCGGTAACTTCTTATTCCTAGGTCCTACCGGCACAGGCAAGACTGAAATGGCTAAGTTAATAGCAGAATATCTAGGTATGAAACTTATTCGTTATGATATGGGCGAGTATCAAGAGAAACACGCAGCCAGTAAGTTAATCGGTGCACCGCCAGGCTATGTAGGCTATGATGATGGCAACCTCGGTGGTGGATTACTAATCAGCGATATTGAAAAGCAACCTAACAGTGTTTTGCTCTTCGACGAAATAGAAAAAGCACATCCTGATGTAGTTAATGTACTGCTGAGCTTGATGGATGAAGGTGTAGTTACATCTAGCAGTGGAAAGAAAGCTGATTGTCGCAATACTATTGTAATCATGACCAGCAATTTAGGCGCTGCTGACAATGAAAAGAACACAATTGGTTTTAGTACTGCATTACAAAAAACTGGAGAAGACGATAAGGCTATGACAGAGTTTTTTAAACCTGAATTTAGAAATCGTTTGGATGCAGTCTGCAAATTCAACAAATTAGATCAGTTCAGTATGAAGAAGATTGTGGCTAAGTTTATTAATGAAATCAATGACCTGTTAGCAGAAAAATTGATTCGTGTACGACTTACTGAAGCTGCAGTAGATCATCTAGCAGAAGTTGGATATGATCCTAGAATGGGCGCTCGACCCGTTGCTCGAAAAATCAATGACCTTATTAAGGTACCTTTAAGCAAAAAGATTTTGTTTGAAAATATACCTACTAATAGTATTGTAGTTATTGATTATGTCGAAGAACAGTTTATTTTTACTCCACAAACTGCATTGTCAAATGCACCTAAGATAGATGAAAATGGATACGTCGTACTGGCTTAGTCTTAATTCCAACATTAAATTAAGCAAAACTATTAAAAGTTTTCATAAGAAATACCTATGGCGAATGAATATAAATGCTATCGGAGCAAGAAGTATATTGTCTGATGAAAATATTTCTTATGCTATAATGATGAGGATTTCTAATTCAAATTTATATAGAGTGCAAAATTTTTGGTTGCAGCAACGATATCGGTATCAGAATTTAGAAAATGCTGATGTTTTTTTATTAGAAAATCTTCGTAGAATAAAAACTAAGTACGCTAACATTGTTAAAGTACGTGTTGAAGAACCAAATGTACAAATATACTCAGAAAATGAAGAAATGTTAAAGGAGATAGTTAAAGAATTCAATACTGTAGATTTAGATTTCATCAGCAAAATAACAGGTCCAGAATCTGGTACAGAAAATATCTTGCTTAATAACTCAATAATTGTAAAAACTGATCCCGGCTTCAAATATAAATTGACTTTGCGCACAGGGCAGTTTGATATTAACACCAAGCATCAATTATTGAATTATATAGACAATTTAGACAATCAAGTATACTGTAATGCTGCTGGCAGAAATGCATTGGCGTCTAATCACAAATCTGTATATACTGCACCGTTCTTGCTTGTAAATGACCTTAGTCTTGCTGTGTTTATAAACTTGATCTCTCCCGGGGTAGTAACAAATATTCATGAGTTAGTTTACAATAACTAAATATCTGAGTATTTTCAAGGAGTAGCGCATGGCTAAAATTCAAACAGAAGCAGTTACAATAAAATTTAACAGATTAGTCCGAGATTCAGACAAAGATGCGCCGAGCGCAATTAATACTGACCTAATTACAGCCTTAGAACAAGTAGCACAAGAACTAGTTGGCGATAATATCATCGTCGAAGTAGAGTTATCTTAATCAATTAAAGAGAGCAATCAATGAGTATCAAAAAACCTACATCCGTAAATAAAGTTAGTCAACAAGATGCTGTTGCCATGATCAAGGCAGCAGCTGCGAAACAAGCAGAACAAGCTGCCAATCCTCAACCACAACAGACAGGAACGCCGTTTGATTTCAGCAAGATACATCTACATATTGGTATTCCTTGCTATGGCGGCATGGTCAGTGAGCCTACAATGACAAGTTTTCTGCGTTTTATATTGCTAGCACAGCAAGCAGGATTAAATTGGAGCCTCGACACAATGGTTAACGAGAGTTTAGTTACCCGAGCACGCAATAATCTTATGGCTAAGATGATGACTAATAAGGCAGCAACGCATTTTATGTTCATTGACGCTGATATTCGTTTCCAACCTGAATCAATTCTTCAGATGATTGCATGTGATAAGGATGTAATCGGCGGTTTGTACCCTAAGAAAGCATTGCCTGTAAGTTATGTAATTAATCTCAAGCCTGAAACCAAGATTCAGGGTGATATTTTCACCGTAGATACAATGGGTACAGGATTTTTGATGTTCAAGCGTGCTGTATATGAACGCATGATTGGTGCTTTTTCACATACTAAGTATGTTGACGATGTAGGTCTCGGCAAGCAATATGAACCAACCATGTATGCAATTTTTGACGTAGAAATCGATGAACGTGGTCATTATCTGTCAGAAGACTGGCTATTCTGCCGTCGTTGGCAGAGTCTTGGTGGTGAGATTTGGGCGCACAGCAAGGTTCTATTGAATCATGTAGGTCATTATGAGTTTGCAGGGGATCTAAGCAAGATCGATATTGCCGGACAGGCTCGCAATCGACAGGATGGTGCGTCAGGTAATCTTCCTGATAGTGTACCAGATGCATTACGTGACGCAGTAAATATGGCACAGAATCCACCAGGTCAAACTCGTCCTGTTCCTGCTGTTTAGTCGCAAAGTAGCGCATGTACATAAGAAAGGCTGCTAGACAGCCTTTCTTTATGTTCAATACTTGAACCATATATAAGTGATAATTAGATAAATACACTATATTATGGATAAATCGTATGTTTATTGCCGAACTTTTTGAATCATCTGATGTAGCACAAAAGCTAGTAGTAATACTACCTGGTGGTTATCATCCTTTTCATCCTGGTCATTTAAGTCTTTATAATGCTGCCAAACAAAAGTTTCCCAATGCTGATATCTATCTAGCATCAACAGATGATCGCAAAGAGCGTCCATTTCCATTTGAAATGAAGAGACAACTGGCCCAATTAGCAGGAATTCCAGCAGATCGCTTTGTGCAGGTAAAGAGCCCATTTCAAGCTAAAGAAATCGTTGACAATTATGATCCTTATAGTACTGCTGTTGTGTTTGTTCGCAGTGAAAAAGATCGAGATGAACAACCAAAACCAGGTGGAGTTAAAAAAGATGGCAGTGCTTCGTATCTGCAGCCATACAATGATAAACTTCAGCCTTCTGCTAAACATGCTTATATCGACTATCTACCGACCGTACAATTTAAAGCAGGCAAATCAGGCATAACCAGCGCTAGTCAAATTCGCGAAATGTGGCCCAATATGAGTCCTGATGACAAAGCAGGACTTTTGACTGATCTTTATCCAGTATTAAACAAAAAACCTGCATTGATAAGCAAGTTATCTGCTCGTTTAGATAGTATCCTAGGAGGACTCACTGAAGAAGCAGCTGGCGTAGGACAAATCGCCACAAGCAGACAGAAAAATGATCCACGTTACAGCATGAGTTTGACGCGAGATGTTCGCCCAGGAACTCTGAGAAAACAACTCGACAAGTTCCATCTAGAAAGTGCTGATGATCTAGATGAAATGGCAGTCAAGAGTTATGACCTGATCGGTGATTTTGACAAGCCAGGCCCATTCCGTGGTGCAAACAAAAAACTAGTTGCTCATCCAGTCAGCAAACTTAAAACTATAAAGTTCTTTGAAAAGACACCTCATGACTTTAGATTGTTCTTTGCCAATGTATCAGGCACAGGCAAGCATAGTGAAATAGGTGCAGTTTCTGAACAAAAGCTGCGTAAAATATTTCCAAAACAAGCAGATCAAATACTAGCAGATCACGAAGATGCAATAACCGTGGTCTTTGTAGGCAATACGGGCGCAGATCCTGTGGCCATGACACCCTGGATTATGGCACACCGCATAGGACATGCTTGCAGGGCAACAACTTCAGTTTATTCTAGTTTACAAGCAGCAGGACAATCATGGCGAGAAGCTGAAAATCATTTTTTTAAGAACATAAACCAAATATTGTCAACAGATTATAAACAGCAAATTACACCAGGTTCAGATGGAAAACATTTTAGATTAGAAAAATACACTGAATATGCTGCATTGTTCAATGCGATTGGCACACAACGCAGCAGTCGTATGAATCAGATTCGCAGACCATATGAGTTTATGTATGAAATGTTTGCCCAGTACATCAAAACAGGCCATGTAACGCTGAATCCATTGCCAGATGTAATTTACTATGGCAAAAAAGCATGGGGAAAGCCAACCAAAGGCATGAGATTTAATCCAGAATCAGCTGAGTATAGTTCAAGACTCACAGAAACATTAGCACGAGATATGGATTATTATTTCAATGAGGTGTTGGTTGACATGGTTGGCAAAGTGTTAGTGATGTAATCAATAAATATATAAACAGTTATCAGGAATCATTATATGAGCAAGAAAAAAACTATCGTAGAATACAGAGGCATCGGAGAAGATGCAGAACGCATGCATCGCGATCACGAAGTTCAAATGGCGCGTGGTGACTGCTATAGTGCAGCAAAATATGCCGTCGAACTTCACAAGATGCTGGAACAAGTCAGCGAATTTGAAGGATTGGATGGCTGGGTACAAGAAAAGCTCACACTAGCCTGTGATTATCTGCGCACAGTTCACGAATACATGGAACATAATATGAATCATGCCCACGAAGAACCGGAGCACGAAATATTTGAACTGGCTGAAGCTGAACAAAGATTCAATGAACTAATAGGCAAAGATGATGTGACAGAAGGATCGAGGTCGAAAAAAATACCAGCAAGCAATAAACCTGTAGATCCAAAAGATCTATACGTATCGCTAGATGATGTGCTGCCGAAGAAGCCTCGTGGCTACAAGCAATATGACCCAAGATCAGATTTTCCTGTTGACCCTTTTCTTAAGAAAAGTGCATTTAATCGCTTTGTAAAAGATCCAAAAACTTCTAAAAAGTATAAGATTGCTGATGAATCCGTGTTCAACGAAACCATGAGTGGTGCAATCGCCAGCAGCATGGGTCAAATGAATCGTCCAAAGAACAAGGTTGGTACATTATTTGGCGGATCTTTTGGACAAAATGATAATCCTTTTAAAGATGCACTAGGCAAAAAGCCTAAAAACAAGGTTATTCGACGCAAATGACTGACATGCGTAGGCTGCTGGAAGCAGTAACAAAATATCAATTGTCTGCTGAAACCAGCAGTTTAATGTATAGTGACCAACAGCCTAGGTTACAAGGATTATCGTATTCAGATTTGGATGTATTGTCAGAGTCTGCTGGCTCTGATTACAGCAAGTTTCATAAAAATCTTACAAAAAATTTAAATTTACCGCAATGGGCCAATACACTTGATCTATTTGGTGTTTATCGTCGCAGCATTACTGAACAAAAAACTCATGTCAAAAATCCATCATATCTAGAACAACAGTTGTTTGATGAATTTTCAGATCGATCTGATAATACTGTTAGTTCTGCTGCTATAGGCGATAAGGTTGCATTATTACAATTATCAACATTAAATGTCCCTGGTCATAAAGTAATTGCAAGATTGAATGGTTTTTTAGCACCAAAAGAAATAGTGAAAATATCAAATAAAGATTCAGTTCAACAATTAGAGTTTGCAGATGGCAGCAAATATCCAGATTCAGACAATCATGATGTCTTTCATCTAGCACAGACTTGGAACATGACAAAACTATTCGCTGACAAAAACTCTGCATCTAAAGCATATTCATTCTACGGTTTAGTTAGCAAGAAACTGTCACACGATGTAGAATTTGATCTTCAGATAGATCTGAGTGATATGGATGAATCTAAATTTTCATTTGCTAATCCAAAACAAAAACCTGGCGATCAAGTTCGCGGCACTGAAAAAGCCAAGCCTAATAAAAGCGGAAAACATCCATTTCAAGGTCGTTTAGTTGGCGCTGGTGAGAGTATATTAAAAGAGCTTGAACAAACACTACAACACCCAAAATCAAAATCTGCTCGCAGTCTGATGCAAGAATATCGTGATTTTTTAAATGAATATGGTGGCGTAAGTGGCTATGGCTCAGCTCCACAAAGTCCTCAAGGAACCACAGGATCACAAAATGATCCCAAGCAACAACAAGCACAGAAAGATCTAAAGACTATGACTAAAACTTTACAAGCAGTAAAGCCTGCTGTTGCTAGCCAGGGCGGCACAGATCTCAATGCACAAAAAGCAGTTGGTGCATTGACCAAAGTAGACGCAAATCCATCAACCAAGCTAGGTGCAGCAGAGGCTGGTCAGATGGCACAGTTTGCTGGCCCATTGGCTAATATACTTAAAAATCCCGGCACTGCTGGTCAGTTCAAACAGCTTATGAACAAAGCCGGCACAATGAATCAAGCACAACAACAACAATTAGCCAAGCAAACACAGGCACAAAAACCTGGCACAAACCCAAGCGTGCAGCAACAGCAATCACAAAGAACTGCAGGACAGAAATAATGAATATAAATGAACTTTTTTCAGATGACATGGCAGACGCAGGCAAGCGTTTGTGGGAACGCCGTCGCAGGAAGATAACTGAAAGTGCAGCAGATGATATAACTAAAGCGTTTGCCAGTATGTATGATCCTGTTATTAGTAATCTACATCGAGTAGCAGTATTGGCAATGCAAGGAAGACAAAATGAAGCAGCTGCACAACTACGAACAGTAATCAAGTCAGCTAGTCCTGATATTCAAAAGAAAATCACAGATGCTGTGAACAATATTAAACCTGTTATGGTCAATGGCAGAATAGCTGATACTAGCACATTGGATAAAAGCAAGCAGCACCAGGAGTGGATCCAAAAAACATTTATTCCATGGGTTCAGTCTACGATGAATAAAGGTGTGACAGAAACTAAAAAAGTCTCTGTACAAGAATCATCAAAAGAAGAATATCTTACACTTGCATTAATAGATCGCATAGAAGATGAACATCCAGAATTGATTCGTCGTTATGGCAATGACGATATAATGGATGCGATCATGGATGTCACGGACTATATCTTGGATCGCGGCGGCATTGATATGAATAGATTGGACACTTATGTCACTGATGTTGTTCGTCGCTTGGAAGGCAATCTAGATGAATCAAAATGTCCGCATTGTGGTGGCGAGATGGTTAGTGAAGATCGCATAGACGAAAAAAAAGATGCTTGCTATTATAAAGTCAAGAGTCGTTACAAGGTTTGGCCAAGTGCTTATGCTTCAGGCGCACTAGTAAAATGTCGAAAAAAAGGTGCCAAGAATTGGGGGAACAAATCTGAAAGCATCGACGAAGATGAACAACTTGACGAAGATTTAAAAAAGTGGTTCAAAGAAAAATGGGTTCGATTTGGGCCTGATGGCAAGATAAAAGGTGATTGTGCCCGAGGCAAAGACAGTGAAGGAAAACCAAAATGTTTGCCACAAAGCAAGGCACACGCACTAGGCAAGAAAGGTCGTGCCAGTGCTGCTCGTCGCAAGCGTAAACAAGATCCTAATCCAGAGCGTCGTGGCAAAGCTATTAATGTTGCTACCAAGAAAAACGAAAGTGTCATGAGCGACATGGACATTGAAATGCAGGATATAAAATGGGATCAAATAGTTGGCGCTGTGATAATAGCAGTGAGAATTGGCGAAAATGCAGACAAATTTATTCGTGATTGGGCTGACCGAGAATCAATCGATATGTCCAGCATAGAACAAGAACTACAAGAACGTGGATTTGAAAATATTGACGTTTTGCAAGATCATATCGAACAACATGGCGGTCGTTATGTACCACCTGATTTTGATCTCAGCGAAACTATTCGCAAGATTGGTGATAACAAATATCGCCTTTACAGCAGCAAAGGCAAGAATCTAGGCACATTTGACAGCAGAGCCGGTGCTGAAAAACATGAACGTGAAGTACAATATTTCAAACACGCCAACGAAAGCCAAATAACAGATCAAGAAATAGCAGCATATCTACGCGAAATGCGTGATGCAGGATACGGAGTATAACATGGAAGAACTAATCAAAGCAGCAAAAATCGCATTCGCCAGTCAGTTTACATTTTACTTGAAAGCTCATGAATTTCATTGGAACGTAGAAGGCATACACTTTCAAGAACTACACAGTTTGTTTGGCACAATTTATCAAGAAGTACTGGACAGTGTTGACGAGTTTGCAGAAAAGATTCGCTCACTAGATGCCTACGCTCCAGGATCAAACAGTCGTTTCAATATGCTGAGTCGCATTGAGGATCAAGTATATGAAGTGCCAGCAAAAGAAATGATTGAAATTCTGCTGGCAGATGCAGAAAAAATGTCTAAAGTATTAAAGATGGTCTATGATATTGCTGAACGCGAGGGTGAACACGGATTCAGTAATTTTCTTGCAGAAAGGCTAGACGCATTTAAAAAGCATGCTTGGCAGTTGCGTGCTACTCTGAAAGACTAAAATGCGTGCCAGTCATTTCAGTTATACATCACAGGACTTTACATACTATGATCGAGTTCTGAAAAAACTTTGTAAAATGATTGAACGCGGTCAGGATAAAGATCCTGATCATTACGGCATGGTAGCTGCTTGTTTAATCGACCCCGAGGGGCAAGAGGTTTATGCCATCAATCATGTACGCAGCAAGCGTCGAGTGCACGCTGAGCGTGCTGCTGTACAAAGATATCAAACCAAACACGGTCGTGTACCACCAGGGTCAGTCATGATCACCACACTCAGTCCATGCAGCAAACACATGCCTGACAGATTAGGTGCTAGTTGCACAGATTTAATGCACGAAGTAGGCATTGCTCAGGTATATTGCGGCTATTCTGATCCAACGCAAGATGACAGTGATGATTATGCTGAACGACATTTTGAAGTAAACGAAACTGCTGATGAAAAACTTCGCGAATTATGCAAGCGCATTGCTGATACTTTTCTCAAATAATCAAGTATAAGTAATACAAAGGAGCTGTGTGCAATGAAGATTTTTGAAATTATATCTGAAGAAAGTGAATCATCAGATAAACTAGCCGTTTTTCCGTCTGGAAATAAAGTCACCACGGGAGTGTTTGCAAAAAATCTAGCGCAGTATTTTCACGGATTAAATGCGTGGACGAACCGCAGCTTTCATCGTACTAAGTGGACAATGAGCAGAGGCGGCGCATACTATGATCCAGAGTGGAACGTGCACTTCGACAATCTAGAAGATAGAGATGATGCATGGCAAGACATTAAACAACGAGCACAACTAGTTCACACCAAAGATCCATATAATAGAGAATCTGTTAAAACATACGCTAAGGTCGGCAAGTTTTTATTAGCGCCATATTCTAACCGTCATGGACCTAGTATCAGTGTCAGCACGACCAGTATTCTTCGCAACATGATTGCACCTCAGGTAGATATCACTGACCAACAAGCAGCAGCGATCCATGATATTATCAGTAGCAAAACTAAAAACGCAATAGAACGTATTAAAGATATTATAACATGGGCTAACTCTGAACAAGAAGTCAAAAAGATTCTAGACAATAGCAATAAACTAACTCCAAAAGACAAAGCAATTATTGATAATATTATTGCTGGTGCAAAAAACTTTCGAGAACCAAATTGAGAAATACAGCATATGAACGAACACAAGATAGATAACCGTAACGGCATAGGTGCTGTACCTTTTAATCAAGATGTTGATTATTTTGGGCTTAGAGTCAAAATGCTGCCTAGTGTATTTCTTAAGTTAGCTGCACCACTGGAAACTGAACCCAGCAAAGAACTAGAGAAATATATCGCTGACGGCGGTGCTATCGGTGCTCCTTTTTTAAGTATCAGCATACCTGCTGCATGGGACGATGGCGATTTTTCTAGTCCGGCTACCGTTAGAAATCATGAAGGTCGTAATCGCATGACTTTTATCCAGAAGTTAGAAGGAGATGTGCCTGTTGAAGTTCACATATTTCCCAACGGTGGTTATCGAGCAAGAGATCTGACTCAAGATTTTGTAAAAAATATCAACAATGGTCTTATCGCTGAAAAATCAACAAAATACGTTAGAGGACCATTGTTTAAAATAGAAAAAATCCAGGAAGCGTTAAAGCCAATGGTTCAGTTAAGTACTGATCCTGAATATTTTGGTGCAACTGTAACTAATCATCGAGAAAAGAATATTCCCTTACGCATGCTGCCAGTAGACCTCATTAATGTATTTGAACCAGAAGACAAAATGAAGTCATTAAGCAGTCGCATGAACGTAAGTAGATTAAAAAAGTTTATACAAAGCGGCGGCAAAATACCCCCAATTTTAGTAAGAAAACAGGGCACAGGCTATCAAGTGGTTGATGGGCATCATCGACTACACGCTTATAAAAAACTTGGTATAAAAACTATTCCGTGTCGCATTGTTCCAGATAAGCAAATAGATATAGTAGAAAATGACGCTGAACATGCAGCAGAACTTGGTCGCACAGGATTTTGGGGCAAGCAAGGCGCTGGTTGTATCATTATGGCTAAAGACACTGGCAGGATTTGTTTGCCGTACAGATCTGCACATGTTCAAGAACCTAATACTTGGGGAACATGGGGTGGTGCAATTGACGGCAATGAAGATCCGGCTGTAGCAGCCAAACGTGAAGTGCAAGAAGAAGCTGGTTATGATGGTCCAGTGAAAATGGTGCCATTATTATTGTTCCAGCATAGCTCAGGTTTTCGCTATTTCAACTTTATGGCATTGGTAGAACGTGAGTTTACTCCGCAGTTAAATTGGGAAACTCAAACATTTGATTGGGTACAGTTTGGTGAATGGCCTGCGCCGTTACATCCAGGATTAAAATCATTGTTAAATGATTCGGCTAGCATACAAACTATCAAAGAATATGCTGATCAAGCAGAAGGCATCCATGAAGATTTTCAAGATTTGCCTGTAAGAAAATTAGTTATCTTTGACATTGACGACACATTAGTTCACACAGACACCAAGGTTCATGTGATACATAACGGCAAAACTGTCGCTCATTTGAACAGTCACGAGTTTACGCATTATAAATTAAAATCAGGTGAGCATTTTGATTTTGGTAGATTCCGAGACGCACAAGAGTTCTTTGAAAAGTCTCGACCAAATTTACCTATGATAAAACAACTCAAGCAAGATATTGCCACTGGCAACAAAGTAGTGATGGTCACTGCGCGTGAAGATTTCAATGATCGCGAAATATTTCTGAATACCTTCCGTCGATTTGACATTGATATGAGCAAGGTGCATGTGTATCGCGCGGGCAATATCAAGGATAAAATTCAAACAGAAGAAAAGAAAAAGATCATTATTCGTAAATTGCTAAATCAACAAGATTATTCAAAAGCAATCATGTATGATGATGCTGTGCCAAATCTAGATGCATTCATCAGCTTGAAAAAAGAGTATCCTGATACTAGATTCTATGCTTGGCATGTGAGTCTAGATGGTGAAGCGCATGAATATCAACGCACTGATGAAAGTCTTGCTAAACTAGGTAACACCGAAATATCGTTCAAAGTACGTAAAAATATTTCCCGTGATTATTTTGGAACAGAGATGTTTGTAAATGGTGTGGCAGCCGGAGTATTCCAGTACGATTCAGAATCAGGTCGCAGCATAGCTGAAATTTATCCAGAGTTTCGTAACCAAGGACTAGGAAAGATTTTGTTCTTGCACGGGATACTAACTGCAACAAAGTTAGGCATGGATTATGTAGAAGATGAATCACGTACTGCTGAAGCTGATAATGTGCTTGATAGTTTGAGTTCCAATGGTTATATTGTAGATTATGAAGGTCAATGGTACGTTACCAAAGATGGCAAAAGATATCTTAAAGACGCATTAAAAAATAAAAAAACTTTAGATGAAAACTTTGAAAGTTTTCCACAGGGTCAAAGTGAATTTTTAGCATCATTAGTACGAGAAGATCAAGCAGAACGCAACGAATTTATAACAGAAGCAGCCACATCAGTGCTGTTTCACTATACCAGTGTGTGGGCTGCTGAACAAATACTCAAAGATCAAGAATTTGAACTATCTTCATCGACTGGCACTGGAGTCGAAGCTGGTTTAGCACCCAAAGGCCGCCCATTCTTTTTGAGCACCACCAGAAGCAAGGTAGGCGATTATCATCGTTATACACCGTATTCTGCTGCTATGTTTGTGCTAGATGGAGATTGGCTTAACACACACGGTGTCAAAACTAAACCAGTTGATTATTGGGACCGTATGTGGCTACAGTCGTCATCAGGACGAACCAGTGAAAGTGAAGATCGAATCTTTTCTCGAACCAATACTTTGCCGTTAACCATGGTTCGCGAACTGCATTTATTCATTAAGCCAGATGATAAAAGTGCAGATGAACGACATCGTGTAAGAGTAAGACATTGTTTGATATTAGCCAAACAACAAAATATACCAGTTTTTTTATATACTACTAGCCAAGCCTGGTTGTTACAAGATAAACGCCGAGCTGTTAACCCGTCAGAAATAAAATCAGCACTGTCAGGTTCAATAGAACCTACCAAGACTTGGCGAAAATCAAGGTACGATCATCTTGGTCAATGGTTAGAACTCATGCACCAAGATCAAAAATCAAGGCTTAGTGCTGGCGCCGAAACACTGCGTTATAACCTGATTTATCATAGTCAGTATAGTGATGCGCACAAAGGCTTAGAAAATGATATGCATAACTCTCGTAAGCCAGCCAGTAGAGAATACCCAGAAGTGGTCAAGATCAACAAGTTCATGATGAAACACAAGATTTCTTCAGTCAAAGAACTTTATCATTATTTGAAAGATAAATGGATGGCAATTGATGCCAAAAATAGATCAGCTCGACTAGATGAAATCAAGCTGTCAGGAAAAAGTTCTAAAAACACTGATGCTTTTATGGATGAATACTATGAGCAAACCAACTCTCATCCTTTTTCTAGTAAAGAAAGAATTTACAATGACGAGGTTTCTATTGAACTAAGTCCATATGGATCCAACATACATTTAGCTGATATACGTTCGTTAAATCCTCGATCAGGTGCTGGCACACGCGGACTAAAGTTTATAATAGGCTTAGCCAACAAGCATGGTGTTGGCATTGAAGGTTTAGCCAAAGCATATCATACTGAAAAAAAGAAATACATAGCTAGCAGCAAAAGACTTAGACAATGGTATCTAAAACATGGGTTCAGAGATACACCCGGCACTTATGGTGATAATGATCAAGGCTATGATATTGAATATGTTCCAGAAAATTTTGATGAACAAAATGAATCATTGCCTTCTGTGAATACCGCTAAATCAGCAATGCCAAGAATTCTTGAAAAAGTTCAAAGAGTATATGATGATTGGGATGAGGCAGATCGCGATACATATGCAGGCGGTGGCATATGTCACTTATTAGCAGATGAAATTTGTGATGTGTTAGGTTCAATGGGAATTGAATGTGCTACTGTAAGTTGCTCCATGGAACAACATGTATACGTTGGTGCAAAATTTGAAGAAGGTGTTTACAGTATCGATATACCATATCATATATACGAGACCGGCGGTGGATTTAGCTGGCAAAAAATACCAGATATTAAGTTTGAACCAAATGACGTAGAATTTTACCAGGTATCTGGGGATCCTGATGAATTTGAAAATTATATTGGGGTTTATGAAAGTTTAGAAGAAGACTGGAGAAAGACAGCACTGGGTGTTGCTGCTAGTGCAGCTATTGCTGCCGGCATGACTAAACTACCAGCACCAGATATACACAAAGAACCGACCGAAAGACCAGCTGTTACACAGCAAGTGCAACCAGCACCAGCACAAAACATTGCACAACAAAAAGCAATTAAAAAACATAAGCCGCAAATAAAACTTCAAACTCAACACGAGTCTGAAAAAATATTGTATTCTATTGCCGTAAACGAAGGTTTAAGAGGAGAAGAATTAGCACAGTTTCTAGCCCAGTGCAAGCATGAAACAGCTAATTTTCAAAAGATGCATGAAATAGGTGCAATAAAGAAATTAGCTGCTTCTTATGCTAAAAAAACAAGTTTGGGTAATAAAAATAGAAAAGATGCTGCTAAATTTATAGGGCGCGGGCCATTGCAAATAACAGGCAGAGAAAATTATCAGAACGCCAGTCAGTATCTTTTCAATAAATTTGAAAATGAAGATCCTGAATTTTTAGAATCATTGCCTGGCGGCGATCACCCGGATTTTTTATTGCGTTATCCTACATTAATGGCTGATCCCATGATCGGCGGATATGCAGCAATTTATTATTGGAAAAGCAGAGTTAGACCAAATGTAAGTGATTTTAGTGACACATCTCAGGTTACCAAACAGATCAATCCAGCAATGCGGGGAGTAGATAGTAGACAAGCAAATTACCAAGCATACGCGGGAAACTAGGCTAACATCAATGAAAGCAAAAGAGATCATCACGGAAACAGCAGTCAAACCATACGAAATTCAAGTTCGAGACTGGTCTAGTGACGAAGCTGTAGAAATATTAAAAAACAACTGCAAAGATTCATTAAAACTGGTTAAGAGCAGAGACACATTGTTTCGGGGCATGACCAACCGAGGTGCGTTTTTGGTTATAGATCCCAGCACTGGTGTTAGAAAAAGTACTAATACTAAAAATTACTATACCATATTGATGGATAACAGTCCTTATTTTCGTGAATATCCAGCACGTAGTAAAAGTTTAATTTGTACGACTGATAAAAGTTATGCTGGAGATTATGGAACTATATATGCATTGGTACCGTTCGATGGGCAAAAAATTGGAGTCTGTCCGTATAGTGATATTTGGTTCACCGTGATAAGAAATCTTCCCCTGGCGGGAGGAGAAGTTTGTTCTTTTGAAGACATCGATCTGTATTTTAGACGACATTTTAAACTCAGTGAAAAAGACGTATCAGAAAGAAAAATACCAGACACATTGCGATCTCTATGTGTAGATAATGGTGTCAATCCGGATCAATTTTATGACATAATAGATCAACGAATGTCACCAGAACACACAGGATTCAACTTGTTTTCAACTGCTGCATTTGCAGCTAACCGTGAGTTATTAGATCGTAGAGAATGTTGGGTAGGCGGAAAAGTGTTATTAATCCGACGTGATATGCTGAATGAAGTGATCAAAAAGATATGATGATTCATAGCTGTTTCATATGTTTTACACAAAAAAGTTAAATAGGCATAAAATAAAATGAAAATAAACGAAATACTCAACGAAGAAACTAGCCGAGTGAGTGAAAAATGGAGCAAAAAATACAAACGCAGTATTGATTGCAGTCATCCAAAAGGTTTCAGCCAAAAAGCTCATTGTGCTGGTCGAAAGAAGCACAAAGAATCTCGTGAAATATATCCAGAAAGTTTATATGAATTTGCGGTAGATGGCGATGGCAACAATGACAAAAATGGTAGATGGTATACAGACGTTCAGCTAGCCGGTATCATTGGCGAGGATTGGAATGACTTTGATGTAGGGCAAGTAATGAACTGGAATCAGCAATCTAAAGAGTGGTTGATACGCGAAGTTCAACTGTTTTTAGACGATCTTGGATATAACGTAATTGTCAGCGATGTCAGAGATAACTATGAACAAGGATATCAATATTTAGATTGGTACATAGAAGGCAATTTTTATAATCCTCGCTTTTCCAACAAAGATATTTCAGAAGGCTTTAACAGCAAGCAAGAAGTAATCGCTCATTTTATTAAGCAGGGTAAAAGTGCTGCTGCAGGTGCTGCAGCATGGGAACGTGGTTGGCGAGGCGCGACCAAGAAAAAAGAAGTCAAGCCATTTGATCCTGAAAAGAATAAAAATGTTCGCTTACCTTACATTGATGAAGCTGCATCAAATTTAACAAAAGAAGATGATCTGTCGATCTTTATACGTGAGTTGTTTAAAAATTGCAGTGATATGATGTCAATATTTAAGAAAGATACCAGATTAAATTTGTATCGAGGTAGCAAACGCAGCACACCAAATTTTTCACTTACAAGATATGATATCGGTAACCGTCAGAAAAAAATTGAGCAGGGAAGTACAGATACCCCAGAGCTACTTAATCAAAGAATGAATCTTAATCACAGTGCAGACAGTGGGTTACCTTTTAGATACGGCATGTTTTGCACCGGCGACGCGCTGGACGCTACTGAATATGGAAAATTGAGTGTGATTTTTCCAATGAATGGATTTAAGTTTTGTTATAGTCCAAAAATCAGAGATTTATACGGTAAAATACCAGCTTATATAGAGACTATGGCTAGAAACAACAATGACCTGGATACAGCTTTTGAATTTATCGACGATTTATATAACAAAGCAGATTATGAATACGGTTCTAGCAAAAACTCCGGTCTTTTATCTGAAGCAATTTTATCACACAATGAAATCATGATTTATCCACCAAACAACGAAAGTAGTTTATATTATTATCGTGTTGATTACACTTTTTATCGTGATAAAGTGTTGCCTTTGATATTTGAAAAACTTAATTTAGTTTATTGAAATGAGATATCAAGAATTCATCATTGAGGCTGGCGTACAAGCCTATCAGCACAAAGATTTATCACAAGATCAGGCTGTGGAAATTTTAAAAACCAAGTGCAGTGATTTTTTACCGCTGGTTCAACAAAAAGGTGAAAAAACATTGTATCGTGGCATGACTGATTTTGGGGATTACAGAATTGTATATCCAAGTTCCGGATCAAGAATCAGTCAAAACACTACCAACCATTATACTGTTCTGCTGGATAATAGTCCATATATGAAAGAGTATCCTCGTCGCAGTAAAAGCCTAATTTGCTCGGCCGGCTTTGATTACGCCCAAGGATTTGCTGATCCTATCGGGAAAAAAAGTTCTGGTGATACTTATGCCGTTATTCCATTTAATGGCAGCAAGATTGGAATTTGTCCACAAAATGATATATGGCGAACGCCAATTACTGTTGACCCCAATCTTCATTTTTATGGTTATACCAGCATGCAGGCATTCAATAATTGGCTCGAAGATTATTTGAATTTAAGTGCTGGAGATGTTGCACAAGAAGTTTTAACACCAGAAGCAGAAAACTACTGTAAAAAATTTGGCTTAAATCCAAAATACTTTTACCAGTACTTATATCACGCTTTGTCTCCGCAGCGAGCCCATTGGGAACTACTAAGCACGAGCGAATTTGCTGCAACCCGCCAATATTATTCAGACAATGAATGTTGGGTTGGCGACCCTTGTTTGCTGATACGTTTCACCAGTATGTCGGCAATAAAAGATCTTTTGGAAGATAAATAAAAGATTATGAGCGATATAAGACGACATATACAATTAATTGAAAGCACACTTGTTGAATACAGCAAGCCTATGGAGTTTTTTTCCAAATCACCTAAGGCAATCGAGATTATACAACATCTGCATAAAAATAATGTTATACTGCATGACGCAGATTTCACACAATACGATATTAAATCAAGTATTCCAAACAATTCATTGCTTTTAATTGAATTTGAAAAAGGTGTTGCTGGTATAGCGGCAAAGACTCCCCAGTTTGGATCGCACCCTGCAGATACAGTCTATCATGTATGGTATACCAATCCCCGCAGTGATGCAGAAACCATAATTAAAACAACATCAGCCTCTAATTTTGATAATTTGCTGAAAGAATTATTTATTTTGATAAACACAACCAATAACCCCAGATGGGAGTACAGTTGGAGTGATACTGGGCAATTTGTCAATTATTGGCTACCAAATGATCCCACACGTAAAATTTATGCTACTTTTGATCGTAGAACTAACAAAGGTGAACTATTATTCCCTGCGGACGATATAGATGACATAGTTTTTTTTAAAACAACAGGTAAAAAGAATTTTCTAGATCGCTTAAAACATACCTTGGGCAACATCAAAAAGAAAGACGTATATATTGCAGCGCAGTATTCTGCTTCCTTTGATAAATTCAAAGCTAGAAAGAATGCCAAAAAAGACAATACATCTGAAAACGTTTCTTTTTCTTGGTTGTTGGAACGATTTAAACCAATTTGGCGGCGAACTTTAGAATCTGCAAAAGGTGAGCTTAAAAATTCCATCAACATCATGGTAAAAAACGATGCATATCGCAACGTTAGTAACAAAATTCGCAAACTAAGTGATATAAATGATTTGATAGAATATTTAGACTCCGAAACTGATGCAGAAAAAGTTGGCAATAGCTTAGATAAGATGATTAAATACGCTGTGTTATTGGCTACCTACCATCATTATCCTGACTCACGAGATCCCGACGTGGAATTTTCGCAAATTGTTTACGACAAACATAATTGGCGTGAGTTAACTCAGGGAATTAACCATGACTACGTTGATCGACTTTTTTCAGACATACGAAAAGGCGATATGCAAAAACTTTCCACTGTTTTATATTTTTTCAAACAGTCAGCATTAATGACAGCTTAGGAATCTGCGCTTATGAAAGCATATGAATTTTTGTTTGAATCTAGAATAGTTGATCAACTATTATCCCAAAATACAGATGACAAAGATCCTAAACTAAAAGCTTTTGAAATAGCATTTCGTAACGATACATCGATTCCACTAAATTCAAGAGCTTTATTAGTAAGCAAGGGAAAATCAAGTGCAAAAAATTCATTGTTAGCCTGGCGAGAAATGATTGACAAAGCTCTTGTCAACACTGATTACGGTGACATGAGTGCTGGCAGATATTTTGAAGAATGGTTATTTAATCGTTATATTCAATTTGCTATCGATTATGAAGATATTTCTGGTGAAGCTGATGTATTAGGCATGTGGAAAGTTTTGAAAGTCAGAAATCTATTAATTCCTGCTCACCAAGATCTGAACAAATTTAAAGATATAAGGTCTATACGAGATAAGCTTCGCGACAGCAATTATAGCGAAGCACTAAAAAAAATAAGAAACCAAGAAAAAATAAAAGCTGCCAAGAAAAACAAAAAAGAAATAGTATTGATAGACAATGACAGATTTTTGGTTGTGTTGCCACTGAATTTTGGATCTTGCTATTATTTTAATAATTCAATGGGAATTCAAGCCAGTTTCTGCACTGGCAGCAGTTCTGGAGAAACGTGGTTCAGCAGATATGCACCAGAAGGGGTGTTGATCAGCATCATAGATAAAAACAATTCAAACGATGTTAACGGCAAATGGCAACTGCATGCGCCCAGTAACCAAATGAAAAATGCTCTGCAAACCAGTTCAAGCTTAACTCAGTCAGACCAAAAATTTGCTGAGTTGTTTCCAGGATTGTTAAAACAAATCACACAAGCCATGCATCAAAAAACTCAAGAAATACAAAGTTTTTCTGACTATGATGTCGATTCTGAAATCGAAAAAATAAAAAACAAGTTTCCACGGTCATATCAATCAGAAGAAACAGCAAGCTGATTTATCCATTCAACTTGCGTTTTCCATAGTATCGAATGTATAATTTGTCTTTCAAAGAGGAGAATATTATGTCTGCGGATCGAGTTTTTACCCAAGAGCAAAAAGCAAAATTGGTACAGATTTTCAATGAAGCAATCGGTGTGTATCAGGAAATTGAAGACCTCAATGAAGGATTGTCTGATACTATCAAGGCGGTAGCTGAAGAAATGGAAATCAAGCCAACTCTGCTGAAAAAGGCTATCAAGATTGCACAGAAGAGCAAGCTCACTGATACCAATGCTGAACATGAAGAATTGAACACAATCCTGGAGACTGTAGGTCGTACTCTATGATAGATTGGTTCGATAGTACCTGGCGTTTTGTCAAAGGTGATTATCGTGATTGGCCTATGCGTTTTGCCTTAGAAGTATTTGCATGGGCACTGAGCATAGGCTGTGCTTTGATCATGGCTTTGACTGTACCCACTCCACCACTGGTCTATATGTATCCTTTTTGGATGCTAGGTTGCTCTATCTATGCATGGGCAGCTTGGACCAGACATAGTTTTGGTATGCTAGCCAACTATTTGCTGTTGGTGACAATTGACAGTGTAGGTTTGTTTAGATTACTAAGTAATCAAGTATAGTATCGCTCACTCACGAGCACGAAGCAGCAGTGCTAGCTAGAAGTAGCACAAGGAGAACAGTATGTCATATGTAGACGCCCTTTATGATCGGGCCAAAGATCGTATTCATGTAGCTGAGCGAATAGACGGCCAGCGAGTTTACAGAGAATATCCAGCCAATTACACGTTCTATTACGATGATCCTCGCGGAAAATTTCGTAGTATCTACGGTACTCCAGTGAGTAGATTCAGTACTCGTAATAACAAAGAATTTCAAAAAGAACTCAAGATAAATTCAGGTAAACGAATCTGGGAATCAGATATCAATCCAATATTTCGATGTTTGGCTGATAACTATCTAGGTGCAAGTTCTCCTAAGCTGCAAACAGCGTTCTTCGACATCGAGGTAGATTTTGACAGCGAACGAGGATATGCACCAACCACTGATCCTTTCAACAAGATAACCAGCATCAGTGTATATCTAAACTGGATGGAAAAGATGGTGACATTGGTGTTGCCACCTAAAACTTATAGCTGGCAAACAGCAGAAGAAATCTGCGCTAAGTTTGACAACTGTTTTTTGTTTGATCGAGAAGAAGACATGTTAGAGACTTTTCTTGATCTTATTGATGATGCTGATATCTTGAGTGGATGGAACTCAGAAGGTTTTGATATTCCGTATACTGTTATGCGTATAAACAAGATTCTCAGCAAAGACGATACTCGTAGACTTTGTTTATGGGGGCAATATCCCAAACAAAAAATATTTGAACGATTTGGTGCAGAAATGGTTACCTTCGATCTGATAGGTCGGGTTCATCTAGACTACATGCAACTGTATCGCAAGTATACATACGAAGAACGCCATAGTTATAGTCTAGACAGCATTGGTGAATATGAAGATGTAGGCAGCAAAGTAGCGTATGAAGGAACTCTAGATCAGTTGTACAATCGAGAATTTGAAAAGTTCATCGATTACAACCGTCAAGATACCATGTTGTTGGCTAAACTAGATAAAAAGTTAAGATTTTTGGAACTTGCCAATGAACTCGCTCATGACAACACTGTGTTATTGCAAACAACAATGGGGGCAGTGGCTGTTACTGAACAGGCTATCATCAATGAAGCCCACGCTCGTGGCATGGTAGTTCCAAATCGTCGCAAAAGTGAAAAACATTTAGATGGCAGTACTGATGACAAAGCTGCTGGTGCTTATGTTGCCCACCCTAAAAAAGGCATGCATGAATACATTGGAGCTATCGACTTAAACAGTCTTTATCCGTCAACTCTGCGTGCATTGAATATGGGGCCAGAAACTATCGTGGGTCAACTTCGCCCAATAATGACAGATCATTATATTCACGAAAAGATGGCAGAAAAGACAATAAATGGCAAACGAGTAATCGGTTCTACGTTTGCAGATGCATGGGACGGTTTATTTGGCAGTTTAGAATACCAGGCTGTGATGAATGCAGAAGTAGGAACAGAAATTACCATTGACTGGGAAGATGGCAATAGCACAGTCCATACTGCTGATGAAGTATGGCGAATGATATTTGAGGGCAACCAACCGTGGACTTTGAGCGCGAATGGAACAATATTTCGATTCGATGTAAAAGGTATTATACCTGGTCTTTTAGAGCGTTGGTATTCAGAACGCAAAGAACTTCAGAAAACTAAAAGACAATGGACTTCTTTAGAATCTGGAATTCCTATTCCAAATAGATTAAAAAGTTAGTCAAAAAGATTAAAATCAACTGTTGAGCATAAATACTTCATTATGATTTCAACAATTGATTTTAAAAAAAGATATCCTCGCCAATTTAAACGTTTAAAAGAGTATTACGGGGGAGAGAAAAACATTTTTGATGTTAATGCTGCAATACAACTTTATCTTCGTAAAGAACCTCCGCCTACTTGTGAAATGTGCAATATACCGTTGAGCATTTGTAAAAAATTCAGACTCCCTGATGCAAAAAAGAGATGTCGCGATCACATAAATACCAAATTGGTAATAACATTAGATGCCCTGGATAAAGCACAAACTGACAAATACTCCATTCATTCTGTGCCGTTGAAACTTTTAACAAGAACTGATCAAATAGAAATATGCTGTAAAGAGCACGGTGTCTATAAAGTTAATATTGGAAACTTTATCGATGGCATGGAATGCCAACAGTGTTATTTTGATTCTAAGATAGGAATATCTAGAGGGCCTCATACAGAGAAATCTAAGAAAAAAATATCTAATTCGAAAATTGGTAAAAAGATCAATCTTAGTGAGGAAGTCAAAGTAAAAAAAACACAGAAGCAAAAAGATTCTTGGAAACGTAGAAGAGAAAACGAAGAAGAATTTAAAAAATATCTAAATTTACTAAGTTCTAGAAGAAAAGAACATATAGCAGAAACAGGATTTGTTTTTCCTTCAAAAAAAGATACCAAACTTGAAAAGAAGTTCGAACAGTTTTTAGTGAGTAAAAATATAAGATACCAAAAACAATACGTATTGGGTAGTAAAAAATTTGATTTTTTTCTAGATGATATGTTATTATTAGTTGAGGTAGATGGAGAATATTGGCATCAGTTAGAACAATCTATAAAAAATGATATAATCAAACACAAAATATGCGTAGAACATCAGATACAACTTATTAGAATATCATCCGATAATTTTTGCCCGGAGATCATTTTTGAAAGTAAAGCGATACAAGATGCGCATACACAACAAATATTATTTAAGAGAGGTATAAATGGACTTCAATAAGTTACATTCGATACTGGAATCAGGAACTAAAGAGGAACTTACAGAGTTTTGCCATAATAATAATCTTGTTATAAAAGACGGCAAAATTTTTCACTCAGATACTGAATCAGTAAAACAATCTGTAGCTTTCTGGGATAAGCGTCAGTTGGTCAAGAAGATCAACTTAAATTCGTAACCTTATTGCGACCTCCAATGGCAACATTGGTTGAATAACTCCTTTAAATGCTGGAAACTCTTACCATTAAGTTGAAGACAATCAGCAGCCAAGCGCATAATGCGAAGGTTCAACGACTAGTCGAAAGACGTAGACTCAAGCGAGTCGAAATGGGGAGCATCCATACTTAGTGGATGGTGATATAGTCTGATCCTTATAGAAATATGAGGCAGTTTTTTTAATAAACGGGCTAGCAATAGTGAAACTAGCTGAACATAAATGTATATGGCGCTATTCTAAATGCAGGCTGCAGATTCTTTGACCATCGTATTGGACAAAGCACAACACTCACTGGTCGTATTATTGCCAAACACATGGATGCATTTGTAAATGAAGCCATCGCCGGCGAGTACAATCATGTCGGTGACAGCATTATCTACGGTGACACAGACTCTGTATATTTCTCAGCATGGCCTATCGTGAAGTCAGAAGTAGAAGCAGGCAACATGGAATGGAACAAGGATATCTGTGTAGGTCTGTATGATACCATCGCAGATTCTGTGAACGATTCATTTCCGGCGTTTATGGAACGTGCGTGCCATTGCCCACGAGATATGGGAAGTATTATCCAGGCTGGTCGTGAACTGGTAGCAGAAAAAGGTTTGTTTATCAAGAAAAAGCGCTATGCTGTGTTGATCTATGAACTTGAAGGCAAGCGACTGGATTTCGATGGCAAACCTGGAAAAGTCAAAGCCATGGGATTAGACTTAAAGCGTTCGGATACTCCTAAAATTGTGCAGGACTTTCTCAGCAAAATTCTGTTGGATGTGCTGACCGGCGCTGAACGTGATACCGTTGTCGCGAAAGTGCGAGAGTTCAAATTGATGTTTAAAGATCTTCCTGCTTGGCAGAAAGGAACTCCTAAACGTGTAAACAATCTTACCAAATACAGCACAGCAGAAACTCTTCATGGAAAAACTAATATGCCTGGACATGTACGTGCTGCAATGAATTGGAATCGTCTAAGACAAATGTTCAACGATAACTATAGTATGAAAATCGTGGACGGTATGAAAACTATTGTTTGCAAGATCAAGGATAACCCACTGGGATATACAAGTGTAGGTTATCCTATCGATGAATCAAATATTCCTTCTTGGTTTAAAGATTTGCCGTTCGATGATGATATGATGGAATCAACTATTGTTGATCAGAAAGTAGAAAATTTATTAGGCGTGCTGAATTGGGACATGACATCACGCACTGATATCAAAAGTACTTTCCGCAGTCTTTTTACATTTGAATAAATTACCATATCACTTGCATTGCCTAAATATTATTATATAATCAAATCCATTACACGGAGAATTTAATGAAAGACATACTCAAGAATATAGTGCAGTATACTTATGGACTTAATAAAGTTGACCTGCTCAAGATCACTGGTTCTGCAGAAGAAACACTGATCAACGCTGTATCAGAAGATAGAACAGTAATCATCGAAGGCAAATTCAAAGCACCAATCGCTGAATTTGAAGGCGTATTTGGTGTACCAAATCTATCTCGATTGAATACTATTCTAAATATCGACGAATATCGTGAAGATGCAAACATTACCATGACTTATAAGAAAGATGAAGACACAGGCGAAGATATGCTTAGCGGTGTTCATTTTGAAAACAAGCACGGTGATTTCAAAAATGATTATCGTTTGATGAACAGCAAGGTCGTGAACGAAAAGCTCAAAGGCGTCAAGTTCAAAGGCGTGAAATGGAATGTAGATATCGCTCCTAGTGTTCTAGGTTTGCAGCGTCTAAAGGCTCAAGCATCGGCCAACAGTGACGAAACTACTTTTATGGCCAAGACTGAAAATGGCTCACTGAAGTTCTATTTTGGTGATCCTTCAAACAATGCTGGTAGTTTTGTATTTGAACCTAATGTTAGCGGAAATCTGAGCAAAGGTTGGTTATGGCCTGTTAACACGGTGATTACCATTCTTAATTTGCCAGGCGATAAAACCTTCAAGTTCAGCGATGAGGGTGCAGCCAAGATCACAGTCGATACTGGAATCGCTGATTATGAGTACATCATCCCAGCACAGACCAAATAACATGTCCGATCTATATCCACAAGATAACTTGACAGCCAAGCAGAAGGATTATGCAATCTTTCTGCCTGCATTGAGTCCGTCGTTTTCATCAATTATTTCAGAACAAAGATTTAAAAATGCTGTAAATCCAGCCAGATTTCCTGCGCAAATTCAAGATTTAGAACAATTGAATTGGCTTAACAGTAAGAAAGCACTGTTTCCATATCGTTGGACCTTGAGTTCTGGTGGACATGTAAATCTAGATGTATCTAAATTTGATGAAAGTGAAGACATGATTCGCAATCGAGAGCCAGGTTCATTTATTGTAGGTGATTCCGGCGGCTTTCAGATTGGCAAAGGTGTGTGGGCTGGTGATTGGAGAGATCCCAATAGTTCAGAAGTCAAGAAAACTCTGAATGATTTAATGTCTGCAGGCCCCGTAAGCATTAAAAAAGGCAAAAAGATTGTGCAAGTTGATCCTTATCAGCAACAGTTGAACAAGCTAAAAGCTGCTGATGATAAACGAACTCAGATTCTTACCTGGCTAGACACCGTTGCCGATTATAGTATGACACTAGATATTCCTAATTGGATCATTCGTGATCCTAATGCGGTGAAAGCAACCTGCGTTACCACTCTCAAAGAAGCAGTAGACGGCACCAAATACAATAACGAATATTTCATTGCCAATCGCAAAGGCAAGGACAACGGTGGTACCAAGTTTCTGAATGTGTTGCATGGCATTAACCACGCATCTGCAGAAATCTGGTATGATACTATGAAACATTATTGTGATCCCAAGAAATATCCTGGTCGCCATTTCGATGGATGGGCAATGGGCGGACAAAACAAATGTGATGTACATTTGTTGCTTAAGCGTTTGGTATTACTTCGCTACGACGGCTTGTTAGAACAAGGATTGCATGATTGGATGCATTTGTTGGGTATTAGTAGGTTAGAGTGGGCAGTATTACTCACTGCGATGCAGCGTAGTATTCGACGTCATTGGAATCCTGATTTTACCATCAGTTTTGACTGTGCGAGTCCTTTTCTCGCAGCAGCAACTGGACAGATTTATCATCATATTGATTTGAAAGATGCTGCCAAGTGGACTTATCGAATGACTCGTCATATTGATAATCACAAATATGCAAAAGATACACGTAGCGTCAGAGATGTAGCAATCACGGATTATTTGGATCATTTCGGGCATTTTGAGGATAGTCCGGTCACTTCTAGGCTTAAAATCAGCGATATGTGTGTAGGTACTCGCACTAACAATAGTTGGGACGGTTTTACGTATCCGCTGCTGCAGGCGCACAATGTGTGGATGCATATTGAATCTGTACAGCGGGCTAATCGTGAATATGACGATGGTAGATATCCAGCAATGCTGAGAAATATTCGCGGAGATCACGAATATGTATCTGATGTTATCGAAAAAGTTTTCGCTGCTCCTACCAAAGCTAAATCATTAGAGATCATTGATCGGTATGGAAGTTTTTGGATGAATATTCTTGGTGTAAGTGGGAACATTGGTAAAAAAACTATTAACTCTAGTACAATGTATAATCAACACTTTGAACAAGATATCAATGCTTGGACCAACGATCTAGAAAAAATTGATTCTGATAAACCTGAGATTCATTCAACATTCAATGATTTGTTTAGTCAAGTATGATTAACATGCAGGAACGAGCACTGCTAGAGCAAATCAAGTCAAGATCTAAAAGAATGATCGTGACCGCAGTCTGTCTAGCAGATTCATATGAACCAAAAATACTCAGACAGATCAAAATCTACATCGAAAATACAGATAGGCAAATCTCATCTGAAATAGAGTTGAAAACATGGATCGAATCATTATATTATGATGGATCTTTAAAAGTACACAATGATATGTCTGACGAGCTTTATCTCCTATTGACCAATAAATTCTTTAACAGAGAAATGGTGATAGAAATCACACAAGACGGAAACACTGGTCACGTAACCAGTTATGCAACTATAGACTATTGAAGGAAATTAAAATGGCAAAAGAATGGCTTAAAAAGTACACACACCGCAAGCCTGAAGTCAATCGAATCTTCGATGACCTGGAAGAATACTTGGAGTTCTGCAAGTGGCAAGGCTATATCTATGATGAATCCCATCTATACAATGAAAAAACGCCTTGGGGCGAAATGCAGCGTGTTAAGAACGGCAAGCCACCCAAGGATAACTGGACTGCTCGTCCAAAAAGCGAGCGGCGCGACTTCCGTCCAACTAATATTCGTTAAAGGAGATTGCAATGGCTAGAAAAATTATCAACAAGATCAATGAAAAACTAACCAAGGTTGATGATGGGTTTCATGTTTACATGTACGACAATGGATTTATGTTTGAACTCACTGGTCGTAATAGCAAAGATGATTATACCACTGTAAAGATCATGGTCAGTACTGTAGAAGAGCTTTATGAACTTTTCAAAGAAGCTGCTAGCATGGATAGAGTTTAATCACTAATAAAGACAGTACCGGGCTGGTTGTCGTAAATCGCATTTGGTGAGATCTGAATTTATATCATTCAGCAGTTCTGCCGGTGTGTATTGACAACCAGTGCCTAAGTACTTTATTATAGCGATTATTCAAATTTGGAGTTATCATGAAACAACCTATCAGTCAACGAATCCGAGATCGCATTGAAGCAGCTGGCTCTCGTTATCACAGCAATGACAATATTTCAGAATTTATCTTGAGTTCTGATGAGTTGGATGAACTAGTGAATGAAGTAGCTGGCAAGTTCCAAGATGTGTTGGATAGTTTGGTGATTGACACCGACAGAGATCACAACACACAAGACACTGCGCGTCGTGTAGCCAAGATGTTTGTGCGAGAAACTTTCAGTGGAAGATATCGTCCTATGCCCAAGGTCACTGCATTTCCAAACATGGGTTATCAGAGTTTGTATACCACTGGTCCTATCAGCATTCGCAGCACCTGCGCTCATCACTTCCAAAATATTGTTGGCAATTGTTGGGTTGGTATTGTGCCTGAATCTGAGGTTATTGGTCTGAGCAAGTTTAATCGCATTGTTCATCACATTTGCGAGCGTCCACAGATTCAAGAAGAAATGACCACACAGATTGCAGATGCACTAAAAGAATATGCCAAAACTGATAATGTTGCTGTGGTCGTAAAAGCAGAACATTTTTGCATGAGTCAGCGTGGTGTTCGAGAACACAACTCTGACATGAGCACAGCAATCATGCTAGGCCGATTCAGAACATCCGCAGAACTCCGTCAAGAATTTTATCAACTGCTGCAGACCATGAAAGGTCACAGCGGCAATTACTAGGAGAAATCATAATGTCAAGTCGAGAAAGGGATCAAGCAGATCTAGATCTAGACACATTCATCGAGTTGTTTGATGAAGCTATATCCAGTAATGACCCTCGTGTGCAGCGTGCGCTGCAAGATTTGTTGGTGATCAGTGCATTAATTAGAACTAAAAGTGATCATGACCAAGTAACAAAAGGTCCGCTGCGTCGTTTGTTTGATGATGTTAATAATATCAATCGCAGACTCAATAAAATCGAGCACGCTGATATATACGAAAAGATGTTGAATCAGATGAATCAGAAGCCAAGTTGGGATTTAGACCAATATAGCATGCCGATCACCGTCACACCAAATACCATGCCACCATATCCTTATGGCACTTGGAATACCAAGTTAAATCAACCTAGTTTGTTTGGGGGCAATCTTGCTGATGATCCAAATATCAAACCTTATATGGATTCATTAAATCCACCGGCAACTTCAGGTGAAGACTGTTAATGAACATAAGCAACTGGTTGAATCCTATTGCCATTGATCTTGATACAATCACAGAAGAAATAGTTGAATGGTATCGCAATATCGGCGGCAAGGTAAATTCTAGAATAGAGTCAGGTTCATGGGGACAAATTTTTACTAAACATTATCTAGCATATGGCAACAGCAAATGGTGTTTTATAGGACCAGATATGGTGCCAGTACGTTTGTATTTTTGTGCAGAAGATGCTAGTGTAGCATTGATGTTTATTTTAAAGTTCGATAAGCACATATGGAAACATAATATGAAAGAACTTTTACATGAAGAAAATATTTTATGTTGAAAGTCAACTGATTGACAACACTAAATTGTGCTAAAATCTAGCACAAACGTACTAAAATCAAGCACAAGGAAAAATAAATGGCGTATACAAGCAAATCAACAAATGTACCAAAGGCAATCAAGAGTCAGGCACGCGGTCTGTCACTGTCACTAAAGGATCCTTCTATGTTTAAATTATTCATTCGTATGTGGGTAACAGCAACGCAAGAACAGTCTAAAGTTCGTGTCAATCGTAATCATGCGATCGGCGATGCAATGAAGGGTTCCAACAATGACTAAAATCACAGCAAGTCGGTATCATGATTTTAGTGCAGGGCATCGAGTTTTTCAACATGAAAGCAAATGTGCTCATATGCATGGGCATAACTATCGTGTTCATTTCACGATTGAAGCGCCACAGCTAGACAATATTGGTCGAGTGCTAGACTTTAGTGTGATCAAGGAATTGCTGTGCAGCTGGCTAGAAGACAACTGGGATCATAAGTTTCTTCTGTGGGATCAGGATTCATGGGCATCACCTATTTCAGCATTAGATCCACATGGTGTAGTTATCGTTCCGTTTAATCCTACTGCAGAAAATATGGGGCAGTATTTGGTAGATGTTATTGGTCCTATTCAGTTGTCTGGAACAGATGCCAAATTGATTCGGGTAGACATTGAAGAAACACGTAAATGTAGTGTTACGGTAGAGGTATAAAATGAGCAAGATCAAGATCTCTGAACTCTTCTATAGTATCCAGGGAGAAGGCAGATACATGGGAGTTCCTAGTATCTTTCTGCGCACCTTTGGCTGCAATTTTTCTTGTAAGGGCTTCGGTATGCCACGAGGACAACTCAGCACTGAAGCTGATGATATTGATGCCAACAAGTATGCAGACTATCGAGATCTACCGTTGGTATCCACTGGTTGCGATAGTTATGCCAGTTGGCATCATAACTTCAAGCATATGAGTCCTATAATGGATTCAGAGCAGATCGTAGAACAGATCATGACACTGCTGCCACATGGTGAATGGCGAGATGAACATCTAGTCATCACTGGCGGCGAACCACTACTTGGGTGGCAGCGGTGTTATCCTGATTTATTGATGCACGAAAAAATGCGAAATGTTCAAGAAATTACTTTTGAGACAAATGGAACTCAAACGCTAAGTCGAGAATTAATCAGTGCATTAAATATTTGGGATTGGGAAGAAGTCACATTTAGTGTGAGTCCTAAATTGAGCTGTAGCGGAGAATCTCGTAAAGATTCGATCAATCCTGAAATTGTAAAGGAATATGCAAATGTAGGCTATACATATTTGAAGTTTGTAATAGCTACCGAAGAAGACGCTGCTGAAGCATTGGAAGTGATTGACATTTATCGTGACACAGGATTTCAAGGTCCAGTGTATTTAATGCCAGTGGGGGGCACTGAATCTGTGTATGCACTAAATAATCGTCGAGTGGCAGATCTAGCAATGAAGCATGGTCTTCGTTACAGTGATCGTTTACAAGTGCCACTTTTCAAAAATAGTTGGGGTACATAACATGGCATTATTTGATATTTTTAAAAATAAGAAACCTGTTTCTGATCAAACTGAATCACCAAACCCTGCGCCAAAACCTAAGAAGACTGCCAAAGAAATTGCTACCAAAAAAGGCGAACCTTATGTAGCGATTCTCAATGTCGAACTAGATCCAGACAACATCGGCAACGGCGCCTTTGAATTAGATTGGAATGATAAATTCATCACCAATTTAGTACGAGCTGGATACAAAGGCAAGACTGACTCTGATATGGTAGATTTATGGTTCAGAGATGTTTGCCGAAATGTGTTAGCTGAAAACTATGAACAATGGGAAGCGAACTATGCTACCGTGCGAAAAACAGGCTATGAAGACTACGGCGACGGTAAATCTGGTATTTCTTAGCCAAAATCTTTGCCGTTCTTTTTTCATGATGTTATCATGTTCAGTATGAAATATTTACTTGTAGACCTAACAAACACTTATTTTCGTGCTCGGTTTTCTGCGCATCGTTCGCAGGACTCGGAAGAAAAAGTAGCTTTTGCAGTTCATGTAACACTGAACAGTATTGCTAAAGCCTGGCGAGAACAGCATGCTGATCATGTGGTTATCTGTCTCGAAGGTCGTAGCTGGCGCAAAGACTTTTACGAACCTTATAAAAAGAATCGTGCAGTGGCGCGTGCTGCCTTGAATGAATCAGAACAGATTGAAGACAAACTATTCTGGCAAGGACTAGATGACCTAAAAACTTTTCTAGAAGAAAAGACTAACTGCACTTGTCTGCGTCATGCTGAACTAGAAGCAGATGATCTTATTGCTGGCTGGATTCAGACTCATACTAATGATCAACACATTATTGTCAGCAGTGACACTGACTTTCATCAATTGCTAGCACCGAACGTAAAACAATATAATGGCATAACCGATGAATTACACACGATTGAAGGCATTTTTGACAAAAAAGGTGCCCCAGTGCAAGATAAGAAAACTAAGGAACCAAAAAAAATCCCAGATCCACAGTGGATCCTTTTTGAAAAATGCATGCGTGGCGACCCATCAGATAACGTATTCAGTGCATTTCCCGGCGTCAGGACTAAAGGCACGAAAAACAAAGTAGGATTGCAAGAAGCATATCAGGATAGGTCCAGAAAAGGTTTTGCGTGGAATAACCTGATGCTGCAACGTTGGGTTGATCATAATGGTGAAGAGCATCGAGTATTAGATGATTATGAGCGAAATCGTATTTTAGTAGATTTGTCTGCGCAACCTGCACGAGTGCGTGAATGGATCAATGAAACTATCACAGTTAATTCAGTGCCCAAGAATGTATCTCAAGTAGGCACCAAGTTTCTAAAATTTTGTGGAAAATATGCGCTGAATCGTATCAGCGATCAAGCACAAAACTATGTAGATTTCCTATGTGCTGCTTATCCTGAAGGAAAAAAATATGAAATGGTTTAATGATTGGTTTGAAAACAAAGTTAGAGAATCGTGGGGGAATGAAAACACAAAACTCGGTAGTATTTCTATTCTTGACGAAATAAACATGACCGACTCGTTTTCTCTTAAAGTTTTGCCTGCCCGTGGCGGCACTGTAATACAGGTTCACAAATACGAAAGAAAAACTGATCGAAATCGTTCATTTACATATGTAGTCAGTGAAGAAGAGTCATTGTCAGAACGTATTGCACAGATCGTAAGTATGGAGATCATTAGCCAATGAGCATTTTAATCGCAAAGCCAATTGTGAAAAATAAATTCTGGATTGTTGAAAATAGTGGACGAAAAGTAGCTACTATTCAAGCGGTAGATGAAGGCGGTGGAGTAGCATTCGTTAGCGGTGCTAGACGAGAGATGTTTCCTAGCTTCAATCTGTTGAAGAGAAAATACAATATTGAGATCAGTAGGCTGGAGCGTAAGAATCTAAGTACAGGTTTGAGAGAAATTTATGGATATCCTACTGATAGCAAGATATTCAATGCAGTATACGACCTACAAAAGCGTATTCCTGTTTATACTAAATCTAGCAAGAGTAAATGTTTTTTCTGCGCTGGTTATTACTGGATAAAAATGGGCGATGTGTGGTCAGAAATATTCTGCCCAAAACTTATTGCAGTTAATCGCTATGAACATCGTGGACCTTTTCACACAGAACAAGAATTACAGAAAAACAAACCATGAATGATCAAAACATAGCTCTTCCTCTTAAGTTATTCAATGACAAAGTACGAGTAATGAACCAAACACAAAAGAAAGACGTAGTGCTATCTGCAATCGAGGCTCGCAATTTACACACTGAATTGTTTGCATTATTGGCTCAGATCGCAGACTTAACTCGTCGTCCAGCAGCAGTAGAAACTGATGCTGTTGTTAAGATTGGCATGGATGGCGGTGGCTTTAAGTAATATACGATGTTATCTGGATAAATACTTCATCAAGGATAAGATTCGATGAGTAGACCAAAGCCAACCGTGTTGTTAGAATACGTAAACAAAACTACATACAAGAGTGATCAAGTATTAGCAAGTGAAGGGATTTGGGCTGTATTTTATAATCAACAGCCTATCAATCTCAAAACATATAATATGCTGGTTAACTATCCAGGACCTAAGTACAAAAAAGTCAGCTTCAGTAACAAAGGTCACGCTATCAACCTAGCTAAAAAACTTAACTCACTTTATAAGACTGATAAGTTCAGTGTGGTTCTTTTGCGTGCAGGCGAACAGATATTTCCCTGATAAAAAACGACTCTACGAAGAGCTAGTTCTAACCAAAATTGGTATAGACTTCTCAGTTATTGATAATGTTCGCGCAGCATGGTGGCAAAATCCTATCAATCCTATCAGTCTACGCTTGACTCGTGTAGGATTTAAATTTTTCAGTAGCAAGGCAAGATTTCATTTCCATGAAATTCAATTGCATAATAACCAGACTGTCACACCAAAGATAATGCTACAGCTAGAACGCCTGTTCGATGAACCGTATTACCTCTTGAATCGCTATATTTACGTACTCGGAGAAAAGGACGCTATCATGCTTAACCTCCATGCCGGAGACTTAGCTTCATATCTAGACAATCTAGAAAGTCAATAAAATCAATTACTTAGATAAGCTGTGCTACAGTTCAGTCCTGAGTAAAAATCTAAGAAAATCAATCACTTAGTTAAAATTGCTTGAAAGAAACTTGTCCAATCAGCACATTGATGCTGCTATACGCCTAAAATTATTTTTGCCAAACGGTTGACAAGCTTGGTTTGGCTATATAGAATATGCACATATTGAACGAAACGGAGCATCTAGCATGAGTGACCTGATTGCCATTGCGTGGGAATGCGAGTATGAGGATGAGGCTGAGCAGGCTTGCTGGTTATGGCCGATTACCGATACTGCGTTTTCGGTGTTGGACTTGGAACTCAAAACTCAGGGCAGCGTTCACTATTACAAAGGTGAATGGTACAGCGCCGATGTGGTCGGCAACAAGCTTTGTGTAGGCAGCAGCCGTTCGTTGGCGGCGCTAGCCGTTGTGAATTTTTCGGAGTTTGGCTGCGTTTAACGGTTGACAAGCTACCGCACGCAAGCTATAATACTTGCACAAATTGTGACTAAGGAGTAATTTATGTCCGTGACTGAAAATCGTACTATTACGCCGTCTGAAGCTCGCTCGCGTGTTCTTCGGGCGTTCAAGGCTAAACGTCCTGTGTTCTTGTGGGGGCCTCCGGGTATCGGCAAGTCTGAATTGGTGGCTGGCCTCACTGAAGACCTCAATGGTTATATGATTGACCTGCGTATGGGTCAGATGGAACCTACTGATATTCGTGGCATTCCGTTCTTCAATAAGAACAATGAAGTCATGGATTGGGCGCCGCCGATTGACCTGCCTGATGAGGAACTCGCCTCGCAGTACCCGATTGTAGTGCTGTTCTTGGACGAGATGAATTCGGCTGCACCCGCCGTGCAAGCTGCTGCTTATCAGCTGATTTTGAATCGTCGCAGCGGCAAGTACAAGCTGCCTGATAACGTGGTTATCGTAGCTGCTGGCAATCGCGAATCTGACAAGGGTGTGACCTATCGCATGCCGAGTCCGTTAGCCAATCGTTTTGTTCATCTTGAGGTCCGACCTGACTTTGATAGCTGGTTCCAGTGGGCTGTGGGCAACAACATCCACAAGGATGTTGTTGGGTATATCAGCTTTGCTAAGCAAGACCTCATGGAATTTGATGCTAAGAGTGCTAGTCGGGCATTCGCTACTCCGCGGAGCTGGACCTTTGTGTCACAGTTTCTCGAGGATGATGATGCTACCGACGCTGAGCTTACCGACCTTATCTCAGGCACTGTGGGTGAAGGATTGGCAGTGAAGTTTATGGCTCATCGCAAGGTGGCTGGCCAGATGCCTAACCCCGAGGATGTTCTCAGTGGCAGGGTCAAGGAACTCAAGATCAAGGATATCTCGGCAATGTATTCGCTGACTATCTCTATGTGCTATGAACTGCAGGAACAGCATAAGAAATTGGGCAAGGACAAGATGCCTGCTTGGCACTCTATGGCTGACTGTTTTCTCAAGTTTATGATGGATAATTTTACCACCGAGTTGGTAGTTATGGGTGCGCGAGTGGCGCTGACTACCTACAACCTTCCGATGGTGCCGGGCAAGATGAAAAACTTCGATGAGTTTCATCAGCGTTTTGGCAAGTACATCATTGCTGCAAGCGGCAAGTAACGAGTCCCTTAGTCACGGACTAGAGGCAGGCGAAAGCTGTAAGTCCTCTTTTTTATTGGATCAAGCGGTTGACAAGTTGTCCTCAGAGAAGTATAATATCTGTAAATAATGTAAGGAGTATGCTATGGAAGCAATCGCTGAGCGCACAAAAACTAATCCGAAGGTCGATGCTGCTGCCCGTGAAAAGCTGGTTACAGCTCGTATTGGTCTATTACTGCGTCAACCTTTTTATGGAAATCTTGCTACTCGCCTTCAGCTGGTCAATGCTGATGATTGGTGTCAGACTGCTGCAACTGATGGTCGTCACTTCTATTACAACAGCGAATTCATTAATAAGATGCCACTGAAACAATGTGAGTTTCTATGCGGTCATGAAGTGCTTCATGTCGTATACGATCACATGGGTCGTCGTGGTAACCGCGATCCAAAATTATGGAACATTGCTGACGACTATTGTGTTAATGCTGACCTTATTGAAAGCGGTGTAGGTGAAAAGATTACAGTAGTTGGCATGCTGTTTGATACAAAGTATATTGGTAAATCTGCGGAAGAGGTCTATGATGACCTGTATAAAAATGCTGACAAGATCAATATTGAACAGCTTACCAAAATGCTTTTGGATGAGCACATGGATGGTGAAGATAACGAGGACAACACTGAAGGCAATGATGGAAAAAAATCCATCAATGGCAGTGGTCCAGTTAAACTGACTGCGGAAGATCGCCGCCAGATTCGCGATGAAATTAAAGAAGCCATTATTAATGCTGCACAAGCAGCTGGTGCTGGCAATGTTCCGAATGGTGTCAAACGTCTTATCAAGGACCTTACCCAGCCTATGATTGGCTGGAAGGAATTGCTGGAGCAACAGATTCAAAGTACAATTAAAAATGACTTCACATTTGCTCGTCCTAGTCGTCGCGGTTGGCATATGGATGCTATTCTGCCTGGCATGAAAAACGGTGAAATGATTGATATCTGCATCGGCATCGATCAGTCTGGTTCAATTGGAACAGCAGATAGCAAGGTGTTTCTGAGCGAAATCAAAGGTATCATGGAAGCCTATGACGAATACAATATTCGAGTCTGGTGCTTTGATACTGAAATTTATGCTGATCAAGAGTTTACCAGTGACAATATGGAAGACATTGGCAACTATGTGCCTGTAGGTGGTGGTGGCACTGACTTCATGGCTAACTGGCGTTATATGAAAGACAACGGCATCGAACCCAAGAAGTTCATCATGTTTACTGACGGTTATCCTTGTGGCGAATGGGGCGATGAACATTACACAGATACAGTTTGGATCATCAAGGGCAACCCTGAGTGCAAGCCGCCGTTTGGTGTATGGGCAATTTATGAAACTGCATCCAAGAAAGTCAAGTAAGGAATCAACTATGAAAATTACTACTTTGTCACCAAATTCAGTAAAAAAGATGGCTGACTATCTTGGTCTGAGCGAACCTATTGATATGAAAGGTACCACTGACGTTGCAGAAAAAGACTTAGGGCAAAGCCTTAGTCCTACCTATGTAAATGCACCTGATGAACTGACTGATGCCGTTCAGCGATTACTTCAGGTTGAGATGCTATTGGAAGACCTCAGTCGTGCAATAGAAATTGCTTCGGTCATGCGCAATATTGATATGCTAGACAGCTTTAAACAAAGCGCAGATACATATCTACAGGGAAAAATTCAGATTAAGCAACCTGATAATGGTCCGATGAAAATCACTATTGTAACTGACGATCTGGATGCTTAAATACGGCGAAGTAAACCCATTGTCGGTATTTGAATTGAGGAGGATAAATCATTGTCCTCCTCATTTTATATCAGTTGTATTTGATATACGGACTAGCGAAAAAGATATCATTGATTGGGTATATACCAATCTATCAGGTCGTTTTTGCTTTGATAGTTATTATGATGAGTTACAAAGGTTAGAACACAATAGTGTCGTTCTTAAGACTAGGTTATCATTTGAAATACCAAGCGAAGCTAGTTACTTTGCCTTAATGCTCGACACTATAAATACCAGTCCTTACGATTTTTAAATCAACAAATTTTTTTTCTTACTCTGCGCCACACATTAAATATGTGTAGTTATAATTTTACAATGGAGATATAACACTATGTCTGAAGAAGTCACTCAAACAACAACTGCTGAAACAGCAGCACCATCTTTAACCCTTAACGACCTTATGGTCGCTCTTAACATGATCCAAGTAGTTGCACAGCGTGGCGCAGTTCGTGCTGAAGAAATGTCTGCCGTCGGTAACTTGCATGATCGTCTCAAGAACTTCCTAGAAGCTCAAGGCGCACTTACTGCACCTGTTGCTGATACTGCTGAAACTACCGCAGATGAAGCTGTTGTAGCTGCTGAATAAGGAAATCATCATGCAGATATTAAAACACGTAGGTAGGCACAACGATAAGAGGATTGTGCTTGCCTTCAGGCAAGTTCCAGGCGATGAACACATGTGCCTCGTTATCTATAGTGATACTTTGCCACAGCTTCTGCATGATGAAGTCATGCAGTGCTTGGAAAGCCCAGTAGGGCAAGCAGCAGAAGAATTGTCGGATGCTTTGTTTCGCGTCACAATGAAAGACGGCCGTAATTGTTTAGATACTTTGCACCGCAGTGGTTTTCTCAAGAAAGTTGCAACTAATCAGGTAATCATTACTCCTAATGCAAAGAGTAACGTGCGTTTAGATGAACTTAATACTATCTTGAATGAGATGAAGACAGGCGAAGAAGCAGTCAGACGACTAGCTGACCTGGATAAGAACAAAGGATTGACTACTCGTAAGAAGGAAGCTAAAGAAGTGGGAGCTAATCCTGCTAGCAGAACAGCTGTAGCTGATGTATCGACTTATGCTACTATCGAAGAAGTACTAACCGATGACCAGTTAGCTAGTCAACGTATCGCCCAAGCAGCCAAGATGAAACTAGAGGCACAGCAGCTATTAGCTGAAGCCGAGCGTCTGGAGAAGGAAGCTGCATCATTTGATAAGGTAGTTTCTTCAGATGGCAAGAAGCCCAAAAAAACCAGCAAAAAGCAAACGGCTTAAGCTAGCTCTCACCGAGAGGGACAAGTGGCGACAGATACTGAAAGAAGTTGAAAAAGCAGAAGCTCCGGTATCTATCTTGCATGCTATCACGGTCAACTTGATCGACGGCACTAGTGTAGACATTAATGTCCAAGATCTGTTAACTGAAGGCGTTGACGCAGAGTTCCTCGAACAAGAGATTAGTCGCAAACTAAAAGAACTAGACGGCATTGTAGAAGATGTTGATTTTTTAATCAGCATCGAGCATGTGGCTAAAACAATACAGCCTGCCACTGATTCACTATTGAAAAACCTCTAAACCAGTGTATACTGTGCTGCACAGTATACACATGGAGAATATCTAATGAACGTTCGTTTAATCAGTTACAGTCAATCTACCTCAGAATTTTCTGATCTAGGCATTGATGATATGCAAGAACTTGTAGCATACTGTGCGCGAGTCAGTAATCCAGCAAATCAATTCAACACTGAAACATCAGAAAAGTTAATTCGATATCTGATCAAGAATCAGCATTGGAGTCCGTTGGAAATGGTTTCTGCTTGTCTTGAAATAGAAACCACGCGAGATATTGCCCGACAAATCCTGCGCCATCGTAGTTTCAGTTTCCAGGAATTTAGCCAGAGATATGCAGACCCTACACAAGATCTAGACTTCGTAGTTCGAGAAGCACGCCTCCGGGACCTGAAAAATCGACAAAACAGTATTGATACGGATGATAATGAGCTGGAATCATGGTGGCAGGACCAGCAAAAAACAGTGATCAACTTAGTTAAAGATATCTATGCTCAGGCTATTTCACGTGGCATTGCCAAAGAACAAGCTCGTGCAATACTGCCTGAGGGAAACACTGTTAGTCGCTTGTATATGAATGGTACTCTACGTAGTTGGATTCATTATATGGAATTACGCAGTGCTCACGGTACTCAGAAAGAACATCAGGAGATCGCTGTTGCTTGCGCAGCGGTGATCTCCACAGTGTTTCCTATGACTTCTAGCTTCTAATTATAGAATGCTTGTGATGATAATCTATCTATTGCAACCAATAAGACAGTGGTTTTATAGTTTGTGACCGTTAGTCGCAAAAATAAAGTTCAACAAGTGTTTTCATTTATTCAAGCCTCCTGTTAAATCAATATTCGATAACTATAACGCCACCTTTTCCATTAGTTCGTGCACCGCCCGCGCCGTAACCACCACCCCAAAAACTTGGTGCATTGCCAGGGTCTTGGCATCCTCCTACGCCGTCAGCGCCAGCGAGTTCCAGCTGACCCAAATCAGCAGTACCACCATTTCCACCCACGGTATCCGAGGTAGTTCGGGAACCAAGGTTACCAAACATTTGTATTGGACCCGAACTACTGTTTAACCTCAACCGTGAACCAACACCATTTGTAGTCGATAATGGAGAAGAAGAGCTGGTACCCCCTCCGCCAACTTCACAATAATATGTTGTCCCTGGTGTGACACCAGTGAATATTTTTATTGCTGTTCCACCAGCGCCACCTGACGAGCTACGAGAACTTGTTCCATCGTAAACACCGCCGCCGCCGCCGCCGGTTACAATAGCTTTAAATTTTGTAACATTGGTCGGCACCGTCCAGGAACCGCTACTAGTTTTCACTACCATATCAGAGAATCCTGCAGATACTGCTACTGCTTGAACAAATGCGGTAGTAGCCACGTTAGTAGAGCTGTCAGATGAAGTTTGAGTAACTGCTGTAGTTGCACCATTTAGCGTAACTGCACCATTTAGCGTAACTGCACCACTGAATGTTTTTGCGCCCGATATTGTTTGTGTTTGGCTTTTGGTGACTATATCTGCACCATCTAATGTTGTACTGCCAGTGCCGCCGCTAGTAACACTTAATGGAGTGCCCAGTGTCAAACCACTATTGATAGTAACACCATTAGTGAAAGTTTTAGCACCGCTAATATCACTTTGTGTACCTGATTTAGTCACGATGCCTGCAGTATCCAATGTTGTTGCACCGGTACCGCCTTGACTGACAGGCAATGGTGTAGCACCAAATCCTATGGTTAAAGCTGGAGTTGAAGTGTTGGTAGCTACACTTGTAGTCAGGAATGTAGTACTAGAACTTGCAGTGAATGATGTTACAGTACCAACACTAGTCCAAGTTGGCGCGCTTGTTCCTTGACTAGTTAACACTTGACCGCTTGAGCCTGCTGAAGTAAAAGCATATTTACTCCCGTCACTGTATGCAACTGAACCAGCAGATCCTACTGCGATAGCGCCTGTTCCGCCAACGCTTACTGCTACACTGCCCCATGTAGGCGATCCACCACCTGCACTGCGTAATACTTGGCCACTTGTTCCGACTGAAGCAGTGAATGCATATGCACTACCATCACTGTATGCAATTGAGCCGTTCGATCCTACTGCGATAGCGCCTGTTCCGCCAACGCTTACTGCTACACTGCCCCATATAGGAGAACTTGTGCCTGCGCTGAGCAAAACTTGTCCGTTTGATCCAGCTGCTGTAAATCCGGTAGTACCTGATCCTGTCTGATATGGTACTTTACCTGCTGTTCCGCCTGCAAGGTTAGTTGCGGTTGTTGCGCTAGTTGCTGCGCTAACAGTTAATGTACTGGCAGAAGCCCATGTGGGAGCACTTGTTCCTCCACTAACTAAAACTTGTCCACTGCTACCTGCTGCACTAAACGCATACGCTGAGCCTGTGCCATACGATATACCACCTGCTGTAGGTGTAGCGGTAGATGCGGTACCACCGTTGGCAATCGGCAATGATGCGCCGCTGTAACCAATTGTTATAGCAGGTGTAGTAGTGCCGGAAGCTACGCTTGCAGTCAAGAATGCCGGAACACTAGAAACTGTTACTTGTGTTACTGTGCCAGCGCCAGGAATTGAACCTATACTAGCCCATGTGGGAGCACTTGTTCCTCCACTAACTAAAACTTGTCCACTGCTACCTGCTGCACTAAACGCATACGCAGTACCACCATTGCCATATGCGATACCACCAGCGGTAGGTGTAGCAGTACTGTTTGTGCCACCAGCAGCTATTCCTACAGTTCCCCAGGTAGGTATTCCTGTGCCTGCGCTGAGTAAGGCTTGTCCGCTTGATCCCACTGCAGTAAATTGATAGGCACTACCATTGCCATATGCGATACCACCAGCGGCAGGTGTAGCAGTACTGTTTGTGCCTCCGCCAGCAATAGCAACTGTTCCCCATGCCGGTGCTGTGGTAAACACCAAAGCTTTTCCACTTGCGCCAGTAGCATCTATAAATCCAGTGGTGCTGGTACCAGTTTGGTATGGTATTCGATTTGCAGCGCCACCAGCAAGATTAGTTGCAGCGGTAGCAGTTGCGGCAGTGCCGTCAATGCTTACACCAGTTAAATTTAATGATCCTGTAGTACGATTCAACGCTACAGCAGTAGTGCCGATATATACTGATGACGCACCAAGTACGGCTGAGGACAAAGTGCCAGTAATCTGGGCAGCTGGTATATTCGTTAAAGATGCACCAGATCCAGAGAATGTTGTTGATGATAGTACACCAGTGCTAGGGTTGTAAGTTAATTTAGTTGATGATGTCTTGACAGTGCCTGTTGTACCTGTAGTTGTATTCCAAAATAACGGATACATAGTAGAAGCAGTAGAAGTATCATCAGACAAGGCAACAGATGTAGTAGTGTTCAATGTAGTCCAAGTTGGTGCACCACCGGCACTGACTGTCAATACTTGACCAGAAGTACCAATTCCTAAGAAAGTTGTAGCACCAGAGCCACTTTGATACGGAATAGAATTAGTAGCACCGCTCGCGAGATTAGTTGCAGTACCTACAGCAAGAGAACTTTGAGCTACCCAGCTAGGTGCAGAACCAGTAGATTTCATCACGTATCCATTAGTGCCGATTCCTAGTGCAGTCAATGCTGTTGGTGATCCAGTAGATGCCGAATATACTATATCACCAGCAGTGTATGAATTTAATCCTGTCCCGCCATTATCTGCTTGTAGTGTACCGGTGATCGTTAGTGTTCCACTAGGTGCAGTGATCGTTGCACTAGATCCGCCGTTTATTAATAATCCAGTGTTAGTTGCAGCCAGAGTTAAAGAAGTTATGCTTGTACTAACTGACGTTATTTTATCATCAACATAACTTTTCATTGATGTATTTGCTACGGTAACTATAGATGAAGTATATGTTGTCTGACGAGTATTGCCATCATCTACATAATTTTTCATTGCAGTATTTGCAGTGACTACTGCTGAATCTGTATATGCTTTAGTTGCTACTCCCAACGCATTGACTGGATTACCTGAGACTTCAATCAATCCACTAGTGCCATTGACTTTCATAGCTTCTAAAGTAGTGACTGATGTTGGTGATACAAACAGCTTAAAGCCATTGGCTGTTCCCAATGAAGTAATGTTTACATTTCCACTGCTAACCCCAAATTTGAAACTAGGTGAACTGATCATGCTAGTCTCAGCAGTAGAACTAAAATTCATACCTGGATTTATAGTACTCAGGCCAGAGATTGAGACTCCTGGCTGTAAGTTAAATGCAGTAGAATCACTGCTCAGTATTGCAGTGAGTTTGTTGTTAACTGTAAGATTTCCTACAATATGAGTAGTAGAAGTGCTGTCTGTTAAGATATTGGCTACATAAGAAGTAGGTGCAACAGCAAGACTAGAAGTTGGCCCAATGGGCACCCAGCCAGCAGATGGACCTGAATATACATTCAATAATGCTTTATTTGTATCCCACCAAAGATCTCCTACCTGAGGATTAGACGGTGCTGCAATCGAACTCTGTGAAAAAGATGTTGATTTCCAGCCTATTGTGCTGTTTACATATGTCTTTAACAGTTTATTTTGACTATCCCACCACAACTGTCCACTTAGTGGATTTGTTGGAGCAGATGAGTTGCTGAAGTTTTCCAGCATCTTGATGAAGTTTTCATTGATCTGCAGACCATAACCTGCATAGTTCTTACCTATTAGATTGATACTAGTAGCTGTCTGGTTAGATGTACTATCAGCCAGTGTAAGAAGAGCTGTACCATTCGTTAATGTCAAAAAATAAGCCATTTGTCGTTATCCTACTTGTTCATGTATTTATGCCCAGTGCGTCGGCTTACGGCGGCGTATAAGCAGGCCAACTGATCTTTACATAGCCGCCTTGACCATTACTACCCTGGAAATCATAAGGCGCTGTTCTGTCAGGTGCATCTGCGCCATTACCACCTGTTCCATAATATTTATTATCTAATAAAGTGCCAGTGCCACCTGCGCCGCCGTTAGAACTTGAATCATCTCTTGTGCCTTTTATACCAGCTGTACCACTCTTTCCTGCTTTGTTTATGTTAGTATCAGTAGTGATGCCACCCTTAACGATTGTGCCGCCTGCTCCCTGTGCGCCACCTCTGTCAGTGTCAGCGCCAACGCCACCTGTTCCACCATTTACAGATGCAACAATTATGTTTGCAATACTTAAACTACTAACTCCACCAGCACCTGCTCGTGCATTCCTACCGGCGTGATCACGGTCTCCTACCAAATCTATGGCTAGACCAGCAGCGCCAACAGTTATAGAGATAGCATGATCTTTTGATACAGTGGTAGGATATACCCAATTGACAATAGCTGCGCCGCTGCCGCCACCGCCACCACCACCGCCATTGCCACCTTCTGTTCCTGATCCGCCGCCACCGCCACCACCAACCAGGGTAATTGTTAAATTACGAACAGAATAGCCAGGATGAGTAATTATGTGTGTTCCAGCGGTATATTCTGCACTAAACGCTGGTTGTGTCACCTTGATAGAGACAGGAATATTTTGTGTTTCTCCGTTTGCTGCATTGCTCTTTATAATTAAAGAATCATTATAAGAGCCCACATCAGTAGTACTGACCATTGTCAATGTCAATGTAATTGATTCATTATAGTTTAATGAAGCACTGCTTTGTGATACGGTAAAATTACCAAGACTTGAACTTATACTGGAAATATTCAGCGTCGAGGGATTATCTCCATTATTTTTTAATACAATTGTCGTCGTAGGCAAGTCAGTACCAGCTACATTAGTTAGAGACAATGATGATTTATTTGCATTCAGACTTGGCTGTTTCGCTATAACTGTTCCAGTTATGGTTATCTGTTTGTTTGGTGTATCAGGATCATTACTGACTATGGTCATTGTGTCAGTATATGTACCAGTAGCTAATGCGTTCCATGCAGAAAATGTTAAATTAAATGACAAACTAGTACCAGGATTTATTGTGACTGTTGGCGTAATGTCTGAATAGGATGTGTATCCATTGGTACTGTTAATTGCTGTCACACTCAATGGTGATGAACCTGCTTGGGTATTCTGTATCCACACTTTGACACTCGTAGGTGTATCGCCTTGTTTTATAGTGCCGAGGCTTATAGTTGATAAGCTAGTTGTAGTGCCACCAAGATATACAAGAATATTGGGATACTTAGGTATATACGTGTAAAGTACCGGCACTGCTAACGATGTATATCCAGTGGTGGTTGTGTCACTATTAATGGTTAATGTTCCAATTTGTTGCTGTCCAGTTGTCGGCCAATCATCTCCTGCTGATACAATAGCTGTTGCAGTCTGCTGCGGTGCTATTACCGTTGTGGAAAGTGCAGATACTGTGCAGCTTCCACTCGGAGAAATATCACTGATCGTAATGCTCCTTGAGCCTGCTACTGCTGGTGAAATATTCTTTATTACTATAGTTTGTGAATTTGGCTTATTCGTATCAGCGTTTAATGTCCACGAACTTATAGGAGTAACTACTGTACCAGCTGTCGGCGTTGCTATTGCCGGATATACCTGTATTGCAGCTTGTTTCACTGTGATATTATATTGTAAATTTACGGTGACAATTGGGTTTGAGAGGTCACCAGTATTAGTAATATCTATAAAATCTAAGATAGTGCCGCCGGTAGTTATTTTTTTGCCAGTTACAGTAAATGTTGCGGTACCACCATTCTTCGTTACAGTAACAGGCAAACTGATGCCACTTATTGTAGATTTACTATTTCTAGATACTATGCTATTGACAGTTAAGTCTAGCAGTCCAGTGTTTTTGATTGTTATGAGTTTGCCTGTACCACCTGCATCTGTATCATAATATGAATCTGTTAATGTTGTTGGACTAACTCCTATTACTGCAATTTTTTTAGTAACATTCAATAAAAAAGGTATTTCAGATAAACTACCAGCATTGCCTCGATTATTGCTATAAACACTGATCTTTTCATTATAAGTCTGTACGAAAGGTTGAGTAACAGCACCTGCTAATTGATTTCCTTTGACCGTAAGTGTAATAAAATTACTTCCACCCCCAGCAATAGTATAGCTACCGGGCGCTGTTACTATTGTTAAATTATCACTGATAGTTATAGGATTGGTGATAGTTAAAGAAGCAACTGGGCCGCGGTTATAAATCGTAAGAGTCTTAACAGTACCAGCAGTATCATCATAATATGAATCTGTTAAACTTGTTGGACTTATCTCAATAACTGGTAAGTTAGTTATAGTATATGTAACTGGGATCGTAGTGAGTGTGCCAGGAACACCGTTGGTATTATTTGTAATTCCAATTGTATCAGTTGCTGTGCCAGTTATTTTCTGACCAGTGACACTGAAATTTACACTAGCGCCTGGTGCTATAGATAATGGTGAGCTAGCAATAGGCACAGGAGATACGCTAACTCTAGCAATAGATCCACCAGAAACCGTCGTAATACTGGTGATTGATAATGGACTTGTTCCAGTGTTAGTAATAGTAACTGTTTTAGTTGCACCGGTGTTATCAATATCATTGTAGGAATCTGTTACTGAAGCAGGCACAGAAATAACAGGTACTGCAGATATAGTTAGAGTAACTGGCACAACAGTCAACTGATCTAGTATTCCACGATCGTTACTAATAATGTTGATTGTATCATTTGTAGTTTTTGATAATTTTTGTCCGATTATATTAAATGTTTTAGATGCGCCTGCTGCTACAGTAGTAGGAGTAGCTAAGCCACTGACAGCAGCTACTGAGCCACCTGAAGTAGTGGATATACTGCTTATGTTTAATGTTCCTGCGCCTCCGTTAGTAATAGTAACTGTTACAGTATGACCTGTTGTATCAGTATCTTTATATGTATCTGTGACAGGCGAAGGGGTAACAGCAATAATAGGTTGCTGAGTTATTGTATATGTGACTGGTATAGTCTTGCTAGAATTAATTGGATCATTGCTAGTAATTGTAATAGTATCGGTGTCACTGTTAGTTAGTTTCTGACCAGTGACTTTAAAATTTGCACTAGCGCCTGCTGCTATAATCAACGGCGCAGTAGTGCTTGGAACAGGTGATATGCTGACTTTAGCTTTTGCGCCGCCGGAAGCAGTTGTTATGCTGGTGATTCTTAGTTCACCAGCACCGTTGTTAGTAATAGTAACTGTTTTATCTGCACCGGTGTTATCAATATCATTGTAGGAATCTGTTACTGAAGCAGGCACAGAAATAACAGGTTGCTTAATTATTGTATATTCAACAGCTATTGTCTTAGTAGTACTCGCTGGGTCATCACAGCTGATTGTTATCGTGTCTGTGGCACTGGCAGCTAACTGAATACCAGTTACATTAAATGTAGCATTACTACCAGCCGGTATTGAAGTTGGTTTATTTGTTATAATGCATTTTCCAGTGCTACTCAGATTGGAAATATTCAAAACTCCTATACCGTCATTATAAATGGTTACGCTTTTTAAGTTTCCGCTGGCAGCGATATCATTATATGTATCTGATAAAGTATTTTGCACTCTAATTATTGGTTGTTTTTTATTGACCTGTAAAGTCACTGGGTAGACAGTAATAGTTGAATTTACTGGATCATCACTGGTGATCGTTATTGTATCTACATATGTACCTATTGCTTTTGATGTAGCACTGAGAACTAGAGTGCCGTTGCCAGCTGGTGAACCAATAGAAGCTGGATAACTAGTAACGTTTATTGTACCATTCAGACTTGAAACACTTAATATATTGACTGTCGCGCCGTTGCCGTTATTGTATAAAGGAATACTAGTACTAGGCAGACTGTCTCCATAGTACATTGTCAGAGTTGAAGCAGAAGTAGTCTTTATGCTAGACTGTGCAAGTGATAATGTCTTAAATTCTGGAATCACAGTCGTTGAGATAGGTATTGTCAACGTGCTTGTTCCTAATGTACCCACTGTTGCTGTTATAACCAGTAATCCAGACGTATCTTTCCCCAACAACACACCACGTACTTTTATAGTAATAGATATTGATTGACCAACATTTACAGTAATAGGAAAAGTTGCGCCAGCTGAAAATACTGATGTATAATAACTGCTGTTGGATGCAACGATATTAGTTATCGAAAGATTAGCAGTGCCGTTATTAGTGATAGAAACTGTCTGAGTGTCACTATCATGATTCTGATAAACTGTAAATGATAACGAAGAAATATTAGTGTTTAGTGAACCTGACGGAGTAGGATAGATCTGTTCCCACTCTTCAATGCCGACCTTTGTCCATGCTTTTTGAACAGGTTGCCAACCACTTGCATTCTTGATCCACATATTTTGCACTGGTTTCCAATTTCCAGTTGCAGGATCTTTTATCCATATCGTTCCTAGTTTACTATTAATCGCCATGTTTTGTATCTTTTAGACTTGAAACCAAAAATCTCCTACTGCAGCAGCTGAAGCTTCTGTGCCAGTAGGTATAGTACTTCTCACATATTTTGCACTACTTTGCCATTTTGAATCTGTAGCTGCAGTAATAGCAGCTTTAGTAAATGCAGTAGTAGCAATCTTGGTTGAATTATCACCAGTTGCTGGTGTCGAAGCCAGCAATGGCGTGCCTGTCAATGTAGGACTATTGATAGGCGCATATGTAGAGCTAAGACTAGATATCGCAGTATCAACGTATCCTTTGGTAGCTGCTCCATAGGTAGTACTTGGAGAAGCACCTAGCTGCACCTCGCCTGTTGAGCCATAAATTCTCAATGCTCTTGTTGTTACCGCACCAACATTTACATATAAGCTCAAATCTGCATTAAGAACAGCGTTGCGTATAGCCATATCACCTGTGCCAGACGAAGCTGATGTAATTAAACCAGCACTGCTACCACCGAGATTGATATTAGCTGCAAAAGTTTCAGTAATATCCTTTCTAGCGTAACTAGATGCTGATATACTGTTTAATTTCTGACTATCAGTGGCTTGACCGTTGAATATACCACTGTTTGAAGCATTCAAATTTAGTCCAGGATATAATTTAGCATCACTGGTTGTAAATCCTGTTATCGGAGTAAATGTAAACGCAGAATCCCAGCTAAAAATAGCAATGAGATTTCCGTTCGCATACATTTTTAGGATTGGATGAGCGCCATCTAAACTTGGTATAGCACCACCAAACCCATTGAGTTTGCTATATGCAGGACCTACAGTTACCCATGCACTGCCGTTATATGATTTAAATTGATCGTTAGCTGTGTCCCACCATTGGTCGCCAGTTGATGCACCTGATGGTGCTGTTGTGCTGCTAGTGAAGGCTGAACCTGTTACTAGTTTAAAGTCGGATCCATTATATACTTTCAGTCGATTTAAGGTCGTATCATACCACAACTGACCAGTGATAGGCTTAGACGGAGGATTGCTAGTAGTTTGAGCAAAATTTTCCAATATCTTAACAAAGTTTTCGTTTTGAATTAGTCCATAGTTTGGATAGTTTCTGCCGATTAAATTCAAAGAAGTATTATTATTTGGTGAATTAACGTCAGGACCATCTGCTGTACCATCATAAAGTACGACTACTTGTTGTCCTCTGCTGTTGTTTATCGTATAGCTATTTGCCATCGTTTATTATCCTATTGTACTTAAATTAGTCAGTGTTTGTATTCTGACAGTATAATCTATCTGTATCAGTCGATTTAAACTCTTTTGAACTGGATGGAATATAACATGAGTTAACAGCTTGCCCGTTGTAGTCAAACCACTACTGCCGTCAGTACTTCGAGCTTTGAGTCCTAGTTCGTCAAAAGTATAAGTGTCATTCAAATTAGTAGTGTTATCGAATGCTTGTTGTGTTGCAGGTTCGCCATAATCAAGAAGACAAGACACTAATATATCTGTGTACACTTGTCCAGGTACGTGTCTCACTTCCATTTTGTTATAAAGAGGATTCAGATTCGCGGCTGCAGTATTATCCACAATTTTAGCGTATGTAGGATTATACAAATTAGAATTTTGAGTATTGGTATTGGCTGGTAGATAATTGATCACGCCGGTTGGATCCACGCTTGTGCCTCCGTTTCCAAAATGCATCTCATAGATATAACTCTGTCCTTTATTTGACAGAGAATAAGCGATGGCTTCTGAAATGTTTTCATAGTGGATACTATTGAATTTATCCACCAATATTTCTGAGTTCGATGGATCAAATATTTTAATGTGACCTGTTATTAGCGCATCTAATTTATTGTGCATGTTTATTTCTACCACTTTTTCTATTGCCAAATTTGATTGATTTCCAGCCATCAGTAGTTCTATATATCTTCATATTATTATCTTTTTTATAATTATTCACTGTGATATAAATGTTTGGCATTTCATCCTCGCTTATCAACGATAATTTTTCCAGATTCTGGATCAAAAATCTTTATATGTCCTTGCACATACATGCCGCCAAGTTCGTCAGGACGTCGCTCAGGTGCTGCTTTTTTAGATTCTTCAGTGAGGTCTTTCATAATAAGTATTTATTACCTTCTATATCGTATATTTATGGTCATGTGACGTTGTTCTTTAGGTATGTTACCTCGGTAGACTTACTACCCTGGAAACCATTGCCTGCTAAGAAGTTAATAGGTGAAGTTGGATATACTCGTAGATTCGACGCATTTTTATATAGATAAAAACGTTTGGTAACATCATTGTCTGGATATTTACAATTAGCAAAAACTCCACTGCTATTCACTAATGTAATGGTTGTACCAGTACTGTTCACTGCTACTATACCTGTCGCCCCAGTTATAGCTTGAGTAATAGTGTCGCCCGCTGTAACAGTATTAGCAACAGAGATAGTCAAAGTCTGTGTAGCTGGTGCAGTATACCAAGTATCTTTATGAGGAGTACCTGGAATCGGACGAGATGTCATATCTTGCACTATCGCAGCATTTGAATAGAACAACTTATTCGCGTGCGTGACATACGGTGCAGCCAAGTGTACTAGCGGCGCTCCTGTGCCATTTACTGAACGACGAATCTGCCCCAATCTATTTTGAACTATATCTCGTTCATAATAAGTTATGATTTCACCATTGAGATATATAGTGCCCGGCGAAACTAAACTTGGATTTGGAGATGCCAATACTGCTGCATCTGCTACAAATATATCAGTGTCAGTTATATGCAAATTAGCAGTCAAGAATGTAGTTTTAGCAAAAGTATTAGCGTCTATCTTATAATAACTAGGCCATTGTTTACTGTCAGATGACATAACATTTGCATTCATGCCCTGCACGACTGAATGTGCTAATGTAGTAGTGTTTGTATAGATATTACTGTAAACTCTCATAACCATTGTGTCGTATGTCACACCTGGCACTAGTTCTTCTGGAGCATGACTACTGAAAGTATCGTAATAAGCACCACCTGACACTATAATGTCTTCAGCTCTAGTGCCAAGTGTACTTTGTGTATCTATTATGGTAGATATATTAACAGGTGCTATCGCGAGGTCATTGCCATCCAATGACAAATTTTTCACAGTATCAAATATTCCTGCTACATTTGACAGCGTTATGAAGTTTGTGTTTACAACCGTTGATCTCAATATTGCTGTAGCGTTACCGCCAACTTGTCCTATTATGCTACCATATGAAGCAGTAATATTTGACGGCAATGTAATTTCAACAGTGCGATGCCCGTAATCGCTTTGAATATTCGTGTCAGTAAATAACGGATTATTTTGATCATAATAATTAAGTGTGATATTAGCACTTGGTGCAATATAGTCAAGCTGACCAGTTATATACAGATTTCCTTCAGTAACTTCTTCAATTAACACTTGATTTGTGTTTAAGGCGATACTAGTTGGTTCAACAGATGTTGGCAGTGCAGAGAAGCTGAACGTCAATGATGACACCTTGACACCAGTGTTGGCTGCCTGATCATACAAATAACTATTTGCTAAGAAAGTGCCGGTTATACTGACCACTGGTATTACGTTGCTATCTGTAGTATCAGCAGAAACTATAGCAGTTGCACCAGAAGAAAGCTGCGTTAACACATTACCACTAAGTGTAGTTATATTAGAATTTAGTCTTATATTACCAACAGTAGGTATACGATTGTATATAGTAATAACACCACCAGACGTTGTTAGCCCAGGAGCAGATACTGTCACTACATTACTAGACGATTGAGTCAACACTTTGACATTAGCTGTTCCTTGCTTGATATAATCGCCTTCTTTGACGATCACAGCACCAGACAGTTTTACAATGTTAACATCATTGTTTATAACTGTCAGATATTGACCTCTGCTATATCCATGTTCAGTAAAATTAAACACAGCGATATCATCACTAGTTAGTTTTGTTAGGTCATCTACTACCATATTAAGAGTATTAGTTATAGTACCAGTGTGCACTACAGAAGTATTTGCAGAAGAAGTTAATTCATCAAATTTAATACCTTGCACTTTTACACCAGGATATTCGATACCGTAGACTAACTTTTTCAAGTCTTTAGATAACATTGTGTTGTCTGGCTGATAAGAAGCCCATATTCTATCGTTAGCATTATCAAATTCATCAGCTGAGACTAATACATATTTCGTATAATCAAATATATTTGTTACACGAACTGGCCTTACTCTGCTATCTACATTATTGGCATATTTAATATTTCCAAGTCTCTTAACGAATGTACCACTGATATTAGCGACAGTAACAATATTGCCGCCAGTAACTGTTGTTAATACAGTAGCATTACCTGTTTGACCAGACTGCCAAATAGCTACACCAGCTTGTAAAGGAAGATTTCCTGATACATAAATATTTCCGCTGAGTTTTAATACAGCTGAGCTATACACATCAGTTAATGCCCGATATGCTTTTCCTCGATAACTTACAATAGTATTAGCAGTAATCGTAACATTTGGAGTCCAATCTATCACTTGTGTACCATAACTGACACGATCAAACTTCAGCTTTGTATCAAATGTACGAACTTTATTATAACTCTTATTCACCGTTTGATTAAATGAAATCATAGGAGATGTACGATTAGTTGATATGGTTCTTATGTTATACAAACCTAAACTATAATTATCCTTGGCTATGGAGGCATTACTATAGAACGTGCCACGAACATTCCAAATCGGCACTTTAGTTATCCATCTTGTTACCTCAGGTTCATACGCACCCGAAGCGTTTGAAAATACTGTTGCGGATGCCCAGGTACCTTGAGTTAACGTATTACCTGCGTAAACAGTTGCATTGCCGGATATCCATATTATCTGAGTAGCAACTGCTGGCTTGACGTATAAGTTTGCAAACTCTGAGAATATGTATGAATTACTTTGAAACGCACCTACCACATTTACTAATGTTATCACATTTCCATTTGAACTTGTATAGACTGTACCAGATGCATTAGTATTAGGTTGATATATTAGATTTCCAGTATAAACAGTAACTGCTCGTTCTAATGACAAGTTTATTGTCGGTATAGTTTCTAAGTAGTATTGACCTGTGAGCATTGGATATCCTGCAGCACCTGTGCCGGTGCCGTTAATGAATATCTGTGGTGTACTAGTATATCCTTCTCCTGGTTTTATTACTTCGAATTTTTGAATAGTATTAGTGCCAGCATTTATCACTGCTCTGATCTCTGCACCACTACCACCACCGCCTTTCACAGTGACGCTTGGTTCTAAGAAATAACCATTATCTGACAAAGTTGTTAACGAACTTACTGTAGCATAGGTATTAGCACCATTATCATAGATATAATTTGTAGTATCGAATGTGCCACTTACACCTGATAAATTTAAAATACCAGTGTCACTACTGCTAATAACCGTACCTGAAGCACTGTTGCTGCTTTGTGTAACTGTGTTTCCAACTTCAAGCACAACAGGGCTACTAAGAAACAATGAAATAATCGGTGATTGTATGCTGCTACCGACGTTAGCTACCAAAACTTCTTTAATACTATAAGTGTGGTTATCTCGCCACTGACTGTACACTTTTGAATTCTCTAGTTGATATGCATCTGTGCTTACTGATCCATCTGGACTGTGATAATTGCTAGTAATTTGATTATAGATACTAGGTAAGTCAAAATCTGTCATGTCAGCTTGGTAATCATCTTTTCCTTGATAATCAACAATATATTCACGTATACTAGTTCTGTATGGTTTGACTTCATTGATATAGCTTTCGTAATAGGTCTGATTATCACGAATATAATTTGGAAACTGCTCTAATTTTCTGAGTTGCTGTATAACGCTAACAAAGCTAGTTTTGAAAATCCAGTCTACGTCTTTTTGTTCAGTTAACACGTAATTAATCATAAAGAAAAACATCTGATTCAGATTTTTTTGTAGACTCTTGATGAATATATCGTTCAATATTACATCAAATATAATTCTAATTTCAGTTGTAGCATTTACAGTTGAATCATATAAAGACGATTTAAACTGAATTGTTCCATTTTGGATGCCCACTAGATCACGAGTGCCTGATGCATTATAACGATAAACTTCAAATTGACCATGGCCATTATTCATTACTTTAATCGTAGTAGTCTCAGGCAAGTTTGAAAATTTCAGAAGATCATTTGATGTTTCAACAACATAATCTGTCTTGACTGTAGGATCATATGTGCTATCATACCAGTCTGCTTTAGTCCAATAAAATGGTACATTATAACTCTGAGTTTTTGATAATGTCCAAGGACTATTGATATTACCTGAATATACATACAGAGCCCATATACCTCGTTGAGATTCGTCACTCAATACTAAAACAGTATATCCAGATGAAATCTTTGATAGATCAATGTAATCTAATTCAATTTTGGTATCAGTTGTAATATCATAAGTCTCGTCTGACGGCAGAGGTTCGCCATTGTATAATGAATCTATTCGAAATTCTTCAATCACAGGTACATTGATCAATACGTCATTGAGATACTCTATCCAGTTTTTCAATGCAGCAAATCTATTGACAAAGAAAGACTGTCGCGGTCTGTCATAGATACCTATTTTATTTTGTGGACTTAGTGTAGGATCAGGCACGTTCTGACCGTGACTATCAACACCAGATAAACTATCCCTGAGTTTATTGATAAATCGAGGGGGTATTAAACTAGTAGCATTGCCTTCTTGTATCAATGCATACTCACTATGAATCACATCCGTATTCTTAAGCGTGTCGTAATTAATATGCAAGATTGTATTATTAGCAGTGATTTTGTTTGTTATGCCGTGCAGACTAATAGTATCAGAACGAAGAACCTGGACATAAGGAATACCTTGCCGGGAAGGATTCATAATCATGTTTTCGATCGCAGCTACACTGATATTTTTGTTACTGTCTTGATCAATGGTAGTTTTACCGCGCACCCAGAAATAATATCGACTGCGTGTTGTTTTACTAACTGCATCTACATAACTCTCTACTACATAAGCAGTATTGTTTGGATACTTAGGTGTGCCTGAACCAGTGTAACTGTTTGGCAGAACATCACTCATTATCCATTCATAAACTTCAACTGAGCTGCCAGGAAACAGTTCTCCCCAATTTGCTTCACGGTAAACCAGACTACCCTGTTCATAATCAAGATATCTCATGGTTGACAAATTCCACCATACTTTTCCAACCTGATTCATACCCCAATGACTATTAACATTCACTGACAGTTCCATTGCAGTTTCGTCAGCAGCTCCAGCTGCGTTATAAATTGCTGGATCGTATGGTGTACGATAATCAATATCTTGATCTGCAACGCCTAATATTCTGCCTTTAGCTGGATCGATATGATCCAATCTCGACAGGACTACATCTGTATTTTTATCGTAGATATAAAAACTAGTGATACTTCTAGTATCAACTTTTGGCATTTCTGAACGAATGATGTCCCACCCTACATTACCTGATATATCCTTATAGATATAGTATGTACCAGTGCGTGGGACAGCAGTGAGAAGACCACTAACTTGATCAGGTATTATTTTATTTCCACTGTCATTTTGAGCACCAACTAACAATGTATTGTCATTCATAGCAAGACTGCTACCAAACAAGTCATTATTAACTAGACTATTGTTTTCTAAACGTTGAACTAGCACATATTGATCTTGTGCTACACCAGCTAAATCTCCACCAACTAGCCCATAGACGTATACAGAACCAGAACCATATATACTGTCTAAGAAATTTGTGCTGTCTTGATCAAATGTTGTAGTATTAGTATCTAAAGTAAGAGAGTTATATGTTGTGCCACCAGTAGCACCAATTACTAACTTACGTGAATCACTGCTAGACACTACGTGTGCACCAAAATTATTAACTTGGTCATTGGCTGGATGTTTCAATGTTTGTGCTGCTTGATAGACATTTAATCCTAGATCCCTAAGTGCAGTACCCGGACCAGGGCTAACGACCAATCTCTGGTAAGGTGTCAATACATTACTGGTGATAGACAATACACCTATATCTGACACGCTAGCTGTAACGCCAGATATTCCAACACTATTAATGTTGACTGCTACATTTGCAACGTCTGTTTGAGTAAATGTGACTAATTGGCCATTGAGTCTAATAGAATCGCCCACCGTAACAGCTGGAGAGAACTTGTTGCTGCTTATCACACCATAAGCTGCACCTTCATTAACAAATCTATAAACAATACCACTGTAATAACCTATTTCACTGTATCCAGGGCTAGCAATATAGATATCAGCATCATTACCACTGATATGAGATGTTATGCCAAAAGTAGCACCACTGGTCTGAGAATCAGAAACGATTCTTTCCATAAATTGTAATTTACTAGTTTCTATATCGATACGACTACCAATGATCGGTGTATTTTTGAAAGTTATAACATTACCAGATATAGTATAGTGAGTAGTTATAGTTTGTAGATTACCATCAATCGTTATTCTAATGGTATACGGGTCAAAAGAATTTTGAGTAGCATAACTTGCACTTGTATTAGCTATAAAAGTTTCAATACTTCTGTCATAGACATATACTGCGCCGGCTGAACTTACACCATCTACAGTCTCATATGGAGCACTGATTATTGTTTGGCTAGCATCACTTGTAGTCTTAACTGTGTATCCAAATTTAGCAGCACTGCTGTTTGATATAGTATTTGCATAAATGTATTGTGTCACTCCAGCAGTGTTTGCATGGAATACTTCAACATTACCTTTGTTTGGAGCACCTATGAACAACCAACGACCATCAGTACTTGCGCTTATACTCTGCCCAAATGTATCGCCGATATTAGATACTCCTAGCATAGAAGTCCAATGGCTGCTTATCTGCTGAAGTTTAGTAAACGTAGCGTTGCCATCAAAACTGTAAACAAATACATTACCTGCTTGAGTAGAACCGTCGCCCGGCACACCGACGTAAAGTACATTTGCAGCACTATCTAAACTAGCACCAAAATTACTAAGTCCAGTATTTGACGAAGATATGTTAGCTACCAATGTAAATGTACTGCCGTTTACGACGTTCGACACAAACGCCATCACTCGACCTGAGTCAGCTGACGGCATACCAGCTGCAGCAAATTTGCCGTCTTGACTGATAGTTGTTACTGTACCAAAGCCACCGTCGGTAACGTAATCATTGGCTGACATCTTCATGTTAGCATTAAAATTGCTGACATTTCCTTGCCATGGATCACTTTTGTTATAAACAGACCATTTACCTGAATTTATATCATTGTCTACCCACAACTTATCACCGTTCATCCAGCCCCTGAGCGGTGTTATTGAATTTAAATCAGTAGCTGTCTTCAACCGAGAACTTATAAACTTAAATAAAGAACCAGTACCTGTGATAGTCTGTAATTGCTTAATTGTAGGTGCAATAGCCACTGTAGCAATATTAAATTTAGTAGGACTATCGACGCTATAAACTTGGTATATGCCGTCAACTCGTGTATCAAACGCTTTTATAACAATTAAATCTCCATATGCAAGTGACACTCTGCGATCAGTAGTTACAGTTGAAATATTATCAATGTTATATGATAGTGATATGATACTGCCTTCGGTCTCCGTTAGGCGATATACATTCCAATCATTGTTAAAATCTTTAGCACACCAGATTTTATATCCTATACCCATTTGAGCAACTTTGTTGCTGAGAGAAGAATAATTTGCAATGTCGTATATAGTGGTGTTTATGTCATTCATACTGACATATCCAGCAGTATGAATATCATTTTCGTAGATACTATGAGCATCCCGATTCAGGAAGATATTAGCTTTATAATCTGTGCCTGTACGATATGTTTTATCTGGAGTGATACCAATGATTTGATCAACAGACGATCCATTATTAGGAAGTAAAGTAAGAACGATCGGATCGCCAGTGTATTCACCTTCAATCAGCTGAACTTCAACAAACTTATTGTTGTTTAATGCACCATATTCGCCAATGCGTAATGCCCATTCTTCATATAAATTAACTGTGCTACTTACACTGTTAAATCCAGCAGCAGTGAATGCATTTACAGAATTGATTGTGCCTTTTTCTTTAATAAAACCTTGATAGAACTTAGCTTGTATAGATTTATTAATACCAAGATCAGTCATATACTGACGTTCTTGGAATCCTATAACTCTATCTGAAAACTCATCGAAACCTCCTTCTGTAGAAGGATCGTCTAGGTCAAAGAACTGATTAAACTTTCCAGCATTAAATGTGAAGTTAGGTAACAATCCAGTTTTTATTTGATTAGTAGGTATCTGTCTCCATTGAGAAGGCGCAAACTCTACTGTTGCCACGATGTCATACAAAGCAGCATAATAAAAACTTTTATAGCTTACTAGTTCACCTTTCTTATAATCAACTCCACTATTCCAGTCTGGTACTATTGGGCTATTATAAATAAAACCTCCAGGATTCAGAGAACCTGTCCAATTGCCAGTCTTGCTACCGACCAGCTTCATTCTGTATTGTCTATTACCTAATTCTGGTTTATAAATGATGTCATTGAATACTGTGGTATTGTCAAATACCATTACATGTTCAAATTCAACCACATCTAGAACTGCCAACGCAATAGTCTGTACAAAGTTAGCAGTAAGTTTAAAATTTCCTTCATCTCTAAGCACTGTGAACTGATTAGACTTGATAAAAGTAAAGTTAGTATCTAAAATTCTACTAGACCCAGGCGCATTTTTAATGTTATCTATAACGCCAGAAGTAGTATTGATTTTAATAGTATTCAGAATTGGACTGAGTACAAGTACGCTACCCAGTGGCCAACTTTGCTGACTCCAATTTAGAAATTCTTTACTACTGAGCACAAAATCTCTTTGCTCAGTCAAATCAGTATCATAATCAACAAATTGTATGCCTAAGCCAGTAAGATACCTTCCATAACTTATTAAAAAATCTACTAACTGTTGTTTATTGGTAAACTCAAATCCATAAGGAATAGTAACTTTATATTTCTGATAATCTTTATAGATAACTGCACGATCATTAAGCACTGAGATAGCATAGGCGTTGTTATTAGCTAAACTAGGTATGATTGTGAAATATGGATTATCCACATCATATCCGCTTACTGTATATCCATTTTCGCTTCTTTCTACAATAACAGCACTGTATGTTATAGTGTTGATAGGTGTAGATTTATTGAGTTCGATTGTGTAATTCTCTTTTGGAATCACAACGCCTTGATTAGTGCTAGTAGGACTACTTTGTTCAGCGATCACTTCTATCATCGTTGGATCTGTATAGCCAGCCATTTTATAAGCTAGTTGCACTGACACATATTGAAGATAAGTGTTTATTTTAGTAATAGGATCTATGCCGTTATTACGTAAATAATCTGACACCCAGTTTATATAACCAGCTACTCGTTTAATACTTCCACCAGTGGTGTCGCCGTTCAGTGTTACTGTCGCTGGTGTTATACGTTGCAGATTACTTGTTAATGTATATTGATCAAGCTCAACATTTCTGAAGTATTCGCCTACATTGATCAGAGTTCCAAAATAAAATGCAGGGAATGCAACTGCTAACGCTTGTTGTAAAGCATAAGGAAAGTCACTACTACGACGCCACGCGAATTCAACTGGTCCTTGGTTGCCAACTACATAACTCGCACTGGTATTACTACTATCGATTCCAGCTACTGCAAATTGATTTGGTGGTCTAAGTTCGCCATGATCATCTACAGGAATAATTTTGCTTAGTCCTGACCTAGCAAACCTAGTATCGAAACCGGCTCGAGGACCTGCATAAATATATCCTTTTTCTAAATCATGCCACATTACTGTGTTGCCGCCGGTATACGGAGGTGCGCCGTAACGGTCTTGCCACCAGTCTGGTTCTTCAGAAAATCCTAACATTTCCCATGGATTAGTATGAGGTCTATATGTATCATAGAAATAATCAAAAATAGCTCTCCATGTTCCAGTAAGCCGTTCTCCATCTATACTGTCATTGTATATCCTGTAATTCCAAGTAAATGGATTACTGACTTGGAAATAGTCATTCGTAGTAAAATCAACTCGGTTAGCACCTGCCCATTTCAAGAAGCTGCGAGTTAATATCTGCGTAAATTCTGTATGGCTATATTTGCTTGAACGAAATTTACCTGGTATGTGATCAAATATATCAAATACATTTTTACTGTAATTAATCTTAATGTTATTATAGATTCTTTTTTCAAATTCTAAAAGAAGATCATCTCGCATATCACCAAATGCAGGAGTAATACTGCCATCATGACCTTGGATAACGTATACTGGATCTTGATATGTATCATCCAAATATATCATTGGTGTAAACTTAGGATACAAACCTAATTTAGTTGGTGTTTCTGGAATATAGTTTCCATCTGTATTATCGTATTCATTGATTGTGATTGTATCTTCAACATTTAATATGTAGGAAGTATTGATTGTTACGCCAGCCCTTGTGGTATCAAAAACATAGTCAGTGCCTTTGGTTAGCTGTCTATTATTAATATAAACTAATACAGCGTTATTGCTTAGTTTAGTATCATCAAATATTCTGCTGATTTCATAGTCTCTAATTTCAGCATCCAATACTGTATAAGTGATAGTATTTTTGATATCTCCGTAAGGAATCATATCACTATAGTACCATGGAAAAGATTTATTCTTTACTTGATTCATATTTTTCAGAATCAAGTCGCATATGCCCGGTATATCTGTAAGAGCTACTGAATCAGATAGTTTTGATACTGATTCTATGTATTTGTTTTTGATCTTCTGAAATTCGTGCCTAGCTAAATCAATACCTTTTATCAGATTTGCATCTGTATCTACCAAAAACAATTCGCTATACAGAATTGGACTAGCGTGTTGAACTATGCTACCACCCTGTCGTTTAATAGGAACATCTCTTAGATTACTATCACCCGGCAATGTGCCCACAATACGAGTTGTATTTTCAGCAAGACGAGACAAATGATTACGCATTTGACCCAAGCTTAAAGTAGTAAAATTCTTATTTTCAGTATTCAGATCTAGATTTTTAGGTACTTCATAATAACCTATTTTACTAACAGTATCACTGTATATTCTGATGTCAATCTTATCGCCTGCTACGAGAGATGTATCATCTATACGAATATAAGTATTTGCACCAACTTTGATTTGAGCATATAAAGAAGGTATCACCAAATTACTATTTTTGTATACTCTTAAATGTGGCACCGTATTGTCTGTTTCATTTGGCAATATATCTATGATAAAATATCGATTTAGTCCGTCAAAAACTCCACTGATAATTTGAAACTGTTGACTAGGCTCTATTTCTTTTATCCACATATTACGCACAGCATAATCATTAAGACCATTGTTGACACGCAACAAACCTACAGAATTGATATTCGTGGTAACATTATTGTCTATATCAGTGTTCAAATACGTAAAAGTGTCGTTATCAAAATTATTGGTAAACTGTATATCACCAATTTGGTTAAAATTACGATAACTTAACGGAAATCCTAATATTGGATCATCGGGGCCGGTGCCCGTTGTGTAAGAAAATATATTAGTGCCGACAAATGTACTATCAGGATATACATCTGTATCGCCTAGACTATATCCATTCTGATCAATTACATCGAATAATGGCGCTTGATTTAATGAAGTTTTAGATTGACAGGGTAGCCAGCTTGTTCCGTCAAAATAGTACTCTACACCTGTAATAACTGCACTATCAGTGATGACTCCATCAGATGCAATTAGATTGTTATATGCAAATACTTCAGTATCGGTTGATGGCTGTAATGTAATCAAGTATTTTTCGTTAATGTATGAATACTTAACTACATAGATTTTATTTCTAACTGTATAGTCTATGTCATTACCAAATATTATTCTTTGACCATCTTTTAACTTTACGTTGTGCGGTAAAGTTACTGTTTCTTTAAGCTCAATGCCATTGAATGCATCGGTAAATGTACTAGTCAATAATAAAATATTGATTGGTTCTTTGGCTTTTCGGCCATATTGTTGCAACTGAATATCAGGTTCAAATTCGATAATAGGTCTGTTAGCTCGCAGGGTTTGATCAATCAATGCAATGGTATTATTATACTCAGCAGTTTTTTTGATTATATCAATGTGAAACCAGCGATTACTTCTAGTCCATGAATTTAAATCCTGACTACCACGATTAATAGTTATATAATCTTTCTGTTTACCAAATCCTTCTGGACTGACAAAGTAATTTACATTTATTAATCTAATAGAAGTACCAACGCCTTCAACATAATATGTGTTGTCTATGTATGATGCAGGAATAACACCGCTGCCAAATTTGACTTTCATACCATTGGTAAATTCTACACCGTTAGGACTCTTATAAGTCTTGCTATTCAGTATCTTGCTGATATCAATCGAATTATTAAATATCTCAGATAATAATATTTCTCCTTGGAATCCAGATTTTAAACCGTCCTGATAATACAATACAGGTAAAGGTGCAGTAATATGGGGCACACGTTCCAAAAGACCAGAATTTGCATCTAGATAATATATTAATTGGCTTCTAGTACTGCCATTGCGAACAAAAACTCTTTGATTTACGCTTACCTGGACGTCTGGAACTAGTTTCACTATTTCATTGCCAGGAATACCAACTAGATTAATACGCCATAAACTTCTTCTCTGACTTTCTAGTACAGTAGGGTATGAAGAATAGTTATAAGAAGTAAACAAAATAGCTGTACCTGAGCTAAGTTCAATACCAATTGGATTAGTAAGAATAAGTTGATTTCCATTTATCTGTTTAATTCTTATATTGGTATGCAATAGCTGTTCGTCACTAAGATACATTCCTACCGTTAAGTCGTTTGAATTTTCAACATAGATCGTTGTGTCAGTAGCAACTGTTGCTGATGTCAACTGTCGAGTCATTGATTCAGCATATAACTCACTATCATATAAATCATTAGCTGTCCAGAAAACATCGTCTGTATCATTATTGATGAATACTACAGTCTTGCCTGCTAGACTAGCAGTCACTTTATCGAAACCAAAATAGGGCGATTTTTTCAAATCACTTAACTTAATATGTTGTATATCATTAAAATGCGCATCAGTACTCAGATCTGCTGAAGCTACCATTGGCATTTGTAAATATCGATCTTGTTGTGTCGGCTGAGGCACTGAGAAAGTTATTGTACCGCGATCTATGCCATTATTAGCTACACCTAATACGTCTCGTGTAGATATATTTTTTTGATTTGTTTTATAGCCTAAGGTTCCTGGATCACTTTGTATCCAGAACGGAAATCCAGGTTGATCAACTATGAATTTGTATGTGCCACCATAGCCTAAGTGTAAAGCAGGATTCTGCGTCGAACCTAAGCTGCTGAAATGATAGCTACCAGTCGAAGGATCACGAGTAACAACAAAGGTTTGTTCCTTTTCTATAGAACTTCCGTAAACGTCTACTGGGTCTGGGCCATCAGTAAGCCAGTAATATTGACTAAAATTTATAAATTTATCAAAGTCAAATCTTCCGTCAAAACTATAAGTCTCATTACTGAATAATCTACTTTGATCAGAAACATTGCCACCGTTATGTTCGATTTGATTGAGTAGGTCAATATAGCTACTAAAAAATTGAGTTTTCTTAGTTTTATCTCTAACTACAATACTAGACTCTAGCTGATAATTCTGCCGTTCTACAGTAGGTTCTGGCTGATAATTATCTGTACTCTTATAAGTAGGCGCAAACTTGCGCCCAATATATCCATTGATTTTTCTCAGATCAGGTTGACTAACTAGCTGGTCTAATGTGGCGTTCAAAAACTTCTTGTTAGTATCTGAACGAAATATCTCTGGTAGAAAATTTACTGTCTTTATGGCCATCTTATTTCCATCATGGTATAACGTTTGCTAGGCTTTGATTCAGCTGTGTAGCTGTTATTGCACTGATAATCTCCACATTATCTACTGTTGCTGCGCTAATGATCACTTCGTCTGGTTGTGCATTAATTTGCATCAAACTTCCAAAAGCCTGATTGTTGGAAGAAGGGACAATTATAACGCTAGCTATATTAGGAGATAACATATTATGAAGATAGGTACTGAGTTCACTAAAATAGAATGTCTCACCAAAATCCCAATTGTTAGTATCAAAAAAAGTATTAATAGCTGTAATCAAGCTGGTCTTGATATCGTTATCACTAACGATAACATTAGGATTCTTTACTACTTTAAATACAGCTTGATATTCAATTCTTACTTTATTAGTATCTAATCCAAACACTGGTTTAAATTTTCCTGAGTTGTAGACTAGAGTGTCACTCAATGCTTTATAATTATCTAGACTAGTAGAACCTGCGCCATAAGCCATTTTAAGTTCTTCATTAGTAGGTCTAGTTGGTTCAATAACTGTGCCACTAGTATCTCTGATCCAAGCAATGTAATCTTGGGAATATTGCTTAGTAAGAATATAAAAGTCCATAATATTATTTGGGCTAGGATCAATTCTTCGTTCACTTGGACTATTATGACGATGCTGAAAATATACGCTTTGTCTTCCAATCTCAGCAACATAACTAGTATCGTTGTTCAATTGACCAGTAGAATTCAACTTATAAAATAGCTGTTCAGAGGTTGCATAAAATATTTGGCCAGCTGCATAAAGGCTCTTATTAGCTGATATAGATGACTGTGTGGTATATGTAGTTACTACTGTTGTATTATCTATTGGCACAAGAATATCATAGTTATCAGTGGTCAATTGATGCTGAAAGAATACATATTTCTTACTAAGATTTACAGTTGGTGCAACTATATTATCAAATAAATCAGGATCGTCCGGAACACCATCAAAATTAGAATCAGTGAAAGTTATTAACAACTTGGAATTATCAAGAAATCCAGTGCTGTCTATTAATGTATTATAGATATACCAAGTTTGATCTTGGGTCAATGGAGATGCACTATCAGGTTTATTATTGATTTTCAAAATTTTTATTTGATCATGCACTATTATACCGAGTCTTGGATCATATGCATTAACTTTTGGATCAAAATAGAATCTTGTTTGATCAACGCTACCAAATATATATTCTTGCGTTCTATACAGTGCAGAATAACTAGTACCGTTAAAACTAAATCTTACTAACCAGCTAGCATCTAACGCATTGCCTGATGTATTGCCGGTGTTAGTAAGATCGAATATGCTGGTTGGGTTTAAATCTTGTGGATAAATGACTTTCCAAGTTTGATAGTTGACATCATATCTGATACCGAAGTTTTTGTAGCTTTGGATCAAGCGAGTCATTTCATCTGTCATTGATTTACCAGGTAATGTATTATTAAAAACTGGTATTATTTGATCTAGCACAGCACCTGTAGGCACTTTAACGCTGAGATTCACACCGTTATTGGACAAGGTAGAAGTCACCGCAGCATAGATATATAATTTTTCACCTTCGTATACGGGGGTACCAATTTGAATTTGATTCTGTGTATCGAAATATTTGGTATTGTCCGTACTTGCTACAAATCGAAGCAATGAACCTACCGTAATATATTTTAGTGCACTAGCAGTGATTTTACCAATATTCATGATTGCACCAGTCTGTGCGTTACCAGACCGTAGATATCCACTGCTAGAGTTGGTATCTATAGATATTTGTGACCATAAAACGTTGTTAAAATCAGAAGGCTGATTCTTTCTGGGAAAGTTTGCATAATAAAACTGCTTCATTTCTGTTGTAGACAACAGTGGATCAATTATGTTGTAAACAACATTATTAATGTCGTTAGGTGAAGTGAAACTAAAATTTACACTTTTGATTGGTTGATTTTGGTATATGAAACCATCACTGCCAAATATGTTAGTACTAGAGTATTTTCCAGTTGCGTCTAACACATCCAAGAATCTGCTTACACCAGCACTAGAACGATTCACTGCTTTTACTTTAAGAATACTATTGAAATTTACATAAGGAAAGATATTATAATCTTCACCAGTGATCATACGATTCTGTGTATAGTACTGCTGCGGTGCTTTGACTCTAATATCATCAGATACTTCACGTATATCAGAATTTGCTACTGTATATTGTAAGCTGGCGCGAATAGTAAGAGTTTCAACCCTATTATTTCGACTGACATAGTTAATAGATACTATTATTCCCTGCATTTCGTCAGGCGTTATTTTATAGCGTTGGCCGTTGCTAACTCTGTAATATAATCGATATACACCTTGCGGTACATTTGCAAATGATCCGTCGCCAAACACTAGATCAATTTGATCATTAGCACGAGTGTTTACTTGATATAAATTTCGATCTGTACTGTGATTATAAATGACATTTATGCCAGCTAATGCTGGTACTTTAGTCCAAAGTGTTGTTGGTGTGTTTGTGCTATCTAGCTGATATAAACATATATCACTATTGTTAATGTTATCAAAATTTACATTCACGACACGATTAGCTAATGCTTGAGCTAAATTGAATGTAGTAGTGCTTAGTGTGCCTTGTTTGAAGTAGACAAAATAGCCAGTGTTTGCGCTATTGTTGCCTTGATTGTCATTACGATATAATACATTGAATTTACCTGAGGGCTTAGGCTCAGGTTCATAGATGTAGCTCTGATTCACGGTGGTAGCACTGACTGCTTCAAAATTCATGACACTGCCGTCAACCGTGGCCCGAAATCCGTAAGTTGGCAATACACCCTGCACAAGATTTATTGTATATTCATCAGTTTGAATACTGTTAATAGATTGACTATTTCCGGGTTTTCCAATCATCTGACTGTTTACTAAACTTGCATTGAATATAGTTACAAATTGTTCTTGCCAATCTGGATTAGTTGTATCGTTCCAGCTGATAATCAGGTTACTGAGATCAAAGCCGTTAGAATCTATAACTCGTTCAGTGGTCGTAATGCTGTCTATTTTAAGTAATCCGTTTGCTGGCACATTGCGCTTAGCGTTATAACTAATTAAGCGTGCTAATTTCAGTACACTGTCACGACGTTCAGCTGTATCAAAAAAGTTTTCACGAGCATTTAGATCCGTGCGAAAAGCAAGACTTTGACCTAAAAACGCAATTAAATCAATCAAAGCAATATATTCACTGCTCTCAGTGTAATCGTTAAAATCTTCTGGATAATATGTTCGCAAATATTCGATCATCGACTTGCGAATAGTTTCAAAGTCGTAGCTCTGAAAATCAGCTTCTTTAAAGGACTGGTATACTTGCTTCCAGTCCTGGTTTACTAATAGATTGGTCTGACGTCTAGTGATAGCCATTCTTTAAATATCCTGTATCTCTTATTTATGACTGTTAGAAACAGGGGTTTTATTGGCTTGATGAAAATACTTTAGTAGTTCCTGGAGAATTCTTATCGAATTGCATCATCAATGTTTCAGTTTGATTTGTTGTTAGATATACTAAAGTCAATATGATTTGTATACCGTAAAGTTGTTCTGTAATATCAAATTGAGTCACACCTAAACGAGGATCATATCTAACAATACTATTAACATCGTCTATAATACTTTGTCTGAGAGCTTCAGTAAATGGTTCAAATAAACTATCCCATATCATTGTTCCAAAATCAGGATGCATTACTCTTTCACCTTTTCTTGTATTGAAGTGGTTTATGAGATCTTGTTTAGCTAATTCAAAATCGGTGACTTTAAACTTTTTGACTCTATTAAATGTAGAAAAACCATTGTATGTTGACATATTAATATTTACCAAGTTTATTTAGGTTGATATGTTGACAAGTAGATATGCACTGGATCTGCTGGCGAATAGTTTCCGCCCCAACTCAACCCGTAATCACTGATAGTGAAAGTAGAATTCAATATCTGAGCCTGGCTACTATCAATAGCAATGCCTTGGCCGTGAGCGTTTAATTTTCCGCCGTAAACAACGGGTAAAGCAGGCGTAGTGATTCCTGCAGCAGAAGGGTTTTCTGGTTTTTTACCACCTGCAGCTTGCCATTTGTCATATATAGCTGTTTGTTCAGTTTGGCTGCGATAGGCACTGGTTATTGTGACTTTGCTACCAGTCTTATTTTTATAATCTTGCGCAAGTCTAAGCATGGCGCTCTTGAAACTACCATCCAACTGATCGAAATGTGACCTGTCGCCACTGCCTGAGGTGAACACTAATACGTCGTCTGGATTAATACCACTGGTATTTTCGCTAGCAAGCCCACTGCCTACAGTAGGTGTCACTGCACCGTTAGCTGCCAGAATATCAATAGAGTAACGCCCGTGATTGAAGTAATTCGCAGCAGTATCATCACCACCTTGATCTCGCCATTTTTTAGCTTTATCAACATCTCGGTAATAATGTGCTACGAACAGCATGCCTGCTGCGGTACAAATATCATCAGTATTCTTAATTCCACCATTAGCTATTAACGCAGCGTAGTTTGTGGTAAATTCATCAAATTGAATTTGATCTTGGGTACTCTTGTATTCAAAGAACGTTTCTTCGCTGTTTATTTTATCTTTGCCTGTCCAACTTTCGTTATATATCACAGCAGAATCACTATATTGCTTGTAAGCATCAGGCTTAATATATGCTCGCGCAGTATCTGTGAGATAAAAAGCATCGATTTGATATTTGCCAATGACTGTATCGTTAGCTACTTTAGCGTAATCCCATTTACTCTCAAGATAGCCTAGCTCACTCATCATAGCTTTAACTTGCAGTTGACTAAACTGAGGCGAGGTATCACCGATTCCACCTGGTGGGCTATAGTTATCAGATTTATTCAGATATTCAGCAGGGCATGTGTCTCCCTGTAGAGATTTAGCAGAAGCCTGAGTGATGCCGGTGTCTACATTAGAAATGGTAGTACTACCGGTGCTTGACAATACATTGCCGGTTCCATCAGAAACTTCTTTGTTTTCTGGCAGTGTTTGTGACTGCTCGCCTGCATTAGCCAACAATTGTTTAACTGAATCTTGATTCTGTTTAATTTTAGCTGCTACGTCAGCAACTGTAGTATAACCTTTTTTATCTGTGTCAAATCCTGAATTAGCTCTTTGTGCAGCACTATTTGGTTGGAAAACTACATAATCGTCAGGCTTACCCACTGCAGCTGGCCATAATATCGTTAGATAAATGTCAACTAGTCTAGGTGTTGGTGCTTTTTGATTAAGTTGATTAACTTGAAAATATTTCAAAACAAAGTCACACTGATCCTGCCGAGTCAAATCTTTTATCGCGTTAGTAGTTGTACCACATGCCCGACAAGCATCTGCGCCAAACTGAATTAAACCAGTATAACCTAAGCTGTTTGTTATCGCTGGATCAAACGTACCTCCTGTTTCTAAATTCATGCAGGCTAACATGTCAATATAGTTTAGATTTAACGTTTCACTAATACTCTTTACTTTGTCAAGAAAAGGTTTATCAGTAGACCAAGGATATGGTTGACCTTTAACTTTACCTCGATCAGCGGCGTTATTCGGCGGCGGTAGAGTATAGCTAGGCGGTGCACCTTTCTTAGGTGGACAGATACTGCTGTTTACAACTGTTAATGGAGCATCGCCTGTTACTTGAATGCCTGCACCTTGTCGTGTCCAAGGTTCGTGTTGTGGCAACACTGATACAATACTTTGTGCTGCAGCTATTTGTTCTCGCCAAACATTTCTTGGCGTAACATTGGGATCACTTATAAATCCAGTTGCATTGTGCGTGTTTTGCTGAATCGAAGCACCTGTAATTGTATTGCCACCCGATGTCTTATTCAGATCTATCTTACTGCCATTAATTTGTATTGCACCACCGGCACCCATGTTTATCGTACTAGCTCCGATATTCATAAAGCTACCAGATCCAATGTTTACTTTGCCACCAAAAGCTAATATACTATCTGAAGCAGTTGCATTGATTTTAGAAGCATTGACATTAAATTCATTAGTTGCAAACAGGTTAACATTATTTTCAGCGTGTATGTTGACATTCTTGCCGGAGTGAAGATTCATGTCGCCTTGAGTATGAAGATTGAAGCCGGATGCGGTGAAAATATGCATGTGCCCTGAGCCAGCTAATTCTATCCAGACTGAGCCTTCGCTGTTAGCAATATACACAATCTTTTCATAGTCATTCATCAGAATTTGATGCCCTGATGATGTGCGTAGGCGTATTAACTGATCTTTGCCTGTGCTATCGCCATCATCCATTACAAACTGATGACCACCTTTACGAGCACGAACAGCATACGTATTATCATCAATCAAACCCTGATTGACTTTTTGTTGGTACTCAGGATCATCTGCAGGATCATTTCCGTAAGCACGTCCAGGTGTAGATATACCAAATACGTGACTTGGTGTTTCACGCTGACTGCTGCTGCTTATTGCGCCGCGAATACCATCGATGTCCAACCCCTGCCTGAGTAACACATTAGCTTGCCATTCATGTATAGGTCTTGGGTTATTGTAAAAGTTATCTGATATTGCATCTGGAGCATTTTCATTGAACTCGACGACCGGCAGTACCTGAGGTTTTGGCCCGTTAGGGTCAAGACTTGGTTTAAGATAATCGTCAACCGTCGTTGTATCTGCCTTAGGGTTTGTAGCTATGCCAGGTACCATGCCATGACTTAGAGTAGGATTAATACACGCAAACCAGTATCCTCTACCTGGATCTCCATTTACAAATGTGCACAATACCTGGTTTCCTATATCAGGTGGTATCATCCACATCCCATACGTATGATTTACTGTGTCAAAGCTATTCTTTTCATACTTGCTAGGTTGATAAGTTGCACCAAAATAAGGACTTGCATAGCTTACTGTTCTCCAGAACGCAGGATTATTACCAGATTTTTCGTCCTGGGTACCACCAAAGTCAGGTATCCATACCTGTAGTCTACCGCTGCGAGTTGGATCATAATTATCTTTGACTACTCCTATATAGGTAGCTGCGTCTAATTTCGTACCGGCAACTTTTTCTCGGTCTGTGTGAGCCGGAGTTTTTCTGCCTTGTCGCCTATCTTCTGCCATTGTTTATCCTTTTTAGAAGTCTTGATTTTCTCGCGGTGGGCCGCTGTTTACTATTTGTGCTAACTCTTTATCCACATTTACTTGGTCATTGGCTTCATCAGCCAGTGCGTTCAGATCTTTAGTTTCTTGTGATATAGCCTTTTGTCTCTCGTTTGGATCATCTGGCAGATATTGTGTAGTACCATCTGCTTTTCTTAGTGTCACACCACCACCTGATACCATAGCTGTTGTTGTAGAAGAAGTTTCTTTTCTACTTACTACTGTGCCGGCAGCATTTGATTCATTCGTGGAAGTTGTTTTTTTATCTACTACTACCGTATCTGGATTTCCTGACGCAGTAGAATTTACCTTAGGATCTGCTGCTTTATTACCATTGACTAAATTTTTATCAGTGATACGGTTATCTGCGGCGTTTTTATCTCCTAACTGATTTGAATCGGAAGACTTATCGTCGCCTGGTTGATTGAATTGCCGAATCAAATCAATAGTCTGTACAAACTTGCCGTTTTGAAATTCACTTTGCACAGTCATGACCCTAAAATATCCACTGAAAACACTTTCTACATATTTTGAATCTTTTCTAAGCAATCCTGTGGTTTCATCTATATCAACAGGAGTTTTAAAAGTAACATAACAATATATTTCGCCACTATCCATAACTAGGCTATTGGTGGTCGTTGATAAAACTTTGGTATCATCGTAATCAGGATGGCCCGGATTGATGAAGACATCATCTTGCTTAATGAATTGTGGATCTCCTAGTATCTTAAGTTTTAAATTTAACATGTCGCCTTTAGCGCCACTCAATATACTTTGCGATACTAGACGAGCTTGTACTTTGGTAGAATCTGTTCCTGCGCCCAATGTGCCTGCACCTGCTTGACCTGCCACAGGAATATTTGAAATCTTAGTGACACCTGAACTTGGATTACTACCAACAGTTGATTTTGAATTTGCTGATGCACCACTATCTTGCTGTTTAGAAATTTGTTCATTTTTAGCAAGGTCGCTTTGGGCTGCCGTATAATATAAACTATTGAAATCTATTTCAAAATCGATGATATCATTATTCTGTCCGGTAAACATATAATCATATTTTTTAGCGTAACCATCTGGAAAAGATTGTACTGCTCTATTATCTTTACTATTATGATATTCAAACGTTTTCACATGATACACGATTGATCGTTGATATTGATTTCTCACAGTATCATATGGCCCAAGAATAACCTGAGGAATAATCTTATACCATTTAAATGTCTCTTTTTTTAGTTTCGCTGCTAACGCTGCCGGAGATCCGTCTGAGGTCAATGAATTAATATCTTGTTGTACAGTTGGATCGATAATTTGTTTGGTTATGTATTCACTGTTTAATAAAACTTGATTTATCAAAGCCAGAATAGATGTTCCTGCATTAACATTAAAAGTGGATCTTTCAAAATCTGGTCCTGTCACAGGAGTAGATGATTGTGTAGCGACATTATTACTAGCTTCTCTCTTACTAGCACTTAATTTATCTTTTATTGGTGCTTTGTCTGATGGATTCTTTCTAGGAAAAACTATATTTGTCTGCATAGCATCGTCAACTATAACTTTTATCTCATCGGCATACTGTTGAACTCCGTTTTTAGCAGCTTGTATTTGCCATGCATTATATGCTGCTACATAACTAGTGATGCTTATTGCAGGTGGTGTAGTTGCAGCTCCAGTTTCATTGTTGCTTTTGTTAGCAGTATCAGCTTGTCTTACATCAGATCCGGCTGTATTTGTACCATTGCTGCCAGAGTTAGGTGATTTAGGCACAGAATCATTAATCTGTTTTAATTCATTTATAGCTAATGTTTGTGAATTGAAAAATCCTCGCACTGTTTGTGCGACAACTTCAAAGTTAGCAGGACTAGCGTTGGTTGTCTCGCTAAGTGCAGAATGACTAAATGGCACTGCAGATATTTCGTATTCGCCTCCTTTGACTGAGGCTTTTATTTTCATGTCTACTAGTTTTATTGGTATAAATTTCGTATGATCTTTAAGATCTGCTATATTACCTTGGTCATCGTAAGCAAAAAAATTGATTTCTAACAAATATGGTATTTCGAGGTAACTAGTAGCTTCAAACTCACTGATGTTAACATCTATCAATCGATTCAACAATGTTAATCCATACGGCTCAATTAAAGAGAAGCTCAACTGAATAGCATTAGTTCCTTGTGCATGAGAATTCATGCCAACAATTGTTTCCATTTTTAAGTCTTCAAAGTAGAAATCATCACGGAAACTTGGTATACGAGTATCATGATATCTGCTAGCTGAACTGATCAGAGTCTTGCTTATCTTGAATTTTTTTGGACCGTTGGTTGATAAGTCATTAAAATCTTTTGTTGTTAATGCGTGTAAACTAATGCCGTAAGTGTAACTAGGGTATTCATGTAACGGATTAGGTATCGGCTCAGCTTTTTGTTTTTTGTCAATAGAAGTAATTTCAGCTGCTGGTTTTTCTGTTTTAGCAGCATCTTCGGTTGATTTTTTAATTGCTGTAGGATCAGGCTCAGTTGCATTGGGATCAGTAGGATATAAACTGTCTGTTTGTTTCTTTTGTTCATCAGAAGATAGCAATGTAACTGAAGTAAATCCAGTGCCGGTTGTTGTAGTATTTTGTGATTCTGATGCAGTGTTTACGGCTGCATTATCTTTCTCTGCTTGCGTAGCTGGTGTAGCTTGAGTATTTGCTCGATTATTTAGATCGGCTATCTGATTTGATACAGCATCAACATTTTTCTGAATATTGGTTATTTTTTCGCTAATAGCTAATTTTTGCTGAAAAATAGAATTAGATTCTTCGTCATTTTTTGCTTGTTCAGACGTTGCATCTAAACGATTATATAAATCGTCAAGCTCTGTTAGTTGAGCTTCTAGTTGAGTTTTTTGAGCGTTTAGAAGCCTAAGTTTATCTGTGACTTCGTAGTCAGTAGCCATATTGTTAGATACCTAAATCTGATGCGAGATTCTGTTTCTTAGGAAGATAGATATTCAAACCTGCACGAAAATCAAAGACAGGATCATCGATTGTATTGGGATTTCTTTCTCGGAATACCCACCACAATGCTGCATCGCCGTATAAATCGTATGCTAATAAATCTGGCCTAAGTTCATAAAACTTATCGATCGTATATAACACATCGTCTGAATACCTAGTGATAGGCCGGTACGTTAAAATATCGAGAAAGTTGCTGAATGTGCCGGTGTTATAATATGCACTAGTTTTACTATATTTTGCAGCCATCAGATAAATCCTCCATTGCTGCGTAATAGTTTGCCTTGTGCAAAGTCTCGTAGATTAAATTTATCATAGACATTCTTGCGACTGTACACTGGCTGAACTTGAATCTGTATCTGACTGGTAGTCGGCAGTCGTACAGTCTGGCCACTGGTAGTAGCTGTACTAGGTATGCCACCGGTTGTCACAGGTATTTGAATATAATCTACATCATTTGGCATTGTATGCACGAACTGTTGTAAAACACAACTAACATGAGGAAAATAATGTTCGCCAAATCCGTCTAAAAATACCAATGGCGGCGGATTACCCAGATTCTCTCCATTTGCAAAGAACATCTTAGTAGCTGCACGAAAGAAATATATCGCAGCTAGTAGATATCTACCTTCCTCAACATTCTGTACAGTAAAATCTCCAGCTATAGAAATTGGTGCTACATCTGAGCCTTCATAAAAGTAATTCTTATAATTACTGTGTGTCAATGCTTGTTCTTGATATCTAGCATTATGTGTCACTGAAATACTCGGAACATATGGAAATATTACTCCATTAGTACGAACTAACGGGCTGATCAAATCTGTCGGTGCAGTGCTAAAAATCCCCCAATCTGCAATAGTTATCTTTACACGCCAATCTTTTTGCGTGCTACTTCCCATTGTTGGAATTACATTTAATCCCGGTGATATGTTAGTATTGGCACCACCAGGAAATAATCCAGCTGCTTGTAATCGCAGATCGCTTGGATTAGATATAAATCCACCAGGAGTGTTATTAAAAAACGCTGGATTATACGCAGAAGCCGGCGGACCAGCTAATCTACCGTCAGCATATTCGGGTGATAATGCGTTAACTGCTGCTTGCGCAGCTATTCCTTCTTCTGCGTGGATTGCTAAAAGTTCTGCCGTGGTCAAAGCCATTAAATATATTCCATCTATATAAGACTATTTATTGCTTGAATAAACGGCTAACATTAATGCTTGACTACTGTCAAGTAGTATGATATTGTAATCCACCAATAAAGGAAACCGGATGAAGACAAACTATCTAAACAATAAAGACATATTAAAAGAAATACATAAAAGCAAAAATACTTACTGTAGCTTCATTGATTCTGCGTATGCAGATTATGATATGATCCTAGATGATGTCAAAAAGATAGATTCAGACATTATTGCCGAAGCAAGAATCAACAGAGCTGCAAGATTAGCGAAAATTGCATTTTCAGAAGCGGTTAAAGATGACGAAAATGATAAGCGAAAACTTGATGAGTTCGAGATACCAGTGGAGTCTATCAAAGACACTGACGTAGTTTTTCGTGTAATGACATGGGAACATATACCATTAGATGATGCTAAGACCAAACGAGCAAGAATGGTAGCACTAGAGATCGAAGATGACGAAGATCCACTTCTAATAGATTACGACGAAGCAGATACCACCCATAACAAATACGTTAAATCAAACTTTCCTCCGTTTATGCATTATAAAGTTGATGAATCAGGAGAACTTTACTGTGTAGGCAAGAGCCACTGGCGGGGTGACTTAGAAACAGGCGAATTCTGCAAAGAACATGGTCAAATTACCCGAAAATTAGCCACAATGTTTATTAAACTCTGCGAAAAGTATGCTACCCGAAGTAATTGGAGAGGTTATACTTACAATGACGAAATGCGAGGACAAGCATTGCTTCAGCTTAGCTACAATGGTTTGAAATTCGACGAAAGCAAAAGTCAGAATCCTTTTGCCTATTATACAGCAGCTATAACCAATAGTTTCACTCGCATCTTACATGCTGAAAAACGTAACCAAAGTATTCGTGATGATATCCTGGAAGCAAATGGCATGACACCCAGCTTTACCAGACAATATGAATGGGGATTGGATAAACCAGGTCACATAGATGATTGATATTGCTGATTGAATCTCGTATAATCTATGTATGAGTAAATTATTCAAAAAAGCCATGGTACTGACTGATATTCACTTTGGATTAAAGTCAAATAGTACCGTCCACAACGAAGATTGTCTGCGATTTATCAAATGGGCTACAGCACGCGCCCGAGAAGAAGGTTGCGAAACTTGTTTTTTCTTGGGTGACTACCATAATAATCGGGCGTCAATCAATATCCTAACCTTAAACTATAGTTTGCAAGGATTGGAGCATTTAAATGATAACTTTGATCAAGTCTTGTTTATTCCGGGCAATCACGATCTCTATTATCGCGACAAGCGTGATGTACAAAGCGTCCAATGGGCACGCCACCTTTCTAGAGTACGCATCGTTAATGATTGGTTTCACGATGGTGATGTGGTCATTGCTCCTTGGCTAGTTGGCGAAGATCACCGACGTATTCCCAAGCTCCGAGGCAAGTATATGTTTGGGCATTTCGAGTTGCCAGGCTATTTAATGAATGCTATGGTAGCAATGCCTGAACACGGTGAACTGCGTGGCGACCATTTCCAAGGCTTTGAACATGTGTACACTGGACATTTTCACAAACGGCAAACTCAGCGCAACATCACATATGTAGGCAACTGTTTCCCACATAACTATGCGGATGCAGGTGATGATGATCGCGGTATTATGATTCTAGAATGGGGAGCTAAACCTGAGTTTCATGCTTGGCCAGAACAACCTATGTATCGTGTGTTTCAACTCAGTGATGTACTGAGACATACTGAAGCAATGTTGCAGCCAAACATGCATGTTCGAGTGAATCTGGACATTGATATCAGTTATGAAGAGGCTAGCTTTATCAAGGAAACTTTTATCGACACTTATAAGTTGCGAGAAATCACCTTGATTCCTGCTAAAACTACTGACTTAACTGAATATCAGTTGCAGGGCAATATTGATTTCAAGAGTGTAGATCAAATCGTCACAGGACAGTTGACCAACATTGATAGCAATCAATACGATCCCAAGCTACTATTAGACATCTATAGGAATCTGTGATGTTAAAAATAAAAACTGTTACGCTAAAAAATTTCCTATCGGTAGGAAATGCTACCCAAGCTATAAACTTTGATCGTAAGGATTTAACACTTGTTCTAGGTGAGAATCTAGATCTAGGCGGCGATGATGCTGGTGCTCGAAATGGTGTTGGCAAGAGTGCTATCATGAACGCTGTGAGTTATGGTTTATTTGGTCAAGCACTAAACAACATAAAGCGTGATAATTTAATAAACAAGACTAATGCTAAAAACATGTTAGTCACAGTAGAGTTTGAAAAAAACGGCGTTGAATATCGTATCGAGCGCGGCCGAAAACCTGCTGTCATGAAGTTCTGGGTAGCAGGTTCAGAAAAAGAAATCACTGATGAAGCCCAAGGTGACAGCCGAGAAACACAAGCTGATATTGAACAGGTACTAGGCATGAAGCATGATATGTTTCAGCATATTATTGCACTGAACACCTATACTGAGCCTTTTTTGAACATGAAGGCTAACGATCAACGAACTATTATCGAGCAGTTGCTGGGTATTACGCTACTCAGTGAAAAAGCAGAAGCATTAAAAGAACAGATTCGCCTGACCAAAGATGCCATCAGTCAAGAAGAGTTTCGTATCAAGGCAGTGACTGATGCTAACAAGCGTATTGAAGAACAAATTGAAAGTCTGCGCAAGCGCAAGCGACTGTGGGAAATCAAGCATCAAGAAGATTTGGAAAGTCTAGCAGAATCACTGGCGTCATTGCTAGAAATCGACATTGATGCTGAGATTCAAGCTCACAAAGATCTGGCTGCATACAATGAAAAAAACAGAGATATCACTGAGCTACAATCTGCAATCAAGCGTTGTAAGCTGGATGAAGACCGAGAAACTCGCAGTGTAGATCGACTAGCCAAAGAAATCCAAAGTCTAGAAAATCACACTTGTCATACCTGTGGACAAGAGTTTCATGATGCCAAACATGAACAAGTACTAGCAGAACATCGTCTTCAGCTAGAAGAAGCAGCAGGTCGTGCACTAGCTGCCAACAGTCAATGGCTTGAACTGTCAGAAGCATTAAATGACCTAGGTGAACTAGGGGTTCAGCCTAAGATTTTCTACGATCACGAACGAGATGCTTATGACCATCGCAGCACAGTAAACAAGCTGCAAGAGCAAATCGCTGCCAAATCAGAAGATATAGATCCCTATTCTGAGCAAATCGAAGAAATGACTGCCAAAGCTATTGAAGAAATAGATTATGGCATCCTAAATGACCTTTCTAATGTCAGAGACCATCAAGAGTTTCTACTGAAACTACTGACCAACAAAGACAGTTTCATTCGCAAGAGTATTATCGATCAAAATCTCAGCTATCTGAATGGCAGACTTGGACAGTATCTAGATCGAATCGGCTTGCCTCATACTGTGAAGTTCAACAATGATCTCACAGTAAGTATCAGCGAACTTGGTAGAGATTTAGATCCTGGTAATCTTTCTCGTGGCGAGACAACTAGATTGATATTATCACTGAGTTTAGCATTCAGAGATGTTTTTGAAAATTTATACCAACCAATTAATCTTGTTTTCATTGATGAGTTATTAGATAACGGTCTTGATGCGATAGGTGTAGAAAACGCCATTACTATTTTGAAAAAACTCAGTAGAAATCATAATAAAAGTGTTTGGCTCGTGTCACATCGAGATGAACTCTCAGGACGAGTTAATAACACATTAAAGGTCATTAAAGAAAATGGATACACTAGATTCGACACGGATTTAGATATAAAATAAATCATGGCTCAAGCACAGGCATAAGTAAATGATACACGGTAAGCACACACATGACTTGGCTATTTCAAGAAAACATCGTCG